TTAACTTGATTGTATACCATTTAACTTCCACCTTTCTGTCATATACGATAAACTAAAATCAGGAATAATATATTGCACAATTTCAACAACTTTATTTTTAACAAACTCTTCATCAGCGCTTTGCCAAAAATAATGAACCATTTCTTCCAAAAAGATAAACATCATTGCATACTCTGATTTTAATTCTCTAATCGGCTCCATTCTATACATGGCTAAACTAAATTGATGTCCCCGATTTGTTGGACTTTTTTCATATAAACTTATCTCTCCATTTAATGTGAAGATTATATTGAATGAATGAAAGACCGTGAGATTTATATTCTCTTTAACCAGTTGATGTGCAAGAATGCGCATACTCTCATTAAAAATAACCGCTTCTCTCTCTGATAAGTGACAGTTGGTCAACAATGTAATTATCTTATCAACTATTGGTGGTTTTATCATTTGTATAGGGAAAGAAGTATGGTCTTTTAAAGTCATATAAGCGTCTCCAATTATTTATTTACTTTATTATATACTAATAATTGGGAAATTTCCATACATATGTACAATAATTTTATCAACACAATAAAAGAGCCGCCTCATCAGCGGCTCTTTTTACTTTTTATACACTTCAATAACGTGCAATTTTTCCATCGCTGGCTTCACGGTACTCTTCATAAAACCATTACCACCAGCATCTTCATAATCCTTATACAATTCCCAGAAAGCTTCTGCTTCCATATTTGTCCACGACTGTGATGGATTCTTTTCCGGGCTTGTATAATAATTGTAACTTTGAAGCAGCTTGTCTCTCAACTGATTTCTTTCACGACGCTTATCGTGTTCTTCCATAATTTCAAGACGAGCAATTATCTTATTCATCATATCACGGAATTCCTGGATTTCACCGCGGGTTTCCTGTATCTCATTATGTAATTCTTTTTGCACCGCAATGCTTTGTCTTCTATATTCCGGATACTTCTGTGTTTCTTCGTAAGCTACTTTAATACGGCGGTCTTTTTCTTCCTGTTCGTCGTGGTGTTTGACAATTTCATCGTTCCATTTATGATAAAGCTTATAAATGAAAAAGATAGCAATACACCAGACGCCTACCTCCGCCAATGTAATGTCCCCGAATATTTGGACAAATGCCTCATATCCTTTCAGAAAACGTCACCTCCCTTAGTGATGTTTTCGACATCACATTATTCACCTTTAATGTATTCTGAAATAGCCATATTTTCTTCAATCTGTTTTTCAAGCCATTCCAGTGCGCCATCTACATATTCTTTAAATGTTTCAAAGCTAACAAAAGTCTTGAGCCAAGGGAATTTAGTAAGTGCTTTATCATAAACCATACGAAGTTTGAGTTCGCCTGTACCACTGCCCAAAGCTCTTTCAGCTTCAGCAACAGCAAATTTAAGCCATTCTTTGAGGTCGTTAATCTGTACTTTAGTTGGTTTACTAAGCCAATTCTGTACACCATTAAATACGAAAACAATTGTTGCAGCAATCACAACCCAGATTGCCCAGTTTTCAAGAAAAGTCTGAATAAGTTTCATATTATTCTCCTTTCAACCAATTTAAAAATTGTTCAAGGATTCTGATAAACCCTTTTGTGTTTGCAGTAGACTGTTCGCCTTTAAAACGTTCAATCTCTGCTTTAAGTGCATCACGTTCAACAATAAGTTCTTCACGGGCACGTTTAAGATTTTCAACTGACTGGATAGCCTGTTCACAGGTTACTGCAGCAAAATCAAGTGCACTCTGCAATTCAGCATTTTTAGCTTCAAGGGCAGCTTTGTCACCCTCAAGCTTAACAATTTTTTCGTTCAACTCTGTGTTGGAAGATTCAAGAATAGAAATCTTTGCTTTATTATCCTGATTGATTTCTTCAACAATTTCATAAGCTGCAATTTTCATTGTGAGCTCTGTCTGAACAGATGCCAGCTGTTCGTTAAGACGGTCAACTTCGGCCTGAACTTGTGCATAGATTTCAGCGCCTTTTTCATATTCTGCACACTTGTCTTCAAGTGCTTCAACCTGTGCAGAAAGGTCATTGATTGCACAACGCAGTTCTTCACATTCGTCACAAGGTTGCTGTTCTGGCAGAGCAGGTGTTTCAATCACCTGAATGATTTCACATCTGTCTTCAAGGATAACTACATAAACAATTGTGCCATCCTTTTCGATTTCAGCCCATTTAAAGTTGTTAATTTCGCCGCCTGAAATGCGTTTGATGTTGTAAGTTGTATCAACTGTGAGCTTACCTAATGGGGCATTTACGTCCGTTGTAGAGAAATATTCACAGTTGGATTTTGTAACCTTGTACATACCGTGGAATATCTGCCAGCCTGAGAGATATTCACCGTAGAGAATATTCTTATCAAGTGGTTCACCTGCAAGACCGAAGTCAGCACCATCATCGCTTGCATACTGCCAGATATAGCAGTCACGGTCTGGAGCACTGAGGCCTGGGCGAGCATACCAGATATAATAATCCGGGTGAGCATCAAAGAAAGCCTGACCATACCAGTTATCCCAATAGTTTTTATTTGTGTAAACACCTGTAGCATAACCGCGAGCTTTAATCTGTTCACAGTAAGCTTCAGTCATTGCACGCACTAGTTCAGGTGTTGGTATAACTCCCTGATTTACACAGTAATCATAAGAAAAGCCTTCCCAGTCGCAGAACACAGGAAGACTCAGTTTTTCAGGTGTAAACCCAAAATTTTCAATTGTATCAATAATGTAATTTGCTTCAGCTTTTGCATCCTCTGCATTGATAAAGTAGTTGGCAGGGAAGAAACCTACTTTCAAATCACCAGTATCTTTCAAATATTGTTCGAGATTTTTGTCAACTTTTGCAGAACCTACGCAGGCGCGATGAATAACAAATTCAGCTTTACCATTTGCTACGATTTTTGCCATAGCACCAGTACTGCGGTTGTCTGAAAGGTCGACACCATATCTTACATTGTCCATTTCCTTTTCCTCTCCTTCGCGTATCCATTTGTAGCCGCCATCATTCAAAATCTGCACGTCTCTATCAAGAATAAATAAGTCATAAAGATGTGCCTGATTTTCGCACACATATGTACCTTGGGAGTTTTTAAATTGACTACAGTTTTCCCATTTACCTTTACCAGCTTCAATGTGTACATGAATAGCAAATTGGTTTGGATTTCCAAAACCCATGCCACCTTCATCATAAAAATGCTCACCTTGCATTACAATTTGACCTTCATGAACATTAAATTCACCATCGTGAATGCATAAAAGACGAGCATAATCTGATGTTCCATCGGCAAATAAAACAGGTTCTATGCTTTCCATATAAAGTTCACCTGTTGCATTTTGTCTGCGACGTTTTACAATCATGTCACAAGGGCAGTAGAGTTTATCGCTGCCTGTATCTTTACCACCAAAGTCGATGGCAAACGAACCCGCGTGTGAATAAGTGGACAACTCCTTTTGTGTCACACGTAGATATCTCATTGGGAATTTAAACTTCTGCATAGCAACCTCCTTTAATTATAAAATAAGGCTTTGAGACCATGCCCAAAGCCTTTTATACACTATCGCATCAACCAGCCATAATTTCTTCTGCTTGCGCCTGTGTAATCAAACCTTTTTCAATATATACAGACAAGTTTTTAATTTTGCCAGCTTTATATAAAACTTTTAATCTTTCAAAAATCATAATTATACCTCCATAGCCATAAGAAGTTCATCAATTGTTGCAATTGCTTCTTCATTTTCAATTTCGAGGTCTGATTTTTTATACAGTTTTACTGTAATTGTTTCATCATCAATTGTGATTTTACCTTTGATATCATAACCAACATAGGTCTTCTGTTGTGCTGGAATTATTTCATAATGGTCAATTACTACATTACCGTCTTCATTCAATTCCTCTGCATCTGATTCTATTCATATAGTATTTTCTTTAGGTGTTGTAGGAACTGTTTCTCCGCCTACAACTTTTAAATCTAATACACCATTTCTGCTAAGAGGAACTGCTTTATGTATTGTTGCCATAATATTACGCCTTTCTTATTCTATAATTTCTTCATCTAATGTACATACCAAGTCTGAACCATAGCAACGAGGTGCAGATATTCTAATATATGCGGCATTAGTTAAATAGCCTTTGAGCGTTGTATTTGTTATATTCGCAGGGTTAACAGTCCATATATATGAAGTTTTTCCATCATAAGTTTTTATGGTTGCATGTTGTTCAATCGTACTCATTGTTGATATGCCTGAACCTGCTAGGCCACCAATATGTGCAAATGAACTATTGTAACACTGAATATACCAACCAGTATGACTCAAATTATTAGACCATGAACCACAAATCCTTATAATTTCATCATTATAAGGGATAAAGCCTGAACAAGTACCACCTTCAGCGTCTTGTGTCATTGCAGTTTCAGCACCACTACTATTTAATCTATACCCCCATTTATAACCTGTACCATTATAAATAGTTCCACTAGAATCTATTGAAGATAATACTTTATTTATATAAGCTGTCGCATATACATTAATTACAATATCTCCAGATACACTTGGAATGTAAACGGATAAGTGACCTTCACTAGATGACGATGGTGTAACATCAGAACCGCCCATGGTAACACTACTACTTCTGATTTTATTGCTACCTGTTGGTGTGATAGTAGTAGTATATGATTCGCCTTCTGATACGAGAGCTGGTGTATTATTAGCTGTAGCACCTGTAAGATTATATGTAACACTATAGTAAATGCCTTCGTAAGCCAATGCTCTATCAAACCCTGCACCATAGCAGAATGCATTTACAGTTTTTTCACTAGTATCAATTACATATATACAAAAAGAAGTATCTTTTGCACTGTTGGCTGTTTTGTTATAAGTGGTAGTATCACCAAACTTTGAACGAATGTCTTCACTATAAGATGATGACCCATATTCATTATTTCTATAGAAATAAGCATTAGGTGTACCTATACGCACAATTTCAGTTTCACCTACAGTACCTGTGATAAAGTTATGAGTATGCCCATGAATATTACATATTAATTTTGCAAGATTTTTACCACTAAAATTGTAACTCACTGTTGCACCATCTATTGTCACACTACCGCTTGTACCTAAATTATAAGCATCTAAAACATTAACAACTTTACCTATAGTTGCATCCCAATGTAATGGATGATGTGTCAACAACAGAATATTCCATCCTGATTTAGCACCTACATCGGTCAATGTTGATACAAGCCAACTGTATTGGTCAGGGCTAATGTAACAAGCACCGTGTGAGTCTGATGTTTTATCTCTAAGGTCAGAGGTGTTCATAAAGATAACTCTTGTTTTTTTATCGGTTAAATCCATATAACAGTAACCCCTGTCAGCATTAGATGAAGGTCGTGTTACATTTTTGTTAAATCTGCCTACATATCTGTACAGCAAATCACCTGAAAGCCAAGCATCAGCGTTATAACCTCTGTCGTGGTTGCCTTCAATTACAACGTCAGGTGAAAGAATACCCATTGCTCGTCTGGATTCCAATAAATTAATTTGATGTGCTTCTCTTGTATCGCTGCTTGTACCAGCAGAAACATCTCCAAGAACAGCAGTGAAATCAACAGGTATTGTTTCTTTAATTATTCTTGCACCATTCATTGCACTGTTTAAACCTGCCATTGTAGTGGCATTTGTAGTTAAAACGTGCGTATCAGCTAAGGCAATGAAACTAATAGTATTATCATTCATAGCAGCTTTTGCCAAGTTTGCAACTCTTAAAGCCTCAGTTTCAACGTAATCTGAGTAGCTATGAGTAGCTGGACTTAAAGAAGCAATATCAATTACCATTTGTTCAGGTTCAATATCACCTGCAATACCCGTTCTATCACGAAGAGAGTCAGCAATTGAAGTTAATGTTGTTTCGTCTATAATGTATTTACCCATTAGAATCCAACTCCTTCCGCTTGTGGTAATACTGCAAGTACTTCTGAGGCAAGATTTGCTTTGGTTACATAAGTATCAGCAATATTGTTGCCGTTTGCATCTGCTGTGGCTTTTGTCGCAGTACCTACAAAATTTGTCGCTGTAAGTGTGCCCGTGCTTGGATTTGCATATATATTACTATTCATATATGTTGCACCAAAATTATCTTGTCCATATGCTTTACTTGCTGTACTAAGTAACAGTGGGTAATCAGTATTAGACGTTGTTAGATGCTGAGTTACCCATTGGGTAACGCCTATATCTACTGATGATGTCGAACCATCGCTACCTGTAAGTGTAATTGTTGATAGCGAATTCGTTGGCATGGATAAAGCATAAGTCGTATTGGAATCCGCCTTTGCATTTAATTCTTCTTTTGTTGCATAGGTATTTGCAATTGATTCTATATCTTCTTGCCATCTATCAATAGAAATCAAATGGTATTGTGAACTATATATGAATGTCGCAACATCACCAGCTTTAATAACACCTGCTGTAATAGCCTTTCCTCTATAGTAGATAGATTTTGCACCCTTACTATTAATATTTAAAGTTGCTGAAGCAGGAACTGCATTAGTAAACTTAACAGCTACTATACCACCTGTAGTTAAAGTATAGCTTGATAATGTACCTACTTTAGCAACTGTAGCTGCTGCGGTAGTACATGTTGCATAACCATGACCTAACTTAACATTAGTATAGGTTGTATTAGTATCATAACTATTTGCAATCCAAACCCAATGAGTGCCATTGAACATGTAAGTAGTTACACGATTTGCATAACCTGTATAAGCTGTTCCATTGCTAGTATACTCTGCATTATTATACCAAATTGGATATGCACCTGTACTATTAACATTAAGAGTTACATTAGAAGCAGTATTGGATACAGTAAACTTAACCATGATAACGCTACCAGTAGTTAGTGTCCAGTTAGTATTACCTGATAAAGACACTACTTTTGCAGCAGTCGCAGCAGCTGTAGAGCATGTGCCATATGCAATATTTGTATTATTTAACTTAGCCTTGTCTTCTAAAGACATAAGACCATCAGCTGTTGTAGTAGCATTGTTATAAGTTGTATCTGTGAATTTTGCATCACTTGGAACAGATTTACCCAAAGTGTAAGTTGTTTTAACTGGGATGCCATCAGCAAAATAAACGGGTTGTGTTTCAGAACCAGCATTAGCATTTAATTTATTAGCACTTGTTGCCGCACCACCAACACTAGAAGAACCAGCGTAACTATGTGTATGACCACTTGCAGCCTTACTATCCAACTGTGATTGAATACTAGAAGTGACTTCTGAGAGATACTGCAATTTCGTAGCATCAACAAGAGAATCGGTAATTTTACCTGTAGTAGTTGTAACTACAACTTTGCCTGCTTCTAAATTTTTGTCTAACACACTTGTAATAGCACCAGTGATTTTTGATTGTTTTGCATCCAACTGTTCCTGAACACTAGCTGTAACACCATCCATATAATTAAGTTCGGTGGCCGTAGCTGTTAAATCTGTAATGTCAGCAACTTTATGTGTATGACCAGAATCTGCTTTACCGGCAACAGTCTGTGCTAATGCATCCAACTCTGTCTGAGAAGCGCGAGAAGTATCAGTTGGGTGAATGTGGTCTGCTCTAGCAACACTCGTAGAAGTGCCAAAAGCAGCTGTCCCATTCATTTTAGGTTCATTAACGGAATCAAATGTTACGTGAGTACCGTGAGAAGCGGCAGCTTTACCATCAAGCGCACTCTGCAATCCACTTACGTCTGTAATAGTATGAGAGTGTAAACTATCAGCCTTGTCAGCGAGCTTTGTATCAATTTCAGTCTCAGTATAATATCTGTCATCATGACTATGAATACTTGTAGCATAATCATGCGTATGTTCTTTATCTGCCTTATTGTTAATGGAAGCTGTCATTGCAGCAGCAGCTTCAGCATCACTTGTAATATAAGCTTGAATTTCTTTTAATGTATCTTTTGTTCCTTCTGAAATTGCATTTTCATTAAAGAAATAATCAACATCTTCTTTTACTTTGGCTAAAGTAATCGCCAATGTTTCACCAGCTGTTTTATCATAATAACTGTCATCATGTTTATGCTTTGAATCTGACTTTTGAGCAATTGCCGCACTGAGTTCATTGCTTAATGCGTTCAAATTCAGTTGAACTGCATCTGCTGCACCTTTTACATCGTAATCATCGTCATGTTTATGAGTATTATCTGATTTAGACGCCAACTGTGTATCTAATTCTAATGATGATACTAATTTGATAGCATCAGACTTAGACGTTCCTCCAACGTAAACATTACCAGAATACCAAGCATTGCCATCCCAATCTAGTGTATGGGCGTTGGAACGTTCTGTATCAGATGCACCATTACCTACGATATGAGCATAATTATCTGCACTTTCTATACTATTATATTTACCTTGTGTATGCTGATAATTGCCGTCGGCTATTGTACCATAACCTTCAGCATGTGTAGCAATCTTATTTGCCTGAGTATGGTATCCTTCAGAATGAGAACCTGACCCTTGAGATATTGTTTCATAACCTTCGGCATGAGAACCATCGCTCAATGCTAATGTATTTTGTCCCTCAACATGAGATTTCCCGCTTTTAGCTAAAGTAAATTTACTTGTATTCCATGTTTCAATAACAGCAGTATTGCTTGTAGATGTTGTAATAGTATTAGGGAGCGAATTTGAACTATATCCCTCCGCATGAGCACCACTACCAAGTGCCGATGTAGCCCTGCCTTCTGCATGAGCACCGAACCCAGCAGCTCTAGTGCCCCATCCCTCTGCGTGTGCCCAGCTACCATCAGCAATATTATTTGAGTTATTAAATATTTCGGCTCCAGTTCCTGTGCCAGCTTTACCTATAAGACTACTAGAATCAGCTTTTGAACTAAGTTTACTATCTACTTCTGATTTATCATAAACATCGTTAGCTTTAACATAGGTATCATCATGGTTGTGCTCTGCATCAGCCTTTTTATCAATTTCTGCTTCCAGAATGTTCATTGCTGTACTTACAGCATCAAACTCTGCATCAATAACCTTGTTCTGAACAGGATTAGTTGAAGTAGAGGAGAGGGCAGAGTCAATTGTGTGGCTGTGATTTTTAGGAGCAAAAACCTCGCGAAGATTTATCAAAAACTGCCCAAGAGCTTCTAAACCGGCATATTTATTTTTATTTTCATTTGCCATTTATTTTCTCCTTTCGGTTAAATAAAAAGCCGAGCATCTGTATATTTGCGCATTATATACAGAAACTCAACTGAGTTTATTTACTGCTTTCCAAGTGTGCAGTTCACTATAAAATAATAGGAGGCTCGTAATTGAGCCTCCTATTTTTATTGTTTTGACTTTACAGTCTCAAAGCTATCAATTAAGCAAAAAGAGCGTTAACTTCATCAACTGTGATTGCAGAAAAACTGTTGATTGCAGATGTGTTTGCAGCGATTGCTGTTTCATTTGCAGCAATTCTTGCTACAGCAGCTTCAAGGTCATCAGCTTCAGCTTTGTCAGCAAGTGTTGTATTGATTGTGCCAATTGCTGTTTCATTTGCAGCAATTCTTACTACAGCAGCTTCAAGGTCGGCCTGAGAAGCTTTAAGAGCGATAGCAGATGCATTAGCTTCATGTGCAGCTTTGTTTGCAGCAGCAAGAGCTTCAACAGCATCCATTTCAGACTGAAGTGTGTCGATTTCGCCTTCAGCTGTACCTACGCGGCCTGTGAGGGATGTTACATCAGAAGCAAGAGCATGTTTTGCAGATTCTGTTTCAAGAGTTGCAACACGAGCTTCAATCAGAGCATCTTCATCGTCAGCATATTTTTTAGCAGCGGCAAGAACAGCTTCGTCTTTTGTATCAGCATTTGTACCTGCTGTAGCAATTGCTTCTGCTTTTGCATCAGCAATCATATCTTCTACAGAACCTTCGCCATCGCCGAATTTGCCTTCAAGAACATCAAGACGGCCTTTGATAGCTGTGTCTTCGCCCTGGAGAGCAGTGATAGCTTCACCGTTAGCTGTTACTTTGCCGGAAAGTTCTGTTACTACAGAAGATTCAGCTTTTGTACCGATTTTGCCTTCGAGTTCTGCTTTAAGAGCAGCATCAGCACCAGCAAAGTCGTGGTCTGTTGCAACGTGGTCTGCGATAGCTTTTGTATTAGCAGCAATATCTTTTACCATTTCATCAGCAGCAGCACCATCAGTGTCAATATAGTTCTGAATTTCAACTAATGTATCTAATGCATTTTTAAGGTTTTCGCCTTCGCCTTCATCTTCAGCAGCACCTACAAAGAATGCTTCAACTTTTTCAAGTCTTTCATCAAGACCAGCTTCAACACCAGCAGCACGTTCTGCTTCAGCTTCAACAAGACCTACGATGCGAGCATCTTCGCCTTCAAGAGCCTGAACTTTTGTATCGTAATCAGACTGTTTTACAGCAGCATTAGCAATACTGGAAACTGCATCAAGAGCAGACTGGTCAGCTTTTGTACTGATTTTACCTTCAAGTTCTGTTTTGTCAGCACCTTTGAGGTAGTCGCCTTCAATTGTGGAAACTTTGTTTTCAACAGTTGTTACACGGTTGCCAAGTGCTTCAAGGTTACCGGATGTAGCAATACCATCAGTTTTCTTGTTGATGTAAGCAACAACAGATGTTTCACCTTCTGGGAGTTCGCCTACAACACCTTCGAGAGCATCTACTTCACCCTGTACTTTTGCAACTTCGCCATCTGTGTAGGATTTAGCCTGTGCAAGGATGCCGCTTTCTGTATTGTTGATTGCAGCAATATCTGTTTTATTCTGTTCAGCAACAGCAGAAACTGCATCAATTTTGCCCTGAAGTTCAGATTTTGCATCAGAAACAGCTTTGGAAACAGAACCTTCGCCTGTGCCTTTAAGTGTTTCGATATCAGATTTGTTAGTAGCTACCTGACCATTAGCAAGCGCATCTGTGTATGCTTTAGCATTTGCTTCAGCTGTGGAAGCAGAGCCAGCAGCATCATAATTTTTGCCAAGACCTTCTGCATGAGCTTTAGCAGCAGCCAACACTTTTGCGTCTTCAGCTTTAACCTGGTCAACAAGAGCACCAAGGGCAGTAGTGTCTAAATATTTTTTAATATCAGCCATAATAAATTTTCTCCTTCAATTTATCAATTAAATAAAGCTATAACCTCATCTGTGGTTATAGATTGTGTTTTATCTGCGACTACGTGATAATCGTTTTCTTTTTCAATCCATACAGCAATATGCTCATTACCGTCGGTGGTATTAGCATATACTGTTTGCTCAACGCCGAGTGCTGGAAACTCAGTGCCTACAAATACAATTTCAGTTGGTTTTTCCGTAATCTGAACCCATTCATTATTACGGTAAGTCCATAAAACTGCACTTTCAATCACAAAATAGTAGGCTCCATTAACAGGAGATTCCAACTCTTTTCGGTTTTTTTCCGTCTCTAATTCTGTGATTTGATTATAAAATTTTCTCTTGCCTTTAAAGTCAAAAGCAATACGACACAAGTCCTGAATAAAAATCAGCTGTCCGTCTCTGATAACCAAATCAGCTATTTTAGATGACGATGTGGCAATTACTTTTAAGCCCTGACTAGCAGCTGCAACATATGTGCCTGTATTCTTATCATAAGTAAGTTTAAATCCGTCAGCCAGATATTTACTGTCAACGGCAGCATCAAATGTACCGCCTGATATAGCAACTTCGTTGTCGCTACCTTCTGCCACTGTCAAAGCAGCAATGTGTCCACCACTGATAGAAGTGCTCTGATTTGCAGGATTATAATCAGCAACACCCATATATAAAGATTCTATCGTACCATCAACTACAGTTAATACGCTTGTTGTATCAACGCTCTCAATGATGCCACCACTGATAGTCAGCTCACCACAGTTTGCAATAGCCGGAGAACTGCCATCATAAGATTTGAATGTGCCGCCATAAATAACAGATGTACCATAAACGGAGTTATTGTAATAAAAATTATATAAAGCATAATTTCCAACAAATGCTCCGTCATATATAGTTACAGAACCATAGTTACCGATAGCGTGTCCAAGAGTATTAGTAATACCACCAGTCTTCTTGGAGCTACTGTCTATAATTGTCAGTACACCTTTTGTGCCGACATAGATAGCACCATAACTATCATCAATATCACCCGTAATCGTATAACCGTTCAAGTCAAGCGTTATCACATTTGATACCGAAATTCTGCTCGTTAAAACAATATCACTTGTCAGTACAACAGTTTCACCAACTGCAGCGTTGTTTATTGCAGCCTGTAAAGCACCATTTTCAACACTAATCATATTTCATCGTCACCTCCTTGCTGTTAAATTTTAAGATTTTCATATTTGAGGTACCTTCTTAGAATTCAACAACCTCAATTGCAGACTCAGAGTGTTCCTCAATCATTGCCTGCACGGTTTCTGCATCAACTTTCTTTTCCAGTTCTGTTTCGATTTCAGAAACTTGAGCTTCCAATGTGGATACATCTTCTGATTTACTAAAGTCGACAAATGCTGTGCCATTCCAGAAGTATAAAGAACCGTTACAAATGTATACAACATTTTCTTCACCAACTTCTGGTAGAGCAGAAACTGTCAACACCTGGTCTTTGCCTTCAGCAAGTTTTACATTGCCTTCTTTTGTAATCCAGCCGATTTTACCTTCGTCCAGAAACAAAATGTCATATGCGTCTACAAGACCTTGTTCAATCGCATACTGGATTCTTGCCTCTGAACCAAAGGCGTGCTTTGATTTCAAATCTGACATTTAATATCCTCCTTATTCAAAAATATATAAAAAAGCTGTAGCCAAACACTACAGCTCCCTAATGGGCATTTAAAATATAAAATTTTTCTTCACCTGTAATTTTACCATCTTTAAACAGTGCTTCAATTTTTTCTGCACTTACCTCGTGGTTTCTGTACAGGCGCCACAAAGATTTAACAAATTCTCTCATACTGACCTCCTTATATAATGTTATCGGCAAGCAGAGTTTTCACAAAATTGTCAATAATCTCTTCAGGAGTTTTGCCATTCAGCATTTTAAGTTGTTTATATTCATATTCATCAATTTCAACAACTGAAACCGTATCATAACAATCGGCGTGTTCCGGGATGTTGTAATAGGTTTCTTCGTGCCAAATAGTATTTTTGTCAGAGGATAAAATGGCTTGTGCCTCAGATTCAGAACACAATACCATAATTTTATGTTTTGGCTGATACTTCAAAAATATCAGCTTGTCGAGGACATCAATGACTTTACCGTCTTTTATTACTTTATAAAACATAAATCCTCCATATATAAATAATGCTGCGAGAGTTACCCCGCAGCATTTAATTAAAATGATATTTCGATTAACACACCGGATTCACTGTTTGCAGTGTTAAATCCTGATAGTGCACCAGTTGCAAGTACCTGATATACATAGGAAGCATATTCCACATTAGGTGAACGCAACCAATATTTAGAATAGTCACCGCCATCATATGCACGTTTGCGGGAATCATTTGTAGTCAGATATGATATAGCTGTGCCTTCATTGATATAAGGCTCATCTGTCATAGATGCATCCACTTCTATACAGGAAGGTATAGTGATATAACAATCGGCTGTATCTGTTTCAGTCGACATATTACCAAGGGTATATGGCACCTCAACCTGTTTTGTCAGCAATTGAATTTGTACAGGCAGTGCCTGATACAGTCTGCCATTCAGCACTTTGTTCAGCGCTGATTCAGCCCAACCGCCAACAGTAGAGTTGGTCACATTCCATTTATGGTTTCTGTCAAGCAGATGTGTTGCAAGCAAACTGAAAGAGCAACGTTTAGAAGCATTATCACTCAGATAATACTTTCTGAAACCGCACACTTCCATATCTACTTTTTCGTGTGTCCACAAGGCAAGCTCTCTGCATACACTGTCACCAAGGTCTTTAAACCACACCTTACACCAGTTGATGTTACCGATACCATAATTTTCATACATACCGTCATCAGCTTTAGCACATCCAAGTACAAGGGTGCTGTCAGCCATTGTTGCTTTAGTTCTTTCGAGTGTAGTTACGGCAATGTTTTCTCCGTCAAAATTAGATTTGTAAACTGTCAGATTATTGTCACCTGCAGTATGTCTTAACACAACAACTTCACGCTGATTTTCCTGAGCAACATTATCAATCGTTGTACCCCAGGTCAGTTTTGCTCCTTTAGCAGAGGAACTGTTGTTATACCAGAGTTTAAAGCCATTGCTGCCATTGCCCTGATAGCACTGTGCAAGAACACTGTTCATATTGTTACCCGAGAGGAATTCGTAATCTATAACGAGTACAAAGTCCTTATCCTCATCAAACAGTTTGATATCTGTGTCAACATATTTAGAACCATCAAAATATGTCTTTTCGCTGATTACTGTTCTTGATTCAATGTCATCGTAATCAACATCTCGTCCAATAACAAATGAATATGCATCCTTATCTTCAAGTATCGTTTCTGCAAGACCGAGTTTATTCATTGCATAGATTTCAACAGGCGTCATATCCTTCAGTTCTTTGCCGTCAAACGCACCTGTCTTGTATTCAAATCTATCAAAAATAGCTTCAATGGTCTTTTCACCATCGATAAATCCGCTCTTATCCCATCTGTTGAACAGATAGAATACATATCCACTTTCTTCAAGTGTGTATGTCGGTGTGTCACCTGTGTATGGCACGTTGGCACCATATTTATCGATGCTTTCCTGTTTTGTCACGCCTTTGGAAACATATCTGATTGTATATTCTCGTAAAGATGAGGTATATACAGCCATAATAGTTCTTGGCTCAAAAATATTCGTTAAGGCTGAATCCCAATTTGTAAAAGTAAAGTCGTGACTTACAGAACTTTCTTTGGTTGGGATAAGTGGATTTTCACTTCTCGTTGTCGGGTCAACAGCACTGCCACCCTTATCAACATACTGAACTTCCAGAACCGTGTTATCATCGTTAACAAATGTAACAGCAAACTGTTCAATCATTGTGTCATATGTAATATCAAGGTCAGCCCAAACTTCTTTATATTCATAGTATCTCTGTTCTCTGATAACCGGAACGTGAACCTTACCTGTCAATACAGATTGGTCAGCATTGTAACCATTTTTATCTATACCTTTCATAGCATAGATTCTTTCAAGCAAGTCTGTATCTTCCAGTTCCCAATCAACACCCGTAATTCTAACGCGGTTAACATTAGGGGCACTGCTTAAAATTGTCAGCAAATCAACAGTAGCACAGTTTTCAACTGTCAATGTGGTAAGCTTACTAAAATCAGCAATATCAAGAGTTGTGAGATAAATCAGATTTTTCATACTCATTGCATTGATTGCAGGCAATTCAGCAATTTCAATCTTACCACCATCTGCAAATGTAACACCACCGATATTGGAACCATGAGCATACAATTTGCGCAGATTAGTTAATGCTGAAAGATTTAATGACTGCGTAAGTCCTGATACATTTTCAATGTTCAATTCTTCCAACAGATAGTTCGCCCCGGTAGTAAGTGTTGTAAAGTTAGGGTTGTCATAACCTTCAGTATCGTTGCCGAAAATCAGTTTCTTAACCTTGCTTGCTTTACTTGTATCGGCAGTCGCAACATAACAAGTGGATAAATCGCCAAAGTCCTGAATAAGAGATGAACTGTAAACATCTACGATATCAGCTTTTTCGCCTTCAAATGGTATTTCATATACCTTATTAGGTTCTGCTCTTAACTGAATTGGACTCTGTGTACCGTATTTAACATTCAAATACATATATGCATATGGTGTCAGTTTCAATCTGTAATTAGGCTGAACTGCTAACTCGCCCAGAGGTACACTGCATCTGAAAACAGAGTTATCACTGGATGCTACGGAACTCTGATATTTGGACGCCATGTATTTTTCCTGGCTGCGTTCCCATTGTCTGCGGTGATATTTCATCTTACCGTTAGCCATATTTACAAGGAACTGAGAGTCACCTTTGCCGTTGATAAAAGAACTGTTATAAGTACGAGTGTATTTTCTTAAAATATCCAAACGCCACAATTCTTCAGGGAACTGATTTTGCCATTCGTCAGCCTTATTGATAAAACTTTCAGCATGCCAAGCATTTTTAGATTCTAATGTACCATACATTGATTTTAATTCAGAACCAAACAAGTCTCTGATACGACAGAAGAATGTGCTATCCATCTCACGGAACACTTCTTCACCCTTTTCATCTCTATCAATGTCTTCAAGACCATAGCGATAAACTTGTTTACCATAGTTATTAAGACCTAATGCGGTCAATCTGTTACTTTTATGACCTATCTTTTAGATAGGCGGAAATGGTTCTTCTTTAGCTGGTCTGATTACCAGCGACCATTTCTCTCGCACTTCATTAATTTGGGATTATAATGCGAGTTCAGACTGTTGCATAACTTTATAAAACTTCTTCATAAAGTCCTCTCACGCTCAGTCGTTGTTCCTCTATATATTTACTTTTAAAAACTAAATTATATTTTCTTGTTAATGTTTTATGGTTACACAAGTTACTTACTGTTTGTTTGCTAATATTTAATTTTTTACTAGCTTCATCTCCAGAATAAAATTCTTGAACAATATTGCCATTATCATCTAATAACAAAACAGTTTTTCGTTGATTACTTTCTGGTCTTGCATTAATTATTCTTTTATAATTTTTATTTGGGTCATAATCTTTTGTAAATACCCAGACAAATCCTCCTGCTGTTATCTGCCTACTACCATTACGCTCTATGTGTTCTGTGCATACTTTTGAGATATTAGAAAATGGTATTTTTAATTCACTTGATGCTTCTTGTGCATTATCCCATATTCTAATTAATTCTCCATCTAAACTAATTTGACATACTGGTTTGCTGTTTTTACAATTCTTTCCCTTTGGAAAGCTATCTCCACCATATGTATTATTATACCCGTGCTCAAAACTATTATATTTTTCTATATAATATTTTTCTTTTTCATTTAATTCTTCTTGCGATAATGCGGTATCGTGAATTTCGTCTACTTTAAATGCATCAAAACCATATTTTTTTATAGCCCGAAAAAGATGTTCATTATAATAATTATTTCTATCTTGAAAATGTTTATAATATTTATACACCCTTTCGATACCATTTCCTTTAAATCTATAACGCCCCTTAAATCCTCGTGGATTTATAGTTTGACCTATGTACACTTCATTGGTAATTATATTTTCAATTTTATATATAACACCAAAATATTGTTTGCCATTTATTATTATGCTCATAAAATCATCCTTTTTGCATAAAAAAGAGGCTCTGCAACATGAGCCTACAAAATAAATGTAAATATATAGTTGGAAGGCGTTGTCCGTCCCATCGGATTTTCGCCATATATTAGTGAGAGTTTTACATGGACTACCAATTTTAATCCATGTCATAGCCCCAGTTCAAATCCCATTTTCTGATAGGATTGCCATCTGAGTCCACTTCATTTGTTTTACCATAGTGGAAAAACAGATTCTTGGCTCTGTTGTCCACCATACAGTATCTTGTGGTAAACAAGTAATAATAAAGTATAGAGTCCAATACTACATAGTTGCCTATACCAGCTCTGAATTCTTCGTCAGTAGAAGTAGTTATAAATCTATATAACTCAATCCACTTCTGTTTACAATAATCAAATACCTCAGCATTTTCATTATCATCATCACCTTCATAGATATAACGCCAGCCATATGTAAAGTCCTCGCTAAAGTCATCGTGTTCAAGAATATCCACATAATAAGTCTTAGTTAAATCTACTTCTGTATCCTGAGTTAATACATATTCGCCATCAATTAATTCATAAAGAATACCAAGATTTTCATTTTTAGCCCAAATATAAATCTTTTCTTCTGTCTTTTCGTCAACTTTATAACCCATAGCATTATACATTGTATTAACAGGGAAGTCAGAAAGTGGAAGTTCAACGTCCATAATTTCAACACAACATTCATACTTATCATCCATATCTGTCAGTCTCGAAGAATCAGTTTTCTTACTATCTCCGATATTACCGATTGCGTAAAAATGCCAATCATTATCTGCAAATTCTCTATGAGTAGAAGTATCTTTATCAGTTTCTTGAATAAAGATTACACAGTTATGAAACTCCATCGTATCTTTAATATAAGCAGTTTCAGCATCTACTGTTGCTTGAAGTGCTGCTAATTTAGCAATACGCTCATCTTCTGTCATTGCAGCAATTTCTTCATCGGAATATACATCTGACAAATCTGCCACTCTTATAAATGGTCTATTATAAGGATTAAACTCATTATATCTATTTGCTAACATTGCGTTTGTCATATTATTAGAAGAAGCAATATTAACTTTTGCATTCAAATAAGCTACAGGAACAGAAGTGCGAGTAAGCGTAATCTTATCTGTTTCAGTTCCATCACCTAATTTGAAATAAGGTTTTACACCTTCAATCTGAGACTTGTTCATTATAAAGTCAAGGTTTCTACCAGCAGCACCATAGTTGTTAGAACTTGTACCTTGACCGCTATGAGAGCAGTTGTAACAAGTCCAGTTGTCAAGCACTGGGTCGCCACCTTTATAAATCTGCTGAATTGTTGTATTAGGGACTTTATCACTCTTATTGTTTGTAAAATAAGGAGCGGAAATCTTGTATACCCTTAACCAAGGACATTTTTCAGCAAGAATATCTGGGTCTAATTGACTGTTCTCATTATAAATCTGATTTCGGTCATAACGATTAACCATTTCTTCAGCATTACGAGCATCGGCAATAAAGTTATTCAAAATGCCTCTATCAGTAAGAGAGGTGTTATAAACTTTAAATCTATAAATATGCAAGTCACAATCTTCAGAACCTAAAGATATAACTTTAGGTGTATTCTGAGTAAAGTTGTATGAATCATCATAAACCATTGGACGAGTAGAAACACCGTCCTCATAACCCATTACCATAGGAATAGCTTCTGTATTCTTAGAAATATTAAACTCAAATTCAATAATATCTTCTTCAGAATAAGGAAGCTGCAAGCTACCAGCCTGACCATAAATGTTAGCTTCATGTACATCCATCTGGATACCAATATGGTCAGTTTCAGTTGTATTATCCATACAACTCAAGAATGTAGCATCTGGTTTAGCTACATTAGTTGTTTTAAATACTAATTTAAATTCTTTACCATTTTTCTTTGCATCATCTGCAAAAAGCTGATAATTAATTTCAGCCGATGTGCCTGCCTTGATACAGAAATACTGGTCTCCATTTTCGTCATACTGATAACCACCGTTTACCCAGTCGAAGTTATCAGAAACCGTCATAGCAACTGTATCTGTAGACCAAACTCTGTCAGCATCATTATTTGATTTGCCGGATGGATTAAAGTCAAACACAAGCCCTGTGGTCACAGGATTAACTTCAATATCCAGTTTGGTAATTTCAGCTTTCAGTGTTTTAACTGTCTCGCCACATTTGATTGTAATAGTATGTGCACCGACAACATCCGTCTTATATGTGTATATGTTTGTAGCAGATTCCAGAGTAGGAGTGGATACAACTACACCATCAACCGCAATTTCAACTGTAGGTGTTTCAGTTGTTGGGTCATAAACTGTGTATTCAATATTTGTAGCATCATACTGTCTTGCAGTAAAGTTCTGATAAACAGTACCAATTACAGGGACAGTGCTCTGGCTGTCATACCAAAGAATATCCTTGAATATATGATTGGATTCAATATCATTGCCGTTGATATTGGCTGTCATATATATTTCAAGCAAATGAGAACCGTGCTGTTGTGCAGCAAGGTCATATCCCATTGGTATACCGGAAGAAGCTGTCGTAACTACGGCAACCTCTTTACCGTCAAGGACAAAGTGTATACTTTTTGATACTGCACCATAAGGTGTAAAATCAACAGATACTGTGCCAATCGGATATGTAAGTTTATCATTGAACTCTGATTCAATTCTTACATCAATCTTCTGCACCGTCCAGGTTTTCGTTACCATACTACCTGATTCATCAGATATAGAGAGGGTAATTTTCTGTGTACCGATACCGATATATTCTGTAATATCAAAGGAGTTTTCACCCGCAAGCGCTGTACTTGTAGCTACAACTCTGCCTGCAACTTTCCAGGTTGCTGTACCCTCTGGAACACTGTCTCCGGAAGAGTCAGTGCCGGAAAATGTGTATTGGATAACAGCTTTATCATCCGTTGTTACAACCAAAGGAGATGTGGTTACATATCCTATTTTAAGTACACTGCCGGATGCGCTTCCGCCGCCGCCACCTGTGATAATAACTTTATTCTTTACAACGCGTTCTTCTTTTTCACTGTCACCTTCGTGTGTGATTTCGTACAACACGAGACCATTTTCGCCAACATCAGGGTTTTCGACATCGTTGTACGCGATATCATAAGTAAGTCGAGGAGAAGTGTCAACTGTAGCAATTGTTTCTTCAAATTCAACAACCTTTTCACTTAATGTAGAAATATTTGTTTTGTTTGTTTCAACAGAAGTATTAAGAGCCCCTACTGAAACATTTAAGGCTGATACTTCTGATTTTGTTGCAAATTTATTATCAGCATCAACTTTATTATAGTAATCATTTGTTAATGTTGTAGGCAAATTATCAATTGTTGAATGGATATCCGCTAAATCAGCATCGGTTACCGTTTTATAGTCATCAAGTGAAGTCTGTACTTCATTTTTTGCATCGGCAATTTTAGATTCTATATTTGCAGTATAAACACTTGTCCATTCTGCAGAAGGGTCACTGTTGATTTCGATTTCTTTTATAACAGTTTGACCATTATAGAAAGTCATAATTGAGCCATCATACTGAACATCAAAATTTGCTAATCCATCAATGCTTTCAATCTGTTGTTTAACTTCATTAAGCTGGTCTGAAATATCGATGTTTGCAATGAGAGTATCAACTTCATCTTCAGTGTAATAATTTGACAGGGCCTCAGTCACAGCATTATTTACAGCTGTGTCCACAGATGCTTCCAACTCACTTTTAGCCGTTTCAACAATCTGCTTGGCTTCATTGGCAGAAGCTTGGGCTTCATCAGCAATATTTTGCATACCGGCAGCAGCTTCTTTGGCTTCATTAGCCGCTTCTTGAGCTATTGCAACTTGTTCCGTTACTTGTGTGATAAAACTAGAAACCCAAGATGTATCAGGTTCAATAACACCATTACCTGACAATGACTGTAAAACATTTAAACCGTCACAAGGTTTTGTCATCCAAATATATTCATCACCTTTAGAGTTGACACCAACAGCTTGAATTTCAAACTGGACAGTTCCAGCAATAGCAGTTACTCGCTTGTCTACCAGCCATGCAAATTTGATTTTATCACTGCACCAATATACATTAACCGGAACAGCATAATCATCATATCCATCTTTATTTAAAAAATGAATTAAAATATTTGTGCTCTTTAAGTCAAATCCATCATAAAAACGGGGCATCTGAAAGGGAATATACTGGGAATTTGTTTCCTGAGTTATATTAATCTGACGTGAGTCAAGTGTAATATTTTTTTCGCTGTCAATACTTGAAATCACATCATCGTGATATTCGGGATAATATAAATATTTGCTGTCCAATGTCCAGTCATCACCAGCATATGCAGCAATCATATCTTCTTCTTCTGCAAGCATAGCAATGCCATTGTTATATGCTGCCGGAGCTGAAATATCCAATACAGCAATACTTGCATCTGCTGTACTTGCTTCAGCAAGGGGAACAGCAGTGATTTTTTCACTTTCCTGAGCCTTTTTCAGAGAATCTGCAAAAGAAATACTCATTATTTTCCTCCTTCCAAGAAATATAAAAGAGGGCATAAGAGCCCTCTTTAAAATTCAACTACATTATCTTGTTCTTCTTTTTCACTTGGTTCTGTAGGTTTTACAGAATTAAAATCAACAACAGGGATACCATCTGCAATATCAGCAGCTCCTGTTTTAATTACAACTTTTGTACCAATTGTTTCTTTGCCAGACATGAGCTGGATAGAATTTTCATTATCATTGTACTTAATATCGTCAGCCTTGTTTAAATTAATATAATTAACTGTTTCTTCAATTGCACGCGCAGTACTATTTAACATAATGATACGCTGGTCAAGTGTATCTAATGCTTCATCAGGAATTACTTCACTCCAAGCACTAGTTGGTAATACCGGTAAAATTGTGCTTTCAATTTTTCTCACACGCTGGATGCTCTTACCATTTACATCTAAGTCACTGTGAATAAAAGTCAGTTTAATTTCAATATCCCCGGCTTCAGCTGTTAAGTCAGTATTGACAGGAACTGTATATTGTAAATAACCATTATAACGCTCATTGGACAAGGTCAAAATTTCATGACGATATTTTCTGCTGACAGGTAACACATATTCCATTGAAAGTGTAAAGTCAGCCATATTATAGCCATTATAAATTGGATTTGCTAAAAACCACAATTCATCGACCAATTTACTTCTCTGCATAATACGCTGTTGCTTTGTAGCAATCATAGTATTATCATCATTTATTAAAATTGTATACAAATTATCACTCCTTTACACATCTGGTTTACTACTTCATTGTTAAATTATTTGTACCTACTCGGCCCGTACCTGTTGCTGCGCTGTCTGAGTTTTCACGGAATACAGACACCGAAACAACAATACGATGTAAACCACTGAGCCCTGATAAGTTCCAATCAATATATCCAGTGCTACCATATCCAGGTTGTCCTGCTACATTAGCATATGCTTCTGATGCACCAGTTTCACGAACAGTAGCCCCATGTGCATTCACTAATTTTGCACTACCAGTTGTGTGGATGCCATATTCACCTGTTTTATTAGGAGAAGCAGAGGCCTGTACAGTCCCAGTTATGCTACTATAACCACTCACATCAAAATACTCACCATAGCCAGTTGAACCCGTATAAAGACCAGGGTCGCCTGTGGCTGCACTAGCAGATACATTGCCTAAAGAAATTGTTGATACCCATACTAGAACATTATTGCTATATAAATGAGTAAGAGCTGTAGTTATACCATTCTTTATAACATTTATTTTTGTAATCGTTGTATTATTAATTTTTAACGCCATAGCAACACCACCTTACAAAGTAATTGTTAAAGTCGTGCCACTGAGACTAAAATTAGCTTTTGGCATAGCAGCGGCGGCTAAATCATAGGCACTCTTAACTGCACTAGGTGTGGCAGCAATACCTCCAGACACATCTGAGGTGCTCGTAGTACTTGCTGATAATTTTAAATGGCCATAATTTGTGCCATCGCCTTTACCATAAGTTGTAGCAGTAGAACGGTGATTTATTGGAGCTTTGCCATCAATGGCGGCCTCCATTTCAGTAATTTTTGTAGTATTCGTTGTCAAGCGACATATATAACCTTCAGTAGTTAACTCATAAATTTCGCCACCATCATCAGAAATTTTTATCCAGATGTCACCAACATCTTGTACAATTTCGCCTGTAGGTTCTGTTGTAGAACAAATCACCTGACATTTTTCGCGTTTGACATAGCGCTGCATTGCAATCATCGCATCTTGCAATTGATTGAAATCATCAGCTGTAATTGCTGCTTTTTGCAGTTCAGGATGATTTTGTAACAAGTTCTGAGCAGCAGTCAAATTTCCTTGTTGTAAAAACTTTTTATATTCACTCACATTGGCAAGCATGGTGCTGTCAATATTGGCTTTATTTTCAAAAGTATCCATAGAGTCGGGATAATTGGTTCCCGGTAAATCTTTATATGTTGTACTCACAACTTGCCTCCTTTATAAAATAATAAAAGGGCCTCATGTGAGGCCCTCTTTCTTAGCATTTTCTAAAGCTTGTTTTGTTGTAATATATGGATACAGGGGATAGAAAGTCATCATATCCACTGTCATTGTCCCTTCCAATACATTTTGTGATATGTTTTTTATAATATATTGTTCTTCTTGTTTTTGAAGAGCTAAATGATGAGATATTTTTTTATTAACGTCAAGCCATGGTATAGTCATCAAATCCATTGATACCTGATTGCTTAAAGTTGTCGTGCGCCAGTTTTCATATTCAGCACGTTCCAAACAGTCTTCATCAAGCCATATTCCTTCATCAGTAATTGTTTCAGCAACTACATCTCCGATTTTATCAATCGCAAATGGATTGTCTGGATTTACAACAAAACTCATATTATTACAATTGTATTTTGTTTTATATGTGCTTTTAACTGTCTCACTTGGTTCATTATTCCATAAAGTTGCCACTGCATGTATCTGATATTGACCCTGTAAATAAAATTTTTTGTTATAAAACTTTACTACATAGCTTTGTCCCATTAAAAGAGTATTGGCTGACACGAATGTCCCATCACTAACAACAATAGGATATGCTCCTAAGCTATTAATTTGCAAAGTTACATTTGCAACATTATTACTTGGAGCAGTAAAACCATAATATTTATTGTTTTGATATACAAAATTATCAATGTCTATGGTCGCATTGTATTGAGAGCCACTAACAACTACACTGTCTACGAAATAATCTGTCTCCCAACACTTACCAAAAACTTCAGTAATATTATAAACTGTTGAAAAAGAATTACTGTAAGGCTCTTTAATAATTAAATCATATAAAATTTCATCATTTGCAATAACAGGGTCATTTGCACAAGTTGGTATTTCTTGACAAATAAAAGTCCCATCATAATCAAAAAAGAATTCCCAAGCAGGATATAAATTCACTAATTCTTCTATAATATCAAAGACTGTGACGCCTGCACCAAATTCGATATCATAAGGTACAGGATACCCAACATCATCTATACGATATTTGTTCCATCCGCCAAGCTGCACTACTGTATCAACAATAGCATTTCGAATTCGTACAGGAATAGAATCTTCAGTGATTTCATCGTCAGGAATATTTCCATATCTACGAATTTTTGTTGCATATCCTACAAGATAACCTCCACGTTCACCAGTAAACATAGACATTAAATCAACCAAGGACATACTCAATTCTTTGGTTGTTTCATCATAAGATATACTATTTTCAGTAATCAAAAAATGAGCTACAGGATAATATACAATTTGATTTGTACGTATATTTCTGTAGCCCACTTTAATGTATAAAATTTTATCAATCCAAAATAATGATTCTCTGGACACATTAAATTTATCATCTTTAATAAACACAGAGAGATTTGCTGCTCTCCGAATACCAGAGTCTGAACTGATAGTATAATTAAAATTTGTACAAACTCCAGATACTTCATCTAAAGTTTTTAAAGATTTATCTTTTATTTCTATACTTACATAGATTGTTTTTTCACGCTGTTTAAGGAGGTGAATATCATCTTGAGTGATATTGTACATATTATCCCTCCATTTTTATCTATATAATTGATATGTTGCAGCAACTGCATAAGGTTCTGAATTATAGTTGTTATTGGCATCTACGTCTATCAAATTACCATTGTATAATGCCTGATTATCTGTTGGATTGCCTGTTTCAACAAAGTTAAAATCAGTATATAAAATAGTATTATTTTCAGAGTGTCCAATATTATCAACAACATTAATAATCCAGCTACGACCATCATCCAGCTTAAGAATTTTGGGACGGCCATTAGTTAAAAAATCCGTAAACACTTCACGGTATGCTGCATCATCAAAGTAGTCAGGTATAATCTGACAACTTGTTCCAGGCAAAAAGGCAGCGTGAATTTGACCAGAAGTATAGTTGGCTTTTGAGTTTCTCACAACAAAAGGATATTTGCTGTTCAATGTTGTTACAATACCTGTTGGATGATTGCGTTCTGTAGGAGTGTAATCATACAAAAATGCTCTATATGAAATATCTTTTTCTGCAATAACAATACCATCGAAAGTACTTTCTATACTGTTAGTGTTCGAAGTACCCTCTGCACCGTTAGATACAGCAACAAGAGCATACTCAACTGTTTCACCTGCATTTACATATCTATCGATATAATGAACACTGGCATCATCTACAGATACAATAGGGAAGTCAGCTAATACAACCCAATCATACGTGCCAACTTTACGACGTTTTAAACGCAACGCGTCAATTTCACTTACTGTATAATTAACATTACCTGCAACAAAATTATCTTTAAATAAAGCATGTAAAATGGTAGCAAAATCCCACTCGGTCGGTATTTGTGACATATCATAGTTTGTGTCACCAGTGACATATAATTCATCATAAATACCATTGTTTAATGTCATTGTCGTAATTGCACTATCTGCAGGAACTATATAATCCATTGCGGCATCATCGTGCCAAAAATCATAATTTAAAAATATCACGATGTCACCTCAATTACTTGTAATTCATATAAATTGTTCTTTCGTCTTAAATTAATCTGAAATTTCTCATACACAAAATATTCACTGTCAAGAACATAAGAATACACGCCACTGATTGCTGTTAAATGAACGAAATACTTATTTTCATTAGCAGAATATTTTTTGCCTTGACGAACTTCCAATACGATTTCATTATCTCCCAATATGAGAATTGGAACATATAGAGCAGGGGATTCGATAATTGCTTGGAGTGTGAAATTTTCACTAATCTGATAACCTTCATAAAAAATAACAGAATCACCTTTACGCAAGTCAACCTTTTCACCTTCAAGAAATGTTGGATTATCATCGCCAGTATAAGAACCTTCAGCAATGACAACATTGGATGTAATTTCTACAGTTCCAGCCAGCTCATCATTTGACAATTCAACAATGGAAAACATAGATGGAGTAAGATACTCAATCTTAAATTCCACCATTCCTGTATCTACAACCATGCCCGAAACAGTTTCGCCAATCGCACGAATGCGATATGAAGTATTGTTCGAAAAACCATCTAGAATATAGCTTAATGAAGATACGTCATAGAGTACACCGGTCGTAAATAACTGAACAGAGTTTATATTATATAAAAAAATCTGATAACTGTTCAGTGGTTCATTTTGCTCTTGATAATAATTTAATCTCACTTGAAAATTTGTCGCAGTCAACGTTTGTTCCTGACGAATATTTGCAAATTCAAAAGTAGGAGATGTTAAACACTTAAAAATAATCGGAGCACTAAATTCAGATTGATTACCATTGCCATCCATTACCTGGACTTCAGCCTTATATGTTTCACCATTTATCAGCTTATTTGCAGGAACAGGATGAATAAGCCTGTAGGACGTATAATTTTCTTCATATACAACATCTAAAGTTGTATTGTTGGTTATACGAAGTCTATTTTCAAAGGCCTGATTATCATTATAAGCAAATGTGAAAGTAAATTCATTGCGGGCATCAAAAGGAGGGATAGAATATAATATAGGGGTATTTAAAGTACTCATTATGTCCTCCTTCGTCCACTAATATATTTATTTCGCATATTATTTTGGGGAATAGTCACCCAAACTGCTTCATTAATTTTAAATGTAATGTCTAAAGAAGAGGGGATAGTAAATATTTCTTCTTTAATTTTTACTTTATATTTATAATCATCAACTACAGCAGTGATAATGCCTGCAACAGTTTTATCATAATTTGCAGTATTAAGAAATCGTTTTACAACTTTTTGAATTTCGGTCGACAAAACTTCGATTGCTTGAGTTTCTTTGCTTTTCATTTACTATCCACCTCCTTTATTTATATAAATCTTTCATAATCTGATTTGGTAACTGTCTGATAATAGCATCAGATAAAGCTGAAACATTACCAACTGGATTATTGATGATAATATCTCCAATTTCCAAAGAAATATTTTTTTTGGAATGATTAAGATTATTTATCAGTCCCTTATGAGTATCAAGAATTGCTCGCTGATGATTTGGTGTAAGAACATATTCATCTTGCTGCAAAATAGCAGGAACTTCGCCAAGCTTAAGTTTATCTATATATCGTGCAAAAGCATTGCTTACATTGGCCTGCGGTTTAACAAGACCACCGTCGTGATAAATTTGAGGTTTTTGTCTACTACCACCACCGAAGTCCAATTTAATCTTGAGTGTATTATCACGAGATGTACGTCCTATATCATCCTCTTCAACATTTGGTTTTGGCATTGCCCAACTAGGGTCGGCGGCTGGAATATCAGCTTCTAAACCATTAGCTGTTACTTGATAGCTTTTTGCAGCAGCTTCCATTGCCCCAAAATTAGCAATAACACGCTGAGCATAATCATCATGCCAGGCACCCATTTGTTCTAAGGTCATTCCTTCGAACTCAGCAAGCAAAGCCATTTCAGTCTGATATTCTTCTAATGTTTTACCAATATTATCCATAGTGTCCTGAAATTTTTCTTTAAGGTCATCTATGGCTTCAATTTGGTCTTGAATTGCTTCCTTGGCATCATCCAAAGCAGTAATCTGGTCTTCTATTGCCTTTTTAGCATCTTCACGCTCTATTTCGCGAAGATATTCATGATAGGCATCTTCAGCTTCTTTAACCTCACTTGGGTCAGCAACCCATTGCCAACCTTTATCATGAGTATAAAGACGGACTGTTTTATTAGCCTTTGCTCGTTCATAAGCATCTTTGAGCTTTTGTAACTCAAATTCTCTGTCTTCAGCTTCGTAGATTTCGTTTAAAGCATCTAGTTCATCTTGCAAAGCTTCTTTCTTTTTATCAATCAGGTCAATCTCGTCTTCGAGCGGTTTCTTGCGATTTTCAAGAGCTTTAATTGCAGCATTACCTTGTGCTTTTAACAAATCTTGTTGCTTTTTAGCAGCATCTTCTGCGGCATCACCATACATATCAAGAGCATTAACACCCTGTAAAAGAGTATCTGTGCGTTGCCATATTATTTCAATGGCCTGCTCCATTGTTTCAAGATATCCTTCTTCTTGAGCTTTATTAAGAGCAGTTGTTGCATATAGCTTTAACTGAGATTTAGCAAGTGCCAAAGTTGATTCATTTAAATCTGCCTGAGCAGACTCAACAACTTCAAGAGCAGCGGCCTCACTAGTCAAAGACTTGATGGCATCAATACCTTGTTGAACTGCTTTAATGCGCAATTCATTGATGCGCGCTTGTGTAAGCTGCTTAATTGCTTCTTCGTTAAGAGCAATCTGACCATTTTCATCACGAAGTAAATCAAGATAACGTTGGTCAAGCTGTGTTAGTTCTTGTAAAGTTTCAAGAGTGAATACACCCTTAGAAGAATATTCTTGGGCTGCTTTATAAATAGTCGATAAACTGTCTCGTGTATTATCAATTTCTTCATTGATTTTATCAAAACCAATTTGTGACACATCACGCAAGATTAACTCAAGATTCTTAGCTTCTGTAATTGTGGATTTAATACCATCTTTGGTTTCGGAAACATAATTTTTAACCAAATTCCAAGACTGAGCCTGGTTATAAATTATCTCAGACTGGTCACCATTATATTGCAAATCTGTAGGAACAATCCCAGAGTTAAAGGCTTCCTGATAAATTTGTTCTGCAAATTCAATAACTTGTGCCGCAGTTGCAATTTCTCCTTCAAGAAATTCATAGATAGTTTTATCATCTTCTTTGTCGTATAACTTGAGGGCTGCTTCGTACTGTTGTTTGATATCAGTGATTGTTTTTAATTCACTAATAGCATTTTCGTAAGATTCTCGAGTATATTTGCTGTATTTATCAAATTGTGACTGTGTATATTCTGTATTAGTGCCATCTTTGATTTCATTCTGCCAATTTTGTGCCTGACGAAGATTAGAATACAAGAGATATAGAGATTTAGTGCCAAGAACCTCTTGAGTTGTGCCATTATCATCAGAAATAGGCATATAGTTATATGTATTACGCAATTCTTCATAAGTATTTTTCTTAAAAGGATTGCCATCAGAGCCATATAAATCAGCCTCAACTAAACGACGTTTTTCAATTTTTTCTGCAGTTTCTAAAAGATGAATATAATCTTTTAAATAAGCGATGCGGGCATTTTCTGCATCTGTTACACCATTTTTGGACTGTTTATCAAGCAATTCATCAAGTTCTTGGTTGACATCCTGCAATTCGCTAGCTAATTCATCGATTTTGGTTTTTATATTATCGATAGTATGCATCCAATCAGTGAATTTTCTAATACCTGCATTGATTACCACGGAAATCAATAGACCGATGCCCATCTGTAATGCGGAATTAAGTAGTCCACTGGCAACAGCTGCTGCTTTTTTTGCAAAAGTCAATTCTTTAATCGATTGATTATATACCGAAATAGCCTTTTGATTAGCTTTAAAACTTGCATTGGTACTTAATTGTGCCTCTACAAGTTTACGATTTGCATCTGACAGCCCATTATACTGTTCCAAAGCATCTTTAAAGTCATTGCCAGATAACACATACTGTTGAGCAAGAGGCAATTTCGCATTTTCTAATTCATTTTTATTGAAAATGGACTGCATGTGCACCAGAAATGCATCCAATTCATCTGTAACAGCTTTTTTATTCGCTGGGTCAATAAAATCTCTTAATCCAAAAAAACTAAAATAAGATTTTCCATCAACATTCTTGTTAAACAAATATTTATCATGGGCTGCTAAGAATCCCATGAAAACACTGGTCAACAACGGAATCGCTCCCGTAAACTCTGCAACGGCGTCCGTTGCTTGAATAAATCCATTAGTTATATCAAGAATAAATTTAATAAATTCTGAGCTTAAAACAGTATCAGATAGTTCTTGAACTGAGGCGGTAATCTGATTAATTTTACCTGTAATGGAGTCGAGATATTTTTCGTTTTCAGCCATAGCTGAACCCGCAGCATCAGCAGCTGACGTCACAGTTTCTTCTGCTAAACTGAAATTATTTAAAAGAGCAGACAATACGTTAACTTGTCTTGCTCCACCAAGAGTATATAAGAGCGATTGACGACCTTGGTCATCAATCTTATCCCAGACCTGAGATAATTCTTTTAAAATTTGATATGTAGACTTATAGCCACCTGTGGCTTCATCCATAATATCAATCTGTTTACCAAAAGCACCTGTGATAGCAAGCACTTCATTTCGGTATTCAGCAGTTGTCTCAAAAGCATATGATGCGTCTTCACCTAATGCTTCGAGTTCTGTAGCGGTTTTCGTAATCCTAAGAGATAATGTTTTTAAGGCATTACCAACGACCTCTGGATTTTGAATTACACTGTTAGCTGCAACGATAAGCCCGATGGACTCATCAAGTGTATTATTTGTCTCTGCTAACCCAGCAGCAGAACGTGTTAATGCCTCACCAATTCCTTTAGAAGCGATAGGCATTTCATTACCAATTTTATTAAACTTATCAACAATAAGCATAGCATTTTCGGTTTCAATGCCAAAAGCTTTCATCGTTGATATAATACTTTGTGATGCTACTGAAATATCTTCAATACCATCACCAACATTTTTATAAACCAAAGCTGCAGTCGCCAAATCTTCAGCTTCAGACATATCGTAGCCTAAACGGGCAAAATCTGCTGTTGCGGTAACTGTATCAGCAATTGTGGTACCCAACTTTTGAGCTTTATCTGCCGCACGGTCAAGAAATTTTTCATATGTCTGAGCTGTTTCATCAGTTACTTTCTTGAGTTCAGTCATCGCACCATCAATTGCAATGATATCTTGCACAGCTTGAATCGATAATTGTCTAAACGCATTGATGAGTGCCATTACAGCTGCGGTTTTAAAATGCTCATTAAATAGCTTTTTAAATTTATCACCCAAAGATACAGTTTCAAGACCTAACCTTTGTGTTTCTTTACGTAATTCTGAATATTCTCTTTTTAATTCTGCAGAAGTATATCCATCAAGTTCGGCTTTTGACGATAAAGCATTCCATCGAGCATATAGATTTTGGTTTGTTGCAATTTTAGCATTCTGCTGCAAATATACCGCAGACATGCGAGATAAATTACTCTTTTCAGAATTTTGTCTCTCTAGATTTGTGATTGCTCGTACATATGTTTGGCGTCTGGACAATTCAGTATTAATTCTCTGAATATGTTCAAGCATGAGTTGAATTTCTGCTTCTGTCTTTGGCACCAAATCAAAGTGTCCATTTTTTAAATTATTTGCAGTTTCTTGTAAAAGATAATATACTTCTTTTTCTGCATTATCTAAAGGCTGAAATAACTTCTTTGTTTCATCTGAATATGCTGCAAATCTAAACAGTTGCGAATTTAATTTATTTTGAAGCTCTATTAAAGTAGGCTGTCGCGAACTGCCCTGTTTATCTTCACCCTCTGTTGTTTTTAACTTAATAGGAGTTCCTTCAAGTTGTGCTTTAAGTTTGCTGGCTACTGCTTGAGCTAAATTTGTAGCAAATGTTTTAATTGTTTCACTATTTTCTTCAGCAATACTGATATTAAGTTTAATGCCTTGATATTTCTCATTAAGCTCTTTTTCTAAATCTTTAGGAGGCTTGGCTTCTTTGTCGATTTCAGGGGTCACTTTAACAGCCACTTTTGTTTCTTTATATTTGTTGGTGACCGCAGTTTGAAAAATATCCTCTTTAGTCCCAGGTACTATATCAACCGGGACGGTTAATCTCTCATCAGCCATAATTTCTCCTTTCTACTCCTATATAAAAAGGTGAGAGGATAAAACCTCTCACCATATAAAAGTGTTATATTAAAATAATTTTTGTAATTCACTCACAAGTTTACCTTTATTAGCTTGCAAATTTTTTCTTGCATCTCCAATAAATGGTTTAGCATCACGATAATAATTTTCTCTATCATCAGGCCGTCCAGCCTTTATCCATACAAACACATCAAACCACGAGCCATTATTAATCCATTCCGAAAAAAGAGTATCACTATTGTTGTGTAATTGCTGACCAAAAATTGAAGGTCTTGGTTTAGCTTTTGAATAAGCTCTAACACCATATGTTTTACCATTGATAAAAGTCTCAAAAGCAATCTGTTCATAAGATGTGATACTCTCTGATTTATCCCAACGGGTCGTATTACCACGTACATTTTTATGAATGGCATTAATCAATGCATCCTGAATTACTTTAGAAGATGCCGAATTTTTATTGGCCATATCTGCCTGACAAATTTGTTGAACAGCCCTCATAAGCTCATCAAAATTCGCATACTGCTCGGCCATACAACTCACTACTCCTGTCTATACATACCTTTCAGAATATTGACCATCTCTTTTTTATCATTCATCTGATTTACTACCTGCAACAGTTTGAACAGCTCGCTGATATCTACTGCAGCAAATTCTTTGTCATATTTAGACAAAATACTTTCGAGATAATCAATAATACCTTCGAGTGGGTTTTTCTTGGTTTTAATTTCAATTTCCTCTTTTGTTGCCTGGAGCAAAGACTGGTAATCCGCATAGTTAATGTTCTGCATCAAAAATTCATACAGTCCACTGCCACAAGCCAGATTAGCAGCTTCACGCTGACCTGTTGGCACAGTAACATTGGTGTAAGCTTTCAATGTTTCACAACGAACACCAAAGTCGTACATCAACGGCAAATATTCATCATTTTCATTTACGCACCAAGACATTACTTTGCCGATAAAGGAAATTTTTTCATTCATTGTCAAAAAAGGTTTATACTTAATCGTATAGCCCATATATTCCATATCACACTGAGGCGCATCTTTATAAAGTTCTTTAAGTTCACCAACCAGTAATTTATTTTTCTTACTCATTTGTTTTTCTCCTTTTATTCACTTTTCTCTCTGCGTACTTTGAACAAACAAAGTCTTTAATTTCTTCCTGAATACGGCCTTCTTCTGCTTTATGTAAAATGGAACAGCTTCCACTTCTAAAGCGAGAACAAGATATGCATTTGTCTACAAATTTGTCATATATAAAAACATCGTCAAAAATGCCAATATAGTCCACACAGCTGATTTCAATTTCGATTCGCGGATTTACAGTGTCATAATATATTCGGTTAACGCGGCTACACACCACATTATCATCCTTCCAAATCAACTGACTGTCCGTAATAGCATCCAAAAGACATTTATCATAGTTTGGGGCATCCATATCAATACGAGGGAAATAAAATACCATATCAACATAATAGTGCGTATCATCAACAATATTTACAGACCAATTTTGTTTCTTAATTTCTTCTGCCACATATTTGGCAAACATAGCTTTATACAGTTTAGCTTCCGCTTTTGTATAAACACAAACTTTACCACCAAAACTTCGATAACCTAAATAATGGTTAACGCTTGGAGGAATAGGGGATATTAATTTTAATTTCATAGTCATAAAATAAGAGGCGGGGTAACCCCCGCCTGTATTATTCTTCAGTTTTTACAACAGGTTCAACCTGTTTAACAACTTTTTTCACTTTTCTTGCAGCAATCTGTTTCTGCCATTTGTCATAACATTCAGGACTGCATACAATCTGTTTGTATGGATATTTTTCAACACCCACAGCACAACAGTAGTAGTCTTTCCCACATACTTTGCACTTAAAATTTGGCTTTTTCATAAAAACCTCCAATTATTCTACAATGTACCATTCCCAGAGACGTTTGCTGGAAGAGCATACGCTGGAGAGAGCTTCAGCAGAAAGTGCATGTACAGCTGGTTCATTACCGAATGTGATTGTAAAGTTACCATCAATTTTTGCATTAGGGAATACAAATTTTGTATGATAAATAACATCAGGGTCACATACATCACGGCATGTTACGTCAAGCACAAGACGGCCAGATTTTGAGAATTCGTCCTGAGAGTTTTCATATTTAACACCGGTTACTGCATAACGGTCATAGAAAATAATGATTTCTGTGTCAGCAGTAAATTCATCAGCACCGAATGTAAGTTTTTTGTTTTCAGCATCTACTGTAAATACGCCAGTACCTGTAGCTGTACCAACAGTAAGTTTTCTGTCCTGTGCACCGTTTCTGAGTGTCCATACTTCTTTTACTTCTGCACCTTCTACACCTACTGGAACATAAGAAAGTGTTGCAGATGTAGCTTTTGCAGCCATATTGATAATTTCGTAGTCTGGAACAAGCAGTGGAGCTTCTTCTGTAGCTTTAACTGCAGAACCACCAATCTGTGCCAAGAGAGCACCACCTACGATATAACCGTTGTTGCAGCTAAATCTAGATGTTTTATTTCTGTCCAAAGCAGCAAGACGAACACCGTTTTTACCTGTGCCGTATACAACTTCAGAACCATTTTCAATGCTACCATCTTTAATCTGGTCAAGCATAAAGAGAAGCTCGCCTGTTGAAATGCCGAACAGAGTAGCCATATCAATGCTATCAACAACGAGTTTTTCAGCATTAATCATAGATTTTTCCTCCTATAAAATAATAAAAGGCTAAACGCTTCCGTTCAGCCAATGAATTTTGTCCATATTTATTTTTTTGCTATCCACAGTACCACCATAGATACCCTGCATAACATAATTAAAGTCTTTATTTTTTTGTATCTGTTTTACGCTCTGATAAAACTGATATATATTTAAAGACCACACCGAAGTGTAGTCATATTTAAATTCTGCCGTATTTACTAAGGCAACAATAAGAGGGAAGAAGCGGTCTTCCTTCTTTTCTTTTCGTTGATATTTTAGGCGACGCCGTTCTTTTTCAATAGTATATTTATATGTGTGTTCATTGCCCGGCTTATCGGCGCGACGAGCAAAGTTGTGAGTTTGACGCAATATGTCAACAACTCGCAGGTAAACGGCCTTGTCAAAAATTTTATCGTCGAGGGCCAAATAATATTCTCCTGTAACAGGATTGGGTTCTTCAGATAGTTCGAATTTTGTAATATCAAAGTCACCAAAGACCAAGCGTAACCCTTGCTTATCTCGTTCACTAAACTGCCTATATATCATTAAAAAGAATTCATAATCATCAATTTCACCATAGTTCATTCCTGCATCATGAAGTACTAACTTAAAATCAGATGGAGTACTACAGAATTGATAAACTGCATTGAGATATTCTTCATCACCAAATGCCTTGATTTCCTGTAAAAGAGGTATCCTCAAGCTGATGAAATCATTGATACAATAACTCTCACCACATAAAAATTTCATCTTATACATTAAGCTACCTCGACACTATCTGCGCTTTTGGTAACGATGGTTGCCATCTTCAATGCTATTACTTTTTAAAGCGTAAAATTTCAGATTACGATAATAAAAATTGTAGTTTTCAAAAACACCTTCTTGCTCACCAGCAAGTTTCAAAGTCAAACCCATAGTATTATTCCAGTTGAAAACTTCGATAATGTCACCGCCCAAAATATCTGTACGCGTGCCTTTTTGTCCGGGCACACGTAAAGTTGGGAGTGCACATATAATTGAAAATATTACTTCAACACGTTTATACAAAGGGTTATCTGCAATATCAACAGTATCAACTTTTACACCTATAAAATTGCCAACCTTTTCTTGTATACCTGGCAATTTAATATATGGAAATATACATGTCCACTCAGCAGTATCTGGTTCTTCTGGATTCATATCAGGACAATCCAAAACCTCAATAATGTCTGTATTGGTGTATAACTTTTTAATGATTTCATCTTTAAACTTTGTGATTTCAGCCAGTTTATTTGCATCTCTCATTAATTAGTCACCTCTACTTCCACTTCAGCTTTAGATTTGCCGGACTCATCGGAAAATTCCAGAATGATAGTTTTACCCGCAAGACGCATATCATTTTCAGCAGTTAATAATAATTTATTACCTTCAACAGAATATGTAATGCCTGTTAGTTCTCCGATATCATAAGAAACTTTCCAAATGCCAATAACATCTGAATTAACAAATTTGCCAACAAATGCTTTTGTAGAGCCACCAACTCTTATGACAGGAGAACCATAGTAACTGATTTCAGCAACACTAAACACATCAGTGGTTTCTGCACCAGGTTCAACATAGTCACATATTTCTAATTCTTTATTGTCTGTTTCTGGATTATATAAGTCCTGTTCTAGGTTTAAAATAATAAATCCTGCAATTTCACCGTCACGGTCATAACGCTGTGTCATACTATCAACAGAAACAACACGGTAGGTTTTTGGTTCGTCGCCAATAATTTCCATCATAAAGCGTTTGCCGATATCAATCAGTTCACTTTCTTTTGTAAATGGTATCTGCACGCGGAATTCACGTGTAGACATTTCCATCTTCTGTGTTGTTGATAAGTTGGAATAATATGGTTTTTCAACAGTTGCCCACAATGAAAATACTTTTTTTGAAACAGGGTTTTGCCAAGTAATCTGACGGTTACACTGCTGCATATAGCCACGGGTGATAATATCATTATCCAAGTCACGCTGTGTTATCAGCCAGTGTGACCCATTCCAAAATACAATTTGTCCAACATCAAAATCTTCGTCAGGCATTGCATAAATAGTTTTTGCAGTAATCTGCTGTGTATTTACAATCAGCAGATTGCGTGGAACATCATCAATCTCTACCTTTTTAAAATTAGGGGAATGTTCTGCAAATTGATGTATCTGATATTTTTCCATATTGATATATTGCTCATGTGGATTCGCACCAAAAGCAGAAATACGTTTACGATATCGTGAAAGCATACTTATACCTCCTCAATATCTTCTTTAATATCTTCAATCCAAATTCTATCAAGGAGGTCATGACATCTTAATATCTGTTTCCATAAAACGTCATGATTACATTCATTTTCTACAAAGAAATTTACAATATTTAAAATATCAATATAACTTCGTTCCGTTTTTAATTTTGGGAAAGTTACAATTGCTCCTTTGATTTCTATTGCAAGATTTTTTGCATAAATAGGGAAACTTGCGGGAGTTTCTTCATATATATATAGCATTTTATGAATTTTACCATGAAGGATTTCAATATATTTTTCTATCATAAACTCAAATCCCCCAAGTCTGCATGATTATATGAATAATCATTTATTGCATTTTTAAAAGCATCAACAGCATCATTATAAAGTCCACGTTTTTGTGACATAATTTGCTGTGGTGCAAAAAATGTCGCATCTTTAAGATTCATAAGATTATGCATTGCGTCTGCTTTATAAAGTTGTGGCTTCAGCCACTCTACGACCATGCCTTTAACAATAATCTTGATAACTTCATCATCCAAGTCATTGTTAAAATGAAACAGAATATCATCACGGTCTGAAAGGTCGATGAGACAAACCCTGTCAAATTCTGCACAAGCAGCCCTCATATAGCCATAAGCGTTGTTGACAATTTCTTGGTCAGAATAATTCAGCATTTTGTAGTCATCGATTTCGTCAAGAAAAGACTCAACTACGGTCAGGTAAGAGGTTGCCATTATTGCCTCCTTAATTAAGCCTGAAACAAGTCATAGCCAATAGCTTTACCAAGTTCACGAACCACAATGATGTCTCTAAGGTCTCCGTCTTCAATCATACGTTTTGCTGCAATTGCAAGTGCTGTTTTTGCTTCTTCTGGCATAGCTTCAACCTGTGCGACAATATCTTCAAGTTTCTGTTTAAACAGTTCATCAAGATTTGTCAGGTCAACAAAGTTTTCAAAATATTCTTCGACGCGCAAATATTTAATAACATCTGCAGCATTGTCACTTACAAATTTAATCCATTTATTTTTGAAGAATCCACGCTGAGTATTTCTCATTGTAGTCAGTTCTTCAACAGTCATAGGATTTGTCATACCCAAAGAAGGCCAATCAATTGTCTCATTTGTTTTCTTTGATGTATAAGTCAGCAAACCGGCAAAGTTACTCTGAACAGTCACAATTGTGTCAGGAGTGATTTTTTCAGCAGCTTTCATATCAGCAAACTGTTTAAGAATTGCAGCAATTTCTGCTTCAGAAAAACCAAAAGTGTTTACAGGTGCCGCAGGAGTTTCCATAACTTCCTGTACAATTTCTTCTACAGTTTCTTTTGGAGCTGTTTTCTTTGTGGTTGTTTTAGTTTTTTTTGTTTCAGATTTTGGGTTTGTATTACTCATTTTATCTCCTTTTATTTCCTACAAGAAAAGAGGGGATATACCCCTCTTTGTCTTAATTATCTTTATTATTCAAATGTGTACATACCAAGCACAGAAGAAAGAACTACCATACAGCCGTATCTTTCAATGTATGTATATTCCTGAGAAAGGTCAGAATTTTCCATAGAACTCTTTTCGATGATGATTGGGTCACCTTCGTTAACGAATTTAATGAACTGGTCATCAGCTGCTACAACCCAAACTTTGTTGTCAGGGAGCATAAATTCTGTTGTACCTGCACGGTGAAGGTTTCTTACAGATGTCATTTCGATGCCTTTAAGTCTGCCGTAGTGGCCGATGTTGTAAAGGTCAGATTTAGCTTCGTCAGAAACATCAGCTGTAGAAATTTTTCTAAGAGCAGATTTAGTACCGATAATTCTTGCTGGTTTGCCTGTTGCAGCTTCAACATGTTCAGCAAGTGTGATGAGTTTTTCTTCATCATAAGAACCAGCAATTACATATGTGTCACTGAGAAGATTTGTTGCTTTGTTAATGCCAGAGAAAGCTGTGTAGATTTTTTCATATCTTGCTTTCATAACAGCCTGAGCAACTTTATCCACAAATGTGTTCCAAGAAACACGACCAGCAAGGAGACGGTCAAGTTCTTCATAGATTCTGATGCCGAATGTTTTTACTGGTACAGCAACTGTGGATTTTTCACCAATTCTCTGTCTACGAGGTGTGCCGATACCACGTGCCATTTCAGCAACGAAGAGTTCAGAACCACCTTCAACTTCAAATTCGTTGAGGTCGCCATCTTTCATATTGATATATTCAACACGGTCGTTCCAGAATTCATTACCGGAAAGGCCTTCTTCAACAACCTGGTTGATAGCTCTTGTAACAACTCTGAACAAGAGTTTGTTATCATATCTTGGGTCAATTTTGTCAGAACCGCCGTTGAGTTCGATAAGTTTATTGCGGAGTTCTGTTTCAGCATCTTTGCCGTTTGTAAATTCTGTCTGTACTCTGTTGTAGTAAACATCAAGACCAAGTCTTACAATATTTTCCATATTTTAATCCTCCTGTATTTTGTAATTAAGCAACTTTGATTACGTAGTATGTAAGAGAACCTACAACTTCTACGTCAATGCAAGTGCCAAGTGCGAGTGTGCCGTCTGCAACGATTTTGCCGTCTGTTACGCCCATTGCAGCACCTTTTGTTGGGAGAGATTCACCAAAGTATTCTGCAGTAAGAGAGAATACGTCATTTTCACAGAAACGATAAACACGAAGTGTTGCTTCTGCGTCATTTACAAAGTCTGTAAGCTGAGATTTGCTTTCTTCATACATAACTTCTGGGCAAGCAACGAGATACATTGGTTTACCTTCTTCGGAAGCAAGTGTTGCTTCAAAAATTTCTCTTTCGCCAGCTTTAAGGCCGCCGAGCTGTACAACAGTACCATTAACAATTGGTTCTTTAGCGCCTACAAGCACAGCGCTATTAAGTTTTGTGCCGTCGTGTGTGCCCTGCATATTGTCAAGGCGAACAACTGGATATTTAGCCATATTAGTTTCCTCCAATAATTTTTAAATTAAAAAATGTTGCCATATGGATTTTCTGCAGCTTTAGGAGCAGAAATTACTGGCAACACAATTGATTTATTCTTTTCTTTTTTTGTAAATTTTGTATGCTGTTTGCCTCTAAGAGCAAAACATTTTTCTTCAAGAGTTTCGGCAGGCATGTTAAATGTGCCATTTTTAAATTCTTCTACAAGCAGCTGGAATTCAGATACTTCTTTCAGGTCTTCAAAGTTTTCAAAAACTTCATTGATAGCAGTGTTATATTGCTGCTGTTCAATGTTTTCTTTGAATTCTGTAAGAGCCTGAACTTCTGCATTATCTGTAGAATGATTTTCTTTGTATTCATCAAATTCTTTAGTCATTGCTTCAAGTGTCGCATTGATAGTGTCAAGTTTAACAACTTCTTCACTAGTAAGATATTTCACAAATACTTTTTCTTTTGTGCCGTCCAATGTTGCTGTACCTTCAGATTCAATAAATGTATAAGCCCATCTGAAATTCTGAGATGACCATTCACCGTTATAAATTTCTTCAGATACATAAGCAAAATTATCATCGAAGTCAAGCAAGTAATATGAAATACGCTCAACAACGCAGCCATCATCATCACGTTTTACATAATTAGGCAATGCGCCTTGGATAGCTCTGCGCTTTGTTTCATATGTGGATGTGAATTCTTTTGTTGGTTCAACTACCACACCTTCAACTGCTACGCCATCATCTGTTTCTTCTACAACAGTGCCTTCAACTGCACCTGCTTCAAAAGATTCTTCAATTACTGTTTCTACTTCAGCAGTTTCTGTTGTTACAGCGTCCACATGAGCAACGTCTGTAAATTCAGTAGTAACTGTAGCTACTGTTTCAATTCCGTCAGCTGCTCTGTCAAGTTCATTCACAACAGCGTCGTTTATAACTTTTGTGTCCAATTTCTCTAATCCTCCTTCTAAACTAAACTGTTTGAGGTCTTCAAGCATAAGAGAGAATTGCTTTGTATAATCACTAACTGCTTTATCTGTACCAATTTGCATACAAGCATCTTCAAAGCAAGGCTCAACTCCAATTGCACACAGGGCAGCAAATTCAAACTCATTAATCGTGCAGCTACCATCTTTTTCTACAGTATAGCTGTCACCATCATAGAGATTGATTTCCATACTTTGCCCAACCTCTCCCTGTGATAAAATGTAGGAAGTAGCAGGAGCACGGTTCCATAACAGAACTTCTGTCATCAAATATTCTGTACCATTAACATCCTCCCACCATTGTTTTGCACTCTCAGGCACTATGCCAAAAGGTGTCGTTGCATTTATAATCTGCATCTTACCCTCGGAATCGGTGACAATCTTGAGGTCGTGTCCACCAAGAGTATTTGTCTCGATGCTATAATTCGCAACCAACGGTACATTTTTCAAAGAGGGGAGAGCTTTATTAAAAGTTTCCTTACTGATATTACTATTGTTTCTGTTGTGACCAGCATAGGCTATTGCACACTGACCATACTTAAATGTTTTGTTGACAGGTTTAACTTGAGAAAAATTCATCTGAAAATTGAGTCCCAATCTTCGTTTGTCCATTTTTTGTTGTCACCACCTTCCATTTTGAGAATTAAAAGTCAATCCGTACTGAATCTGATAAAATGCACTTATCTTTTAATACAGGATTGTTTATATCAAAAGAAAACTGTGATGCTTTTTTAAGGCACCACAGTGGTTTCTTTTCAATATCATAGGTGAGAGACACTAAAGTACAACCTGCTGACAAAAGCATATCTTTTGCTTTTTCATCAATTGTATATATAAACATTATGCCCTCTTTTCTTTATTATTGTTTTTCCTGAGTTTTTTCGCCCTCATCGGTGATTTCTCCGACTTCACCTACGGGACGACCAGCTTCACCTTCAGAATCTGTAGGAGAAGTGCTCATTGTGTTTGAACTCTGCAAAGGTTTAAATCTGCCTACAAGCCCTAATACTTCATTTTCAAGATAGCTCAAACCTTCTGCATCATCTGGGTTTAAACCAACCGTTGCACAGTAGGCACTGATTGTTGGCATACCATATGTCGCAGCTTTAAGATATTGGTCAGCCATTTCTTTTCTGTTGAATGGGCTGCAGTCAATAAAGTTGATTTTAAAATCTTTGCCAAAACTTTGACTATGAAGCAAGCGGTTCAAAGCATCTTCGATACTTTTTACGATGCTAAAAGTAATTGCCTGGTCAGCTTTGATGGAAAGTGCCAGAGCATTTGCGGAAGCTTTATCATTATTAAACAGCAAACTGGAAACACCAGCTTCAGAAAATACAGTGCTTTCTGCCTCTGCAACTTTGTCAACATCAGTGGCTCCGCTTTTATTGAAGTCAATCTTCTCAATTGGCATTGGTGTCAACACGCTGCCAATCTGTGATGGCAATACGCCACTAAGATTTGACCAAAATTCTTTTGCCTTATTAAAGTCCATATCCCAATGGCCATCTGTCATACCAAGACGCATCACAAGCAAAGCATAGTTTTCAAGCTCTGTCTGGGTCAGTTTCAAGTCCTGATAATCTGCCAAATCATAAATGGAAGCCAACACTCCAGCCATAGGTGGTAATGGATAGTTTTTAATATCATCATTCACTTTGATAGCAAAAGAAGTAGGGGAGTCTAAATCCTGATAACGTAATTTTCTATCTCTTTTATATGCATTGTATTTTGTTGTAAATTCTGCAGGATATAGAGGCAAATATTTAGCATTACGGTCAAAATAAGAAAAGTCGAAGTTTACATTCGAAACATTCCCTTCGATGGACGCAATAGTACAATATTCACTTGGTAACTGTTGAATTGTAACGGTATCGTTATATACCCAGCAGGTTGCATAATATACGTCTTCACGTAAGCATACTACAAGAATATCTCTGCCCTGAGTTTTAATATTCATTGAATCAACAAAGGAAATAGTTTTCAGCCAATTCTTTTTCATCTTATCTGGCTTTGTTTTTGTAGTATCAATATTATTTGTACTAATATAGTATGAGAGGTCGGTAAGGCCCGCAAAATACTGGATAATTCTCCAAAAACGAGAATATGCTCCATAAGCATAAATTACTGAATCTCTGATACTTACTTCATTCTGAAATGGGTCTTTCAGATATTCTTTAATCTGTGCCTTTGTGTATTTATTAAAGGTTGGAGAGTTAGGATTGTTGTTCATATCTCTCAAGATTACACGGTTAAGTGTTTTTGCATAATCTTGGCGTCGAGCAGTCCCACCTTTTACCTGTGAAAAATCTCTCTTATTAAAATTAAAATTCAAGCTTTCTTGTGCAGAAGCACTCAAATTTTTGCTTGAATTTTCTTCATCCATATTTATTTTTTTAGTTGCCAAAGGTATCATCTCCTTCCTCTAACATTTGGTGCCCTAAACAATAAGGTATTAAAATCAAAATTATCCGTTTCATCTTCTTCGTTAAGCTGCAATTCAAGCTGGGTAATAAGCCAGTAATTGTACGCCAGACTAGAATATCTGTCTTTACGGAATCCTGCTTTTTCATAAACTCTTATCATATTGCTCTTAGGCTCATATTTTAGGTTGATAAGCTCATTTATCAACAAAGTTGTATTCATATATGGCATCTTCAACATAAGCTGTGATGACATATCTAAGTTTTTATAACCCTTAATATCTTCTAAAATGTTTTCCTCCGCATCATCATCATTGATTAAAAGACGAATTTTACCTTGTTTAAAACTTTCACGGAGTAACAATGCACACTCGGAGTTAAACTTATCAGTTGCTTTCACACTATAAATAACCTTTGGCGCATTTTTCACTTTGCAACGCGCAGCCATTTCATCATTATTTATACAGGAAATAGCAGGGTAGAGAATACTCATTTCAGGGTCATAGATATCACGAATTAACTGGTCATAAACACCAAGACCATTCAATTTTGTTATCCTGTAAGTTTTTTATCTTACAGTTCTGATGATTGTTCTTCTCATCAGTTCAGCATATTTTTTTATCTATATAAGATAGGGCGGCCTCGTGGAAATATTATTTCAATTTCTATGCGTTGCCCCTGACTACGTAGTAGCCTTCGGTTCAGGTTAGCATTTCAGCCTTCCTGCTTAATTCCGCCCAGTTCACCCAAATGTCACCATCTGGGGCGGCAATTTAATTTACCGGCTGTGTCTTGAATCAACCAGTCACAGTCAAATTCGTGAAAATATCGACGTGCAACCAACGCCAATTCATCCGTTGTAACATCTTCAACGTTTTCTGTATAAATTACATTTGTAATGTAACGTTTTGATGTATTTGGAATCAGTTGTGTTATAAAAATCGAAGATGCGTCATTGTCACGCTTTTTTGAACTCATCAAAGCAACGTCAAGACTTAAAATACGTACCTCTCCAGGTTGCTTAGGAGGTATCTTCAATTTCTTATCTGAAAGTAAATTGGCAATTTTAGAGGGATAATAGGCCCTTTCCAATTTACGTAATTTAGAAATATTATTATATTCAAACAAAGCACCATCAGCGGAACCTTGCCATAAACATTCCATTTCCATAGAATGCGTCAGTTCATTAAAGTCACTTTCAGACATTTCATCCGCTAACTGGTCAGCGTCTAACAATCCAGACATAATAGAAAGTTGATATGGCAATCCACAAAGAAAATATCTTTTTGTTGTGTCCAAAAAGTTGTTAGCATAGGATAGCATTTTTGCATATGACCAATGTGCAACAAACCAAGCAGAACTAAGATAAAATTCTTTGTTACGCTCAATATATTTCTTTTTGTTTTCTTTATATTTTGGTTTATCCATAAATTTTGGCTGTCTTGGTGTTGACAGGAATTTTTTCAAAACCATATTGATAATACTGAGGTCGAGCATACGAAATTCATCATATCGTGTGTTATCCTGTAGGTTTTTTATCCTACAGTTCTTATGGTTTCCCATAAGTCCAGCATATATTTTCACCCTCGTTTAACGTTAGGTTTGCAAGATACTACTTCTTGCTCATACTGTCCTATAGACAATAGTGCCGAACACTCGTGGTGGAATTATTCTTTCGTCATCCACTATGCGTTACAATGACAATGCCTCATTACTTGCATTGTTTATCTCGGTATCAGCATATAATTCTTTATCTAATATTTTTTCAAAATTTTGTGCCTCAAAATAAGGCAAACGAATTAATTTAATATTATGTTCTTGACAATACCTAGTCTTAATATCATCGCGGCGTGTAATACTTTCAAGACTAGAATGTGGATTAGCATGTTCAAATTTATTGGCCATATAATGAAATTGGCCGTCAACTTCAATGCAGATGTTTTTATCCTCAATATAATAATCAAACGGTAATACTCTAATATGCATACAATCATCAAAACGTTTTTCTTTAACATATTTGATGTTATTTTTTGCAAAATATGTTTCAACAATATTCATATAACTTGATTGTCGAAGACTACATCTGGGACATCCTTTGCCTCTTAATAAATTATCAGGAGAAATATCATATACATGTCCACAAGCAAGACGTCTTACAGTCAAAGGCTGTCTTGCCTTAACATATTCGCCCAAGATTTCATATGTATTGGGATATTTTATGTCTACTTCATGTTGTAATGTTTGTTTTGTTTTGAAGTGATTTTTCCCAGAACAAATATAACATCCTTCTTTAGTTTTTCCTGTCATTTTTGCAGGACTTTTAAAAATTATATGACCACAATGCTTACATAACAATTTAACTTTTGTCTCGTTATTAACATATTCAGACAATACATCAAATTGATTATTAAATAATTCATTCAACAAATTTTGAAAGTCGGAGGTAGTACGTTTTTTACTCATAAAATACCTCCGATATTAAATTTTTTCTATTACTTAGCTTTCACCGATTTTGCTCGGTTTCAACTGTATATTTCTATACAGCCAGACAATTTTATTTATCAGTATGTTAGCTCTCATAAATCGAGAGTTATCGTTTGCTGTCGCAACTTTCATAATTGAACCGTTGCGAAACTCAATATAAGCGTCGGATTGATTAACGACAACTGTTTTAATTTCATTTCTTAAATTTGCCGATTTCGGCATCAAAAGTTCAGTTACCTTTTCAAGAACACCTATGGCCTGTTTTCGTGTTTTGGAGGTAACAACAATAATAGTACCCGGATATAAAATACACCGTATAACACAGAATACTGCAATCAAAAAAGACTTGCCAAGGCCGCGAGCAGCAATGAACATGAAGTTTGTACTTATATTCATCATCACAATAAGTATTTTTTGAAACAGATGTAAATTTATATCCAGATACTCTTTTGCACAGCGATGAGGATTTGCACGATAATATGCTGTCATTCGCGCAACAGCATTCATTATCTTTGCTGATTTCTCTTGAGCAACTTCAATATCTGTTTTCACATTATCAGACATTGGAATCACCATCCTCGTCAGACATAGCAGCTTTTAATATATTAGCAATTTCAGCGTTTTCCTCGTCTTCACCATCTGCAAAAGTATTACGACGCTCAACAGAATACTTAGCCTTTTCACGTTCATATTCTTCAGCAGCATCATTTTTAATACCAAGCATTTTACATAAATGGCCTTGGAACCATACTGTGATAAAGCGTTTAATTCCGTCTACATCTTCAAAATCTGGGTCGGGCTCTGGTATTGGGTCTTCATTTTCCCATTTTTCAATGAGAGTGCCCAAGGTATTGGCTTCAACCATAGCATTATTACGTGCCTGTTTAGGCTGTAAGTTTGCAGTACCCAAAGTATCCTGAAAACTTTTTGTTGCACTATCCAAACCTTTCTGGTCATTGGCTGCGGCTGCTTTACGTATTCTTAATTTTAAAATACTCAATATCTGGAACAGTTCTTCCTGTGCCTTTGTAGAACACTCATAACGGGTAACCCAATCCTTATATTCCTTTTGTAAAAACTGATATTCAGACTGAGTATAACCAGGCCCAAACACATCTACCGTTTTTTCAGCTAATACTTTTTTATCTTCATTTACTTTATCAAGGTCAGCCTTGGTATGTATAAGTAAATCTTCAGCCCTCAAACTGTCATCGAATGTTTTGCCTTTATTCTGTACACGATTAACAGCTGTCATATAACTGCTAAACAATGAACCCGTCGCTACACTTGTTTTATTGGCAGAGTCAATCAATGTGTCGTCATAATACAGGTCAAGCCTCATGCACATTCTGCGCATTGCTTTTAACTCATTGCCATATTCCAAATAATAGTCTTTAAACATTTCCTTGCAACAAGTTTTGCACAGTGTCATATAATGGTCATTACCGTCATATGTGCGACTGTTAGAGAAATAAAAATATTTCTGAGGGTCACCTGATGTCTCCAATCCACAACGACTACATTTATAGTTTTTTGGAACTGGAGCAGGAGGGAGAACAGGTTTTGTAATTTTCTTTTTTGTAGCCATGCTCCACCTCCTCTTTATCTAAATCTGATATCGTATGTACAAACCAAACCGTTTTTGTCGCAGATTGCAACTGTCTGTTCCGGCTTATTCATTAAACGATTGTCAACTGCAAAATTATCCACACCAGACAAACAACCGGACTCAATCACTTTGGTGTCATACACAGTTGTCAAGGCATTTGTATGTCTATGACCTGCAAACACATAGGCAGGCTGTTTTCCAGTTACAAGTGTAAGTTTCTGAACAACAGTTTGTGGATTGTCTTTATCGCCGTGTACTGCATATGCCAATTTATCTTTCACATAGAATTTGCCAATACTTTCGTCAATCTCATTTTTAACAAATTCTACATGTGAGCAATTCTGTAATTTTGCTTTACAATAAAAGGGAATAAGTTCATCAAAATTTTCACCTTTTACGTGAGCATCTTTATTGGCTGTTGCACGACTGTGATTGCCTGCAACATTAATAACTTTTACTTTGCCAAAACATTTTGCAATTTCTGCGATAAACTCTGAAATAGTTTCTGATACCGAAATAATCTGTTCAACTACATTTTCACGATTCTCAACTCTGAGATTAAAATGTATGTTGCCACTGACTAGGTCACCACCACAAACTACATAGCAAGTTTCACACTTGTGTCGTTCAGCAATCTGTTTCACTTTTGCAGCATATTCGCGCAGTCTCTCGCGCATAACACGAGCATTATATTCATTCCAGTAATTATTAATCCAAATACCAGCATGAATATCTGTCAGGTGCACAACCATGTCACAACCATTTTCGGTTAATGTTACTTCTGGCACCTCAATTTTTTCATAAGCTTCAAGTTTATATTTGAAAATATCTTTAAGACTTTCTTTACGTGCCGCGCTTGCAACAGCACGCTTATAAGCTGCGCGCTCGTCACGAATTTTGACCATATCTTTTTCAAGAAGCTGACGCTGTTCTTTAATTTCAGCCAACAGTTTCTGGTCATCAGTAAGCTTGTCCATATGGACGTCATATACTCTTTTAAAAGACTGATACATTTTGCGATATGCGCTTGAAGTTCGGTTATAGCCAAGAGTTTCATTGATTATAACTTTGACATCTTCCCAAGAACCAATACTATCTTTGGCATCACATACTCTGAAAATGTACGCAATCTCGTTTTCATTTTCATATCTTTTAAAATTCATTTTCTTCCTTTTATTTACTCCATTTAATATCAAAAAAATCTTTTGCAATCTGTGGATATTTGCATTCAAAATCAGTCATATATCTCATTTGACTTTTTCGCCCTAAACTTCCACAATATAAACAATATTCGCGAAAAGACATTTTTTTAAAAAAGCTTGGCTGATTACACCAAGCGGCAATTGTGTCATACAGCCCTCTGTATGGAGATTGCTTATAATCTGCATATCTCATAACATATGGCAATGAATGATATGTCATTAAAAGCCGAATACGCTTAAAAAGGTCTATAATATCTTGGCACCAAAATAATTCATCATAATTTCCTGGACAAGAATGGTTATATCCACAAAAACAATAAAATTTTGGAACTTTATCTGTATAATTACGTAATAAGCGTAATTTAGATTCTATAATTGAGGCGTCTGCTAAATTATCAAATGCAAATATATAATCACCTATCCAATTTGAACTAAATAAGACTTTGCACTTTTCTTCATTCAACAAACGTTCATCAAGTCCTTGCTTAAATTGAAATTTTTTACCTGTCATATTCAATTCATCAAAAATATCTGACCATTTTTTGCATGCCAAAACATTATCATCTAATAAACAAATATAGGGACGGTAAATATCTAAAAATTCTTTTACATGACTATGTATAAGACATTCTTTATAATTTTGATTGACACAAAAAGAACATTGTCGAATACACCCGCGGCTCATAAATCCAATTGAATATTTTGTATAATATTGAAACTCTTTAGCTGGTATTCCTAATTGTATTTTCTGATTTACCCATTCATCATAAAGATGATAATCTGGGAAAGCATGCTCAATCTCAAAAGCAAGAGGAGGGGCTTTATCATAAAAAAATCCGGTTCCTCCATATATCACTTTTGTATTATTTACAATAACATCAGGTACATCCGTATCGGTAAATACTTTCGATAAAAATATTAGTTCAAATCCGTCGATACTTTTCTCATCTAAAATGAGCTGAACTTCATGGCCATAATGTTTATAATATGAAGAAATTTTCATACATGCCAAATTAGGAAAACGATGTTTTTTGCGCCATAATAAATCAGCATCAATAATACCTATCTTCATTTTCTTCCTTTTATCTAACAAAAATAGCAGAGGTTATTCCTCTGCAAACATATACTTCATTAAATGCATAATTACAGGTACACACCAGCCGTTGCCAATTTGCTGATATGCTCTGGTATCACTGACTGGGAATTCATACCAGTCGGGAATGCCTTGTAGTTTTTTGCATTCATTGACTGTTAATTTTCTTATAATATAAAAACCGTCAGATAACTTAATGTCATACTGACGGCCTTTAATATCTATCTTATTATTTTTTACTTCATATACTGGGTATTCTTTACCATCTGCTGCACTTATTGCAGTTATCGGAATATCACCATCAAACTGGACAGGAATTGCATATAAGCCAGTCTTGCCACCAGCTCCACCAGCGTTACCTTTTAATGTAACTGATTTTCCGTTGATGTCATAAATGCGAAGTCCCTGGCTTGTTGATAATTCACCATTGGGGCGCGGTAATGCTCCAACTTGGCGGCATCCCACATATTCAGCAACACCGCTTGCGCCATAAGAACTATTCCAGCCACCAAGCATATTAGATGGTGAAGTCTTAGAATATTGAGCTTTTATAGTTAAGCTTTTCCCATCAGGACGAGCGTTGATTGGCTCACAACAAATATCAAGAATATCTTTAAGTAAAATGCCCATATTTTCAGGCTGTGGTATTACGATTTTCTTATAAGTACCATCCGCCTGTCTTATGCCACACCAGTATACGCGTTTGCGTGATTGAGCTGTCAATAAAGCAGCATCTACCATGACAGGCTCAAAACCAAATTCATCTGAGATAGCTTTTTTAATAGTAGGGGACATACTATCATTGTTTTCATATAAAAAGTATTTTGGTTTGGCTTCTTTCAGACCCCTTGCATACTGCGAAAACAAATCCCATCCCATTCCATTTGCTTCGGTTTCGCGACCTTTTGTTTTGGCGGACGACCAAAATACACACGGCGAACCACCAGCAAGCAAATCAATTCCTTCATACGCTGTAAAATCAGCAGTAAAAACATCGCCACAGTGCTCTATCATAGGAATGTTATGTGTGGAGGATTGTATAGCATACTTATCAATCTCATACGCTACATAACGGTCTACTGTTTGCCCCCCCCTCCGTGAGGGCAATATAGGCACAACCCATACCGTCAAACAAACTTAAAACGTTCAAATCCTTTTATTCCTTTTTATTCAAATTAAAAACAGCCGGATTTTCATCTGGCTGTTCATTGTATTCATCAAGCATTTTCCAACGAAACTTTCGGTCTGTTGGCACAAGTCCTTTATCTTCTAATTCAAATCTTTTATCAAAATGATGGACAGTGATACCTCCAGGTTTAAAACTTACAGGACTATCCAAATCCCACTTGAGTAATATCTGCCATAAATCTGGATAATTCTTGCGTAGCTTCCTCAATTGGTCTACACCTTGGTTATGACAAAACCAACATCCACCACGCTGCGCTTCTGTATAAATTGGGGAGAGAAGATTGTTATCGGCACACCATTTTCTGCAATATGCTTCATCCCAACCCATTTCTACAAGAGGTAATTTGATATCAGATTTTATACTATGACGGGCAATACGTTCTGGTTCATCAGCAGCAATGCCCAAATATTGCACAATATTTATATCTGCACCTTGTGCAATGGTGCCGTCTAAAAACACTGGTCTTGAGGCTGGTACACCAATTTCCTCGTTTGATTGAAATTGGAAACCCGTAGGGCAGAGGTTTTGAGCTGGCTTGTACACCATTGTCCTTTGAGCATTGGGAAGCCCCATATATCTGCTCCATACCCCCTCACGGAGGTTTTCTTGCGATTCGGTACTCGATAAAAACATTTTTCGTAAGTCAGCTTCTCGAGACATTGATTGCAAGATGTTGGATTTGAGTCTACTTGTGCACCACGCTCCAACAGCATATGGGAAGCCATAGATACGTCCAGCATTTCTGCCTTCATTAATGTAGGTATAGAATTGCTTTTCGTAAGTGAGCTTGTACTCTCTCTCTCTCTCTCTCTCTCTCTCGGTCTCGCACATACGTGCTCGACCACAATACCATATTTTTCTTTAATTATTTCATCTGCTTTACGTTTGAACTCTACCATTGGTGGTAAATCTGCCGGAATTTCATCAGTAGCCCAAACATCTGCAGTTATAATACGGTCAAGAGGCCATCCTAATTGCTTTATAGCTTCAAGCATAGCAAGACTGTCTTTACCATAGCTTATAGAAGCAACATATTGTGTCATTATTTACCTCGTCTGATTTCCATCAATTTCTGTACAAAATGTCTTTCTTCTGGGAGGTAATATGTTTTTGCTCGTGCTTTTCTTTTGTTTGTTGTAGTAATTCTCAAAGAAGGAAATGCTTCTCTAAGTTTCATAGCTTCTTCACGGTTAATTTCAATCATTATAATTTCTCCTTTTATTTCCTTTTATTTCACGAAAAATGGTATAAAAGTTTGGTATACAATAATGGCATAACAAACTGGCTTACATTTATTCGTATTCATATATACCAATAATTTTTTGGCAATAAAAAAGACCGCCCAAATGGCGGTCTGATTTTCTAAAATTTAATCTTTTGTACAAAGCCACATTTTTTACAGCGGTAAACCATTAATTCTGCATATGGCATATTATCACGGGCGTTATTGTACAGACCAACTTCTCGGATAAGCTCCCAGTCGTGTCTGCAAAACAAACTACGGATATACAAAAATATTGTTCTCATTTATCCTACTTTTACTGTTACCAATTCCATACCATCAAATGTCATAACAGTATCTCCTTTCATTCATTGAGTTTTTCTTGCATAATTGCACTAGCTGTAGACAGGAAAACTCTAACCTTGATAGAATTCTATCTGCAACACTCAACAGCAAAGCATTACAGGTCATTGAATTTGGTACCACTGGCGGGACTTGAACCCGCAAGAATATCTCAATTCTGCAGAATTTTAAGTTCTGTGTGTAAGCCAATTCCACCACAGTGGCATATATCGTTTCACCGAAGCTCTCTGCTGCCAGTTGCAGCCGACAGCAGGCTTCTTGGGAGAACCATCATAAAAATAGGAGACCAATATCTGCAAATATCTATCTCTTGAAAACGCAGGTTCAAAAAGTTTTTGTTCCAAATCCCTCACTGGGACACATTCAGAGGCGTGCTGAGATTTTAACCTCAGCGGGTTGCGCATAAATAGGTGCGGAGGGTCTTATCTTGCTTTAATGCCTTATAGGCTTTGTTGTAAAACTGTTATTTCTTCGCACTCCTATTATTGAGTTGCCTACTTTAACAGTTTGATTTAAAAGCGAAGGCTTGGTACGGATGGCAGCAAGTAGCCAGAGCCGTGCCTCCGTCTGTTTTTGAGGAGAACTTCCCCTCGACTCGGTTGACCAGGGACTTTCGACCAGCCCAATTCTGTTTCGTCTACTAACGCAAGACTTCTCGTTCACCGCAAGATGAATATATCATCCATATAAGCGTAATACAGTAACTTCACCACATTATTGTATGCATCCAAACCTGTAGAAAACTCAAAGCTGCTAAGATTTACAATGGTCGCCACCATTAACTATTACAGCTCCTATAAACCTCTATAGTTACCCGACGTTTTGCTTTATAAACACTTGATTCTTTTTAAAGTTGCCAAGCTACAACTTAATCGTGGATTGGAATTTCTTTACTGTGCTATCCTCGCACTGTCAACGCTGTCAACACAAAGGTTTCGAATCCTTTTGATAAGTAGGGGACAAATGTTGACAACGTCCACTGGAGCTGATAACAGAATTTGAATCTGCGACCTGCTGATTACGAATCAGCTGCTCTACCGGCTGAGCTATATCAGCATATATATAGGGTTTCTCAGACTGCCACGCATTTCCATCTCTTGTTATTAACCTCGGCCTTCCTATTTAAGGAAACTATCTGGCCTTTTGGACCCCAAACACTTGCGTTCTTTGCCGATTTCTGTTAAATATCGGGAACATCGTAGTGGTAATTTATATTCTGCGGTTGCCACTATCTCCGCAGGTACATAATCGATAGCGAATTTTATATAAACATCACTTGTGCCTCGAAGAGGGCTGCGAAGAATCAAGCTTCGATATTTTGACAGTGGTGATGTTATAACCATAATGCCCTTTTTGTGCGGAAGGGATAACCGCCAAAATAAGAAAGGAGCCAAACATATGAATTATGTTACAGACGCACCTTGGAGCAGCAGATGGGAATTGAACCCACGATATCTGCTTGGAAGGCAGAGGTGTTACCTCTACACTACTGCTGCATAGGGAGGAGAGACGCGCTATCTCTCCAAATTTAACGACGACAGTTGGACTTGAACCAACGACTATTGAGGTTATGCTGCCTCACGTTCTGCCTACCTGAACTATGCCGTCATGGTGACCCCTGGGAGAATCGAACTCCCGATGCCAGCGTGAAAAGCTGGAGTCTTTACCTCTTGACCAAGGGGCCATATGCAGACAGGCGAAATCAATATGATTTTCTTTAAAGTAAAATAAGAAGCATAACTTATACACAAAATGTGCTACCTATCAGAAACTTTTTTTATTGGTGACTCGGCACGGGTTATAAGGCACCGCCATCCTGTTGACTATACTGTTTTGCCTCGCTTACCAAGCATTTACGTCACCTATCCAAACTGGCGGAAGCAGAAGGGCTCGAACCTTCGACCGTCGGATTAACAGTCCGATGCTCTGCCGACTGAGCTATGCTTCCATGCTCTCAAGCATTGCAGCTTGAGACCTAAAATTGAGGCATTACTTTTTCTGTTTCTCAATTTCTAACCACTCTTAAGTTGTGGCGCACTTTGGTTCTGGAGCCACGATTTGAACGTGGAACTTTAGGCTTATGAGACCTAATTGCTACCATTGCATCACTCCAGTATATATGACCAGCTACCTCGCAAAACTGGCCGGGCTTAGGCTTCTCACCCGTAGGCTTCTCTCTTGCCTTATCGGTTCACATACACCTAATATTACCACTCTTATTTATGAGAGAATCATAGCGAGGTTTGATGGTTGCTGAGGTGCGGTTCGAACACACAAACTTCTGGGTCAAAACCAGATGACTCTACCAGTTCGTCTACTCAGCAATACATTAAGCAGATTCTTTATAACAATACCCTTTGCAAACATTAATAATTGTAGTTTTTGACACATTAAATTTTTTACTTAATTCACTACGTGAATATATATGTTGATTTTCTTTTATGTATTTAATATCTTCTGCAGAGAGTTTTCTTTTATTAAAATAAACATTATTATTGCGAATCTCATATTGAATGTGATATTGTACGTTTTTGGCTGGAGTTGTCCATTCAAGATTTTCTAAAGAATAATTAAGCTTGTTTTCATCTTTATGATGAACAATAGGATAATTATTCGGATTATCAATAAACGTTTCAGCCAACGCTTTATGAAGTCTAATATTCTTAACTTTATGATTATAATTTAAATTCACATGATAATACCCTGTTTTACCAATATAAGCTGTCATCAAATTTCCAGTTTTTAAATTTTTTATATTACCATTTTCATCAATAATAAAATTTGGATATTCAACATTATTATAAATTAATGTTTTAAACACCAAATACCTCCTTTGGTATATTTTTTGATGGCACGTATTAGGGAACGTGCCCAAACCCTTAACTTTTAGCCGAAATGGTATACAAAAATGGTATATTTTGTTGGTATAACAAAACCGCTTACATATCTTGTATCCATAAATACCAACAATTTTTTGTAACTTATTAATTAAATTACCTAAGTTGCATTTTTAAATGGTATAAAACAATGGTATAGACCAATGGGATAACAAAACAGCATACATTAAAAGTATCCATATATACCAACAATTTTTAAAACACTTCCTGTGCCAAAGCCATAATGTCATTCTCTGACAATACATAAGTGCCTTCATTAATAAGTGGTACTTTAATTTTATAACGGCGATTTTTAGATAATGGACGTTTTCTGTCCCACATAAAATAACTTTCTTCATCACCGCACTTTTCCATAAAATCAAAGTCAATCAATTCCGGAATATATCGACCACTAATATGTGACTGCTGAAGACCTATCCAATTGGAAAATGCAACTGTTGAAATATTAACTTCGCCATCACTGTTGGCATTTATCTTTGCATAACATAAGATTGCCAAAGCTAAAAGCTTGCAATTCTTACTATCAAAACGACTGATAATATTATAAATATCTGTATCACTTACAAACACATCTGTCTTTCCACGCAATTTATGCTTGTCCTCAAGTGCCTGATATATTACTGAGTTAACACTGAAAGGGAAGTACACGCGGTGTTTTTCGCCCCAGTTGAAAATCTCATTACGAATTTCTAAATTATTCAAGCCCTGCTCTTTATACCACATGGCCAGCAGGAAACATATTCTATGTAAACATTTCTTATTTATATTTTTACCTGCGAGGTATTCCTGTACCTCTTTGATTTCATCAATCAATAGTTTGGACTCCTTCTTCTCCAAGGTTACAACGAACCATTGTGTATTTCTTGCCCAAATATTCTTCGGTGCCGTTATCGTCACGCTGCGGTAACATAATATCTACCGGTTTAATGTTCTGTACAATACCGTCACCAGCAATCTGCCACAAGAATTTCTTATTGCGGGCGGGGTACCTCTCGTAGCACAATACCGTCGCAATATTCGCCAGCTCCTGTATATTTGGGCATACCTGCAGGCAGCGGCTTTTATACTGGTCATAATAATACCCCCAGTTGAACATAAAATTCTGAGCAGTTTTTTTATCAATCCAATCTTTAAGTTCATCTTTGTAATCATCATATCGTTTAAACATTGCTGCTTCTTTACCTAACTCTGCCATTTCTTTATTAAACTCTAAATATATATTTTCTATCGCTTTAAAATGTTCTTCGGTATATCCAATTTCTTCATCAATCATAATATGGTAATCAAAATCTTTAAATGTGCGTTTGTATCTGATTGTCTTTTCCCATTTTTCAATCTCTCTGCATAAACGGTTCATATTGCTGTTTGTCATTGCAAATTTGTGAAGCTTTCCATAATACTCACCAGCGTACTTCATAAAATAGGGAAGTGGCTTCGCATATTTTGCAATATGTTTCGGAATATTGAAAAGCACACCGGTCTTAGCGAAATCTCTTTGGACTATATCATCACCTCGCAGGGGAGCGAGGGGTTGGCGCTTCCAAATGCGGAATTGCACCGCAAATGTACAGATTTCATAACCTTAGCAAATGCCGTAGGTTGTATATCTTAGTCTCTTGACCTTACAATAAATTTCTTCATTGTCTTGGCACAGGATTGTTTATAGTATATAAATATTAGTCTTTGTGATATTTTCCAGCTTTAATATTATTTATTGTACTACTATAACATTTAAGCTGACGGGCAATTTCACTGCAACTAACTCCTTCTGCTATCATTTGTTTTGCCCTGTTTATTTCCTCTTGGGTAAGGAAATGTTTTGGTTTCTTCTTATTCATGTATTCTTCCCAGCCATCAATTTTAATATGTGTCCAACTTCGATTATTGGCAATTGAACTGATAGCTCCAAAAGATACATTATATTTTTCACTCAATACTTTTTTAGATGTACCATTTAATAATTCTTTTTTTATATTTAAAACTTGTTCCTCATTTAATTTTGCAAATTTACTTTTGCTACCCAAATTCTGTTCACGAATTTTCTGTCTTGTTATATCACTAACTACTCTGTTGCTCATATATATACTTAAGGCTTGTTTGTTTTCTTCTGTGGGACTAAGGTGTTTACTTGATGCTCGCATTTTTTGCTTTGTCTCTTCAGACAACTTACTACCCAACATACGTTGTCTGTTTTTCTCTCCAAGCTGCTTATAAAATTCTTTATCACGTACACAACCTAAAGTTCCATCTCCACCTGTTGTTAAATTAAATCCATTATTGTATGTATCATATTGTTTAATATATTCTTGTTCAAGCTGACTTAAATCATCATTATCCTTTTTTAAATATAAGATACCAAATATTAAACTATCTGCACCATATTTGTTGAATGAAGCTTGGAGATAAGCATTATCATGCTCATTGTGTTCCAATTTCCATTGATGATGCCAGAACCGTCGTTTAAAAGACTGGTCTGTTTTGCCGATATATAATTTATCATTACCTTTACAATAAATAGAATATATACCAGCCTCGTTTTTGTATTTATTATAATCTTTAAATTCCAAATATTTATTTCTATCTATATACTATAAACTTCCCCTGTTAGCACATTACCAAATTGCCATTTCCTGCAATTCCACAATGTGTAATGCACACCCCGTATTTACGGGTTCACCAACTTTTGCACTGTATGTCACCATACAGGAGCACAGATTTCTATGCTTTTACCTGTCACAACGGACAGAATATCTATATAACTATCATATTTTTTCTTTTGTTCTTGTGTTTTAGGAACTTTTGCATGGAAGCACGACGCCGCATTTGATGCTTCGCCAACAAGACTTACCATGCCACGTAAAATTGCAGCAAGTTTGCTTTGGTCATTATAAGGTTCTTCAATGGATGTGATTTTATCTTCTATATCAATCATAATAGGAATGTCTCTTACGACACCTTCCATCATCAAAGGATTATCAATCACACAAAGCAAGTCTCCGTCAAAATCACAACCCGATAGACGTTGTGGTGTTAAGCTCTTGCCATTAATAATAATTGTATTGACCAAATGACTGCAATATTTATCTAAAAGTTCATTTGTTATACCTTTTAAGATAACATGTTCAGATTTACAAATATGAGGATTACGCTCAATCAATTTCTCTCCAAGTAAAACTCCATCTTTATTAAAACTGTAGAATTCATCAGCTTCGAGGCAACCATTGACTTCAAGCCCACCAATATGTTCCATCATCATAATTACATCAGGCACAGCAAATTTAAAACATGCTTTAAGCCACAATTTCCCGCATTTCATATCATCTTTATATTTCTCAATCAAAGATATAAGATATGTACGCACTCCATGTTCCTTCATCATCATCGGATTGCGAAGAATTGCCTTGGCATAATTATTAAGAGGCTTATGACTATCAGCCATCATACCTAAAAAACAATATGTATATAATGGGTCACCATTGATTATTTTTTCAATCCAACGAATACTATCTGTTGCGAGCAGTGCAAATTTCTCATATGGTAATTCCAGGTCTTGCAGAATCTGATAATTTCCTCTGGTATAAACTGGTTCTTCATCAAGAGAAAAGTTCCATTTTGCAACACCAAAGCAATGTTTATATTTTCGGAATTTATCCCAATATCGTTCCCAGTCAGCATAGGTGCCAGTATCTTTGAAGTATTTTTTACCTTTATACATACTTTCAAACCAGATACATAATGGCTCACTGCCAGGAGCAACAGAATGCTTCATACCCCAAATATCAGTAATTTCTGTGATGCCGTGTTCAGCAAAAAAAGTTTCATAATCAACTTCTATAGACAATCCTTTTATATAAGGACAGCGAGCAATAAAACTTGTCATTGGTGTATTACTGCCAATCTTTTCTTCAAGAATACGGGATATGGCTGGATGATGAATCCCCGCACCATCAAACACATTAATTTCAATGTCTGTAGTTTTTTCTGCAACATCTTTTTGTGTCCAAGTTCTTTTTTCTCCAGTATCTTTATCAATAAATTCAGTTGTATTGTCATACAAATATTTAATGTGCTGATTTGGAATTACTCTATAATAATCAGGAACAATCACAATTTTAGGAATCCAATCTTCAACACAGTGGCAGCTTGATAACATGAGTCCCCGGTAGGCTGTATATTTAGCAATTACAGTTTTATCAAAGTCAATATCCATAGTAATACGCTTGTCTAGTTCCTTGATAATTCGGCTGTCAACAAAACTCATAATTGCATTACGCTGCATTGAAGCACTTCGCTCTGAAATCTCAAATTTTTGCCCATTTACTTTAAACCCGTGCTGAACTATCTTTTTGAGTTCAGCTGTTTTATTTTTGGCACCTTTACAATCAACAAAAATTATGTATTTATTAAATTTTTCATCATCAAATGTAATCTTGCGTATCTGCCTCAACATAGGGGAGTCAGACTGTTTAATAAAATAACGTTCACAGTCACCCTGAATATGATAATCAGCATCTACAATTTCCTTAAAAGGAATTTTTCTTACTATATATAACGGTGGACTAAACATTTACTCACCGTCCCTTAAACGCTGCTGCATTGTTTTTGGTGAGAATTTATGGTAACTCATTTCTGACCAATAATATTCGCTGGGCTCAAACAATTCACAGCCTTTTACATCAGTTGTATCTACCCCGCCACAAAATTCATACAGGGCGCAATTTTCACAATTGCAATATTCATCGAACAATATAAGCAATTTCCTCCTTTGCTATATTTTTGTACTTTAACTCTATATCTCATTTTCAATCTCCTCATCTTCATCGTTATATCGTATCGGACTACCTACGGGAAGCATCTCTAAAAATGCTGCTCCAGGCAACCAATATTTACTTCCATCATTTGTTCTTTTTGCAACTGAAAAATGTATGTGTGCTATGCGTCCTAAATAATCATCTCTGTGTTCCCAAAATTCTTTGCGTTCTTCATCGCTATATCCAAGAGGCAGCACGACGTTGCTACCTTTATAATCAACTATAAAACTCTGCAGTATATCTTCATTTTCTTTTTTTGTGTAATCAACTATCATCAAATCTGCTTCATGCATTTGTCTTAGGTATAAGAAACTTTCACTGTTCTGTCGGTATTTATATAAGTCATAATCAAGATTAACTAAAATTCCTGCGTATCCTTTTTCTTTGGCTACTCTGAATGCTTTTAAAATATTTCCTCTGTAACGTCCATTAAATAAAATCGGGGCAAGTTGTATATGTTCGGTAGGTGTAAAATTCGTCTCTAAAAATGTTCGTCGGTCTTTATATATGTTTTTACATGTCTTACGGTTAAATTCTTTCAAAGATAATATGTCATAGATATAAAATATAATGTCACTTTTATCGCGCTCTGGCAGTCGGACTATCCATCGCTCTTTCATTCGGCGGTCATAAGGGGAGAGGTCTTTTGCATCCTCACCTTTATAAACAAGTTCGCCATCAAATACCACTTCATCAAACGGCAAGTCATTAAATTCCTGCAAGAGTTCATCGAAGCCCTCAAGGACAATGCCGAAGCGTGTATACATTCTTGCTTCGCCACATTCTTTGATAACAGCGCAGCGGGTGCCATTGTACCAACCGGAAACTGTGAACTGTCGCTGACGCACATAGTCTTCGTTACCATAGTACAGCCCCGGCATCATCAATGGGATTTCATAAACAGTTCCCGCGCCATATACTGTATTGACCTGTTTGGCTGAAACATTTATTTCAAGGTCTCTCAGCACCGCATCAATCAAAAAGTCGTGGAGCTCAGCGGGGTAGAGGGTAAGAGAACCATGTATCTTTGCCACAGCTTTTTTATTACCCGCCCCCATATATGTCAGATATTCAAGCAGGTCATCACCTTCGCCTGTCACAAACGGCACAACGTCTTCGGCTGTAATTTCGGACGGCGCCCATTTATCAAAGATAAGGAAACGGCTTAACCCAAGACGCGTTTTCCCAAACTGATACAATAAAAAGTCTGTCCACTTGGTATTTGTTGCATTACGGCGCAATATGCGTATTTTTTCATCATAAGATGTTGTGGCCGCCAACGCATCTGCAATTTGTTTAATTTCGTGTATTTATATCGCCCCCTTTAAAATAATTCATCATCTGATATATCAGCGGAAATCTCTGCGACTGCTTTTTGCGCATCAAGATATTCCTTAATTTCTGGCGGTAACTGTGATGTTACATATGTACGTTCATCAACAGTCATATTTCCAAGCTGTTTTTTGAATTGATGATAGAATGCATTACAGTATTCCTGCTGCCAACAATAATTAGGCCGCAACAGATTGCTTGTATTGACAAAAATTGTCTTATGATTATGAAAAACACCTTGTACAACAGCACTCATTGGTTTACCAAAGAATATCAATCCAAGCTCTTTTAACAATCCACATATTTCAGAAGTTGTTGATGAACTGTTATAACCTAGCCCATCCGCAATTTCACCTCGTGATATATACGCATAACGAGGTTGTTTTGACTGTGACTTGCGTTCATCTGCTACTTTGCCCTGATATATTAAAAATTTAATATAGATATAATGTAACAATAAAGCTCGAAAGCCATATTTTTTGCCGACACCTAAAGACGCCGTCATCAAAGTCATATATTCACCCTGGGTAATAACTCGAAAGAACACTTTTATATTCTTATCTGTTTGTCCATTAAAAAACACTGGATTAAGACGGACTATTATTGCGGAACGATTGTCCTGAAATTTTGCTGCATTTAGAATGACATTGTTAGCATAGAAAAAATCAAGTACAGCATTTAAATTTTCAATATGAGCTTTGCGCACACTCTGAGCATGAATCCCGATATAATTGCATAATATTTCAGGATTCACAATACTGATATTGCCATGAGTTTTACAAAACTGTAATCCACAAAATACTGTCAAACTGTTTGGTATAGCTAATTCCGCATCAATCATCATTTGCGGAATAAATATTTTTAAATCTTTACAATCGTCTTGAATTGCCTCAGATAATATCTTTAATTCTTCTGTCATAAACCCTCCTTCATTTTTAGATGTCAAAAATCTGCGCCTGCGTCGAAGATATATATACCTATATAAAGAGATACGTATATAAAGAGAAACCTATATAAAGAGATACGATACTCATATTTTTTATAAATAAAAAATATTCGTCCTGTGCCGTTGTGTTGTTGTTTGTTGCGTCGTGTTTTTTGCCGTTGTCACTGTGCCTTGTATGGTTACTGTGGGCTTTGTCTGTGTTCCTGTGTGCCTACCCATTTAATGCGCTGTCAATACTGTCCGCCATCGCATTAATTTCGCCCTGTGTTATTGTAAGGTATGTTTTTGTTACGCGCTGGTCACTGTGCTTGTACTTTGCCTGCAAGATGTCCATAACACTGTCGTTGTTCATTGTTTTGCGCGCTGTGTATCCGTATGTTTTGCGCAGTGTATGTGTTGCCACGTTCTGTGTGAGGCCCGCCGCCTTTGCACCTTTCTTTAAAATGTCCCACATTTGGTGCAGGCTCATTTGCCCGCCATTGTCACTTTTCTGGGACTTGATAAGGTAGTCGCTCATTGTATAGTTGCCGTTGAGATGTTCAATGTACATTTCAATGGCTTTTTTTGCGCCCGCTGTTATTTTGTTGCGATTGTACTTGCCGGTCTTTTGTTCGTACACATCATAGTAATCTTTTACTGTACCATCCTCATTGAGAACGTCACTGATGCGCGCTCTGAGCAGGTCACTGCCTCTGTCCCCAATGGTGCAGCCAAACACTACCATCATATAATTGCGGTACTTGTGTCGGCCCCCATGTTCAAGGAAGTAGTTTGCGAGACGCTGAAATTCGTCCGCGCTGTAAAGAGGCTCTGCACTCTGTGCCTTTTTCACGCCATTGCTTTTGTAAGGCGACGCTGTTCTTGGTGCACGCTGTTTTGGCGCTGGCTTTGCTGCGGCCATTGCCTGAGCCACTGCATTTGCTATGATGCTCTGGAGCTCGTCCTGTGTCATTTGGAGCTTTGGTGCTGCCGCCTGTGCAGGAAAGTTGATTGTATTATTCTGTACGTTTTGTTCTTTTGGCTGAGCGTTCATAGGTGCCTCCTTGTTTGGATTTTTGTTTCCTCTTTTATTGTCTATATTATACCATGAGAGGGGCTCTTTGATAACGGGGTTTTTGAAAAAACCAAAGAACTTTTTTAAATTTTTTGTGGCGCTTTATATATGTTAATGTATATAAGGAAAGGTTGATGCGGTTGTTGCGGGGCAGTGTGATTTGGCGCAAAATTAGGCGATTTTTAGGGTGTTTGCAATTGTGTAAGGTCTGGTGTTGGAAATTTGGAAAGGTGTCTTAATGCCTGAATTTGAGGCTCTGGTGGGGTTATTCTATCACAGTGCTGACGCACTGTGGCGTCGCTGTGCTCCTTTATCTTATCAACGATGAAATGTTTGTTATTATGTTGCGCGAGAGAGGGTGTGGGGCGCGAAATTTGGGGGCCGGAGAGGTGGGAGGCGCGGTTTTGGGGCGAAATTGGGGCCCGGGTGGCCGGGGCTAAAATGGGCGTTTCCGGGGGTGTTTTGAGGGGTGTTTGGATAAGTTGCACAAAAATAGAAAAGCCACAGCCGGCTCTGTATGGGGCTAGCTGTGGTTCTTGTTGTTTATGGGCGTGATTTTGTTGTTTTTATAGTGTTTTGTGGCAAAAATGGTGAAAAAATGTGTAAAAAGGCGCGAAAATGCGTCAAAATGTGTGATTTTTGATGATTTTTGGGTGGATTTGGTGTGGAATCAGGGCGAAATGGTGTGGAATGTTGTGTTTGGAGGGTGTTGTGGGGGTGAAAAGTGGACAAATATTGCTTTTTATGAGCCGAGAGTGAGATATAGCGACGCGTAGCTTATTATATACATTAAATCTGTCGCAAAGTCAAAATATCCCCCTACGGCAGTTTAAACCGCTTTATATCGGTAAATATCAACCTTTGTGAAAAGTTGATATTTTTTGTACAAAATTTTTCGATTTTTCAAAAATCGGACGCTTGTTGCTATTGACAATCTGTCGCTCAGGATTTACAATTTTAAGTGTAAACCGACAAGTTTACACCTACAATTCAATATATCTGTTGTGATTGTTCAAAGGGGGGTACAGATACACAATCACAAAATCACACACTATTCAATATTTAAAGGAAGGTATTTATCTATGAAAAAACTCACAAGAAAACAGCTTAAAGCAATAAAAAACACATCAAGCTACAAATATTTTGAACAATTGAAAACCCTTAAAGGCTCAATGCCGGCAGACAGCAAAAAAACCTATATAGAGCCAAATTCAGACCTTGAAAAATTCGCAAAATTGCAAGTTATGACCTTAAACAAATATATCCGCCAAGACGGCAAGGGACACAACTTGGCAGCACAAGTTTTGCAAGATTTACAACAGCAAGCTTGTTTGCTTATTCTGGAAAACCCTTTAAGCCTTGACTGCTTTACAACAGAACAAGATAAACAGACAGAACAACAGCAACAAGCATTTAAGGCGGTTAAAAATGGTTTATATAGGTATTATTATCACAACTATACAAGCCGCAGCACATCTAAAATTCACAATAACCCGTCAAGTTACATTGCAACAGCTACATATCAAGCAACCGACGATATCGGCAAAGATGCACGCGACAGCTATCAAATGGACCTTTACAAATTACATCTGGATGCAATTTTGACAATTTTAACAACGGATGAAAAATACATCTTTAATGGTTTATTTGTTGAAAACTTAACACAAAAACAACTTGCCGAAAAACTCAATAAATCACAAACTTATGTAGCAAAAACACTTGCAAATATCCGTAGCAAAATCAAAGCAAATGACCTTGATACACCGATAAACAATTAAACCATTATATAAAAGGCGGTCACATTTGTGACCGCTTTTTTGTTGTTCAGGTTATCAAAAAACATATAAATTATGTACAATTGTTGTAAAATATGGATAAATAAACCATTTTAAACTTTTTGGTAATATTTTTGAGTTTTCATTCAATATATATGCGACAGCTAATAGCGGTTAGCGGTTAGGGTGTTAAGCCTTGCCCGCTTGACCGCTTTTTGTCTGTCTGTTTTGCTATGCTTAATTTGTAAGTATAGGACAGGACAACCTACCAAGTAGGGACAGCCCAAACGCACAATGTTAGCGTGTTTTGGTTGAAAAAATTTCGGTTTTTTCTTACCTATTGATTGTGTCCCTTTAAAAAAGGACAGCGGTTCACTCCGCAAGCAAGCCGTCGAGAGATAGTAGATGTTGACACCCTCTTATAAACTGCAAGTAAGGTAGTAAAACAAAAGCCGTAAACGGCTTGGCTCTTTAAGGTGCCGTTTAGCTAACGGATAAGCGGAAATTGTTCAAAAAAATAATTTTTGTTTGTGAGCGGTTCATTGTGAATATCCAAGGATGTACACAACCAAAATGAATTGCCGTCATTACATCTTAGGATGTAAAGGTGGTTACGCAAACGAACAAAAACGAAATTTTCAACAAGAGTATGTGAGAATGTTTACGATATTTCCAAAGCCGACAGTGAAATGATATATCTGTCGGCTTTTCTTGTAAGCGAATAAGCTCAATAAAAAGTTTGTTCTCTTACAAGATTGTACACTCGGTACAGTCTCATTGTAAACATACGCTACATATTCCAAGGAGTAACAATTATGAAACTTAACGAAAAGAAAAACGAAATTTTGTCCGCTATTTCCGCACTTAACAAGTTGCTTGTAAACAACGAAAGCAAAAAAGCCGATATCGACAAGGCTCTTGAAAACATCCAGAGCGAAATCAAAGCCTACAATGCCGAAAGAACAAGGCTCACTTTTGTTGGGTTGGCTCAGACTGATGAACCTGTTAAAAACGCAATCATTCAGTTGAATTTTGACATCATCAAACTGAAAACAAACAAAGACAAGGACACAGATAAAGTGTCATATGAACTTGTAAATGCGAAAAAACAAATCGAATTGCTTGAATTTTCAAAGTATCTCGGTAAAGCAAGTTTTGCAGACGAAAACTGGAAATACAAAGTGGAAAAATTCAATCAGCTTATCACATTCAAAGCGGTAAAAGATTTGAATGGCGATATGAACACAATCGCAAAAAGTTTCTACATCAGCAAACTTGCTGAAAGTGTTGATTTGGGCAAAACACCAACATCAAACACACAGGTTCTCAAACAGTTGCAGACTGTTGTGGACGCAATCATTCACGAAAACAAAAGCGAGAATGATGACACAAACAAATTCAAAGTACTGTCTCACGATGTTGCATACATCGTAAAATTGATGTGTAAACGTGCCGACAGCGGAAAAATCGTAATGCCAAAAGTTTCCTCAATGCACACATTGGTGATGGATGTACTTCACCGTATTGTATGCGACCTCGATTACAAAATCGAATATTCCAAGAAAAAGGAAGAAGAAACTGCACAGGCTGAAGCCGAAAATGAAATCGAAGCAGCTCAGGAAGAACCAAAAGCTGTAGATGAAAATGCTGAAGAAAAAACAGCAAAACCAAAAGCGAAATAATCGAAAACAAAAATCAAAAATGAATTCAAATCAAAGCTGAATGTGTCACAGCGGGCAAAAGCTCGCTGTGTATCATTGAGCTTTTATTTTTTAAGGCACATCATAGACGCATATGGTGAGCGAAAATGGTTCAAAAAAATTTTTGGAGGTCAAAAATGAAATCATCTTATAAACGCAAACTGCGTAAACAAAAACGAGCTGGTTTATTTGCATTTGTTGCTGGCACAATCGGCAGCATCCTTGTAAGCAACTGGTTTGTCGCAATGCTTTTTTATCCATTGGCTTGGATATTGTTAACCACAAAGGAAATCATTTGGGAGTAAAATGATTTGCAAATCTCTCTCATATATGATAAAATCTAAAACGAAAGGGGGAGATAAAAATGTACAACGAAAATGAAAAACCATTGGGAATGTCCGATGAAGAATGGGACGAATTAAACAAGCAAGCCTTCTTTCAGCAATGTCCTGACGAAGTAAAAGAAATTATCCGTAAACAAGGCATAAATCTTACCGATGAAGAACATGAACAAATATGGCAAGATTTACCAAAGTATTTTGCACATCTGCGCAAAGAACATAAAAAGAAAAAAATCATAACTATGTTTACACCAGATGGTTTAAATAAAATTTCGCAGTGCATTAGCATTATAAAAACCATAGGTACTCTAATCAATGAGGATGTAAAGATTGAACTTGCTCCAATTGAAACAATTTATCGAGCAAACCAAACAGTTTCTCAATTGATTATCGTAGTAATAAACGAAATTAAGTTTGGACAAGAAGTTGTAGATGGCAAATGTGGCAATTTATTGTCACAGCTCAATGAAATTGCGGATGTAATTAGTTTGTCCACTGATTATAGTGGAGAAAATATTTCAATGCACATTTATATAAACGATGCAGTTGTTGTAAAGGAAATATAAAATGGAATACGCAGATTTGATAAACAATTTAATTGCATATCGAAAAAGTCAGAATATTACAACTGTCGAACTTGCTCAAAAAATGAATGTAAGTCGACAATCAGTATATAATATTGAAACTTTGAAAAAAGCTGCACCAGATGAAACTTTGCAAAAAATGTGTCAAGCATTAAATTTGGAACTTGAAATTGTCCCAAAGCAATACAACATCAAATCCCAAAAATGAATTTAATTCCAACAACAAGAAAAGCTCACGGCTCAGGCTGTGGGCTTTTTTGGTTGCTGTAACAACCACAATGAAAACATCTCATTGAGCCATTAGGGTAAACTGCGACCTCTTTTGACCTCCTGTGTCGCAGTTCTCCTCAGTGCCTCAAGAATTTTTTCATATTTACTACCTCTTTCGTAATTGATTGGAGAGCCTATGACTACGGTTGTAGGCTCTCTTGTTTATTACGAACACACACACTACATCAACGCGAAAGGAGAATAAAAAAATGAAACCAAAGCGTCTTAAAGCGCGCATCAGCTACGAGTCCGCAGCCGGTGTGCCAGTAACTTTTGACCGCAAAAATCTCAAAGCTTGGATAGACTTTGAAAATGAAACCTTTACATATACCATTCTTGAAGACGGTGACGTTATAGTGCCGGCTGATTTCGGCAAAGACCACGACTACATCAGTGTGCTCACAGGGCAGGTATATGTTTTGGTGCACGAAGTAATTTGGAAACCAGGTGAAGAAATGCCACACGCAAGACTTATCGGCTATGCAACCGATTGGCAGTACATTTAAAGGGAGAAAACTATGGAAGGAAAATTTTTGCTCAATCAGTACACAATTCTGATTGATAAACACGAACTTGCTGAACGCATTGCCGAGTGCGAAAGCACCGCTGTGCTCGAATGTGAACTTATCAACCGCGCCACAACTATGCAACCACAGATACTGCGTAGTGAAAATAGCTACAGAGAAGCAACAGAACACCACATATATTATCGCAACTCAATTAGCCTTGAACGCAATGCATATAAGGTCACTGTTGTTGGTCTGCACAGTCCCGACGGGCTTGAAGAATATGCTATGTTCAACAACACCTTGCGAGATGTCTATATTTCGCTCAAGACATAGGCGAGCGATTGACAAGCAAAATTTTTTAGCATAAAATACAACCAATGGTTGTTAATATGCAAATATGCAATAGTTTTGCATAAATATTCATATGCAAAATGTCAACTTTGTGCACTTTGTACAGTTGATATTTCCATATATTACCAGCAACCAAGCGGTAATGTATACGTTATGATATATGAAAAGGGGGATTAAATATGGAAATTGAAAATGTAAATAAAAAGTCGGAGAAAACAACTCAGTATTACAAGGTAAGAGTAATCATATATAGACGTTTGCTGTTTGGATATTATGAAACTTACACAAATTTGATTGATGATGCAGTACAGACTGCTGTCACTCAGATGTCGCCAGAGATAATGCATCAAATGTTAGGTGGCAAAGAATACAGTAAATTTTGTAAATGTGTTTATGATATCAAAGGGTGTAGATGCTATGACATTAATGATGCTCAGGGAATATATTGCTATATTGATTGTGTTGAACAGCCCCGAAAAGATATTGCAAGACAAATTGGTTGGCTTGAATGTCATTGCAAAGATGATAAAGAAAAAGCATTGCGCAAACATCTGCTTACAATAATCGATACATCAAGAATGAAAGATGGCTTGCGACCAATGTTTGCCAAACAAATATTAAAATTTTGATAACGAGGTAAACAATTATGGCAAATTCTATAAATGATGAAAAAGTAGTCAAAGTAGAAATGATAAAAAAATTACCTAATCATTTTGCTTATTATAGAACATATACTAATACAATTGATGAAGCACAGAAAATAATGATAACAGATACGTACAATAGTATTTTGTATTGTATGATGAATTATAAATCAGCGAGAACTATATTAAAACCGGGAGAAATTCATTGTTATACTTTGCATAACCTTCGTGGAAGTTGGTGTTGGTGTTCCATTGTTTCTAAAGAAGATGCTAATAATAATCCAGCAACAGAAGTAGATATCCCATCACTTAATCAAGAAGACATTGATAATTATTGGCATATAATATGTAAATTTGTAAAGCAACATAACAAAGAATTTAAGGAACAAATATTTGGTTAAATATAGCACTCATACTGAGTGCTCTTTTTATATAAAAAGGAGGTCAACTATGAAAAATGTAATTAGTCCAAACAATCACCTTGGTGATACAGCAGAACAGGCTCTTGCCAATGCAATCATTGTTAAGGCTGCTGAAGACTATCGTGCTGCAAAAACAATCTTGCAGAAACAGCCGGACAATAAGGGAGCACTGATTGAAATTGACAGTCTGCTGAAATTTTTCCGCAGTGATTGGTTTAAAGTACTCACAAAAGTCAAGGCTGAATTTCTTATCAGCAAACTTGATGCTGAATTTGCATAAGGGGGCGGTACCAATGAAAATAAAACGTAAGCTCCTGAGGGCAATCCGCAAAACATACAAACACTTGCACTATGCTTTTTGGGATGTATGCAATGCAGACTACTAATGTCACACACAATATGAGCAAAGGGGGAGAATAAAAATGTTCACCAATATGACAGAGTTTGTGCGAGCGTACAGACAGGGCTGTCGATTTTTATATGCATCATTTGGTTTTGATTTTTCAAAGCCAGTAATTTTTTACAAGACGCGAGGGCCGATAACAATTCGCAAACTGGTGCAAAACATTGGCATCTCACACGAGACACATAAAATCGTTATGATAATGCAACAGCCAAATGCAGGACGCACTTGGGAGCGGAGTCCAAGACTTATAGAAATAAATGCAGAAAACAATTTTGAAATCAATAATTTTAGGCGCAACTATTCTGACCGTCGTATCTCGTATCTGTTTGATAATTTTAACAGAAAAATAGATGCAAACACTTGGCGTCGTCTAGAAGAAACTATAATTTGGGTTGTAGCTCAACGCAAAGAGCATATTAAAGAAGCACAACCATATAGAACACAGCCACAGCCAGAACCATATGTGCGTTATCAGCCGTATACATTGCGCAGTGCTACTAGTTACTCAAGTATAACATTGATACCATATGACAGAAACAAAGTGTCTGTTTATAAAGGTTTTCAGCCCGGAAAATGGCCACATAAATTGTCAGAAATACAAGACAAAAATGGCTACTACATATATGATATGCGCACCAAGTATGCCAACAAAGTAGAAGAAATAAAAGCACAGCGTCGCAAACGCTTGGTTGACAATTATCCCTTTGACGGTATTATTGAAAAGTTTGAAGCTGAATATATGGCAGCCAAAAATGAAGTAGCATATTGTATTTTATCGACAGATAACTATACAGTATTGTCTTTAGCTTCGACCGCATTGGGATACATATCATCGACGAATAATGCAATCAATACGTTTAAATATCAGGTACAGAAGAAAGTATTCAAAGATATGGACGAAGCCAAACGACGTCGTGCAGATGTTGAAAATAAAATAGTTTCGATGAAACGCAGTGTTGCAAATATGCGTTCAACAATGTACTAAAGCGCAAGCTTAAAATAAAAAATTTTATTCACATGAAGGAGAACACAACAATGAATGATTTTATTCAGATGGCAGAAAATCTTATGAGAGAAAATGCTGAACTCAGAGCAGAAAATGCGCGCTATAGAGAGCGCTTGAACGAGGCGCACGAAGTGACTGCGCCAATTGAACCGCAGAAATGTCTGCGTGATATCATCGCACCACTTGTGGAAAAATACGATGACAAAACAATTCACAATGTAAGCACATTCCGTCGTGTCTATGAAGAAATGGACATTGACTGGTCGGCTGAAGTTGTGAACTGTATTAAGGCACACAACCTGACACGTATTCCACATAAGGCATACATAGTAGAAGTTTCACCAGTTTTGACCGCCGAGTTTGAACGCGTGGTGCATTTGCTCTTGGCACAGTAAAGGAGAATACATATGAAAAAGATTTTTTAATTTTTTAAAAAAAGCTATTGACAAATTGATATGTAAAGTGTATTATGTAGTTGAAATAACATACAGCTCATCTTTTTGAGACTGCTTTATTTTTTACAATAATAACATACAAATCATCTTTTGTAGCTTTTAATCCTTGATTAAGGAAATATTTTTTTTAAGCAAATAACACACAAATCATCTGTCAAAAGGAGAAATTGCAATGTTACGTATTGTTAATGATAGGGGACACCTCCTCGCATATTGCGGAAACAAATTTCTTGTTTCGGCAGACAACGAGCGCGAAATGCAAAAAGAACTTGCAGAGCTCGGTTACACAATGACATAAAGGCAAGCCGGCCTTTATATATACAAACACTATTTTTTATAAAAGGAGATTTTAAAATGGCAAAACTTAATCTTACAGCAAATGTGCTGTCCCTTGAATCCGCACTTAAACTCGAAGATATCAAAAACGCAATGCGTTGGTGTCCAGATGCTCTCACAGTTATGGACGAAAAAGGCGAAGAAGAACTCTTCTCTGTTGCTGCAGGTACTTCAAAAGGTTATATCTCACCATACGGCATCACATTTGCTGCTGCAACAGTTCGTGGTGGTAAAGCTTGCTACACACGCGAAGTTGCACCAGGCACAGAAATGAAAGATATTGCTGAAGTTGTGCTCGCTGAATATGACAAACCAAAAGCATATCTTGAAGTTGTTGAAGCTCAGGTTGCTGAAGCTCTCGCAAAAGTTGCTGAACGTAGAACAGCTATTATGGCTGAACTTGCTGGCGAATGCGAATGTCCAGACTGCACACCAGACTGTCCAACAGCACAGGGCGAAGAATAATCTTCGCCCAACCTAAACAAACTTATCCGCAATTTAACCCAATATTTTCCATTAACATTAACAAACTTTTAAACCGAAATCGTTAACAAACAAACTTAAACACATAAAAGGAGATTAAATATTATGCTTAGAATTTATGTTGGTACAAACACAAACCGTACAGCTTACACACTTTCCCCAGAAACAACCCTCAGAGCAGCTTTTGAAACTGCAGGCGTGAACTATGAAATGGGTACCGCAACTCTTGATGGTTCCACACTTCAGCCGGGCGACCTTGACAAGTCTTTTGCAGACTTCGGCATCACAGGTACAGCTTACCTCCTGAGCATTGTTAAAGCAAACAACGCTTAATTGATTTTACCTATAGGGGCGGGAGCAATCCTGCCCCAATCTTTAAAGAGAGGAGCTCAGTATGGCACACACATTTAAAAAATGGATGATAAAAGCCATTCCATATGACAACTTGTTTGACATATCGGTGGACTTTGAGAATCCATTCCCGACCGATAATCGTCGCGATGCTACACTCGCGGCTGCATTTCACTGTTTGATTAAAGACAGAATTCCAGAGGGGGTTAATCGCATTGTAGTGCGTGATATCCACTCATATGACTGCAACGTGAGAGACATTTTTGACTATTATGAGGTTGAAAATGGTTTCAAAAGTTGTATTTTTTACTACGCAGATTGGGACAATGTGAATCTGCAGAGCAAAATTACATTGCCAAATGAATGGGAAGCTCAGGAAATTGCAAGCAAATTTACTGGATGTTATGTTACAAATCACGTATCAAAACAATTGATGGTTATCTTTATTCCGAGCAACTATAACCTTGAAACTTGGCATAGACTTGGTGCATTGTTACCAAAATATCCAGTGCTCGAGGATATGTGGGCAGCAAAACCACTTACCGAAGATGAACTCAAGATGTTGAAATCACTGTCAACAGACGGTGTAGATTTTGACACATATATAAAAGCGTGGATTGCGACACTCGACCTGCGCACATCCGCAATCAAAAAAATGTTCAACAAATTCATTATTGATAACATCGAGGAACAGATACGCAATGCCGAAGATAGACGTAGAAGCCTTGAAAACAATATCACAGACTATGCTGCGAGACTGGCAAGGCTGTATAGCGACCTTGACGGTGTTATTGAAATGATAAACCGTCTTATGATAGGTGATGACACTGTTGAAGAAAAAGAAAAGAGACTTATCGAATTCTTGTTAACAAACAAAAATGTTGAGCCAATCAGACGTCGCAATGACCGCGTTGAATTCAATGTTCACGCAGCAATTGACTGTTGGGATAACGATATGTTCTCATCTTATATCAATAATCACAACAGTTTATTGTATCGCCATACAAGCAGATATTCATATGACCAGTTGAAACGTTTTTATGAGCAGGCATTGTTTGCCGGTCGCTTTAAAATTCAGGGCATTGCTAAATTTGAAATTGCAGCAACAGGTAATGTGAGACCAATTTCAAAAAATGGGCATTGGCCATCAGCTGAAATCGAAAACTGTATTCCAAATACACATGTGGATAAATTCACTTGTATTGGTAATCACAGACGTATGCTGGATGATGCTGCAAAAATTCGTGACTATGAACAGGCAATTTTGATTGCTATTCAGATTACACAGTCAGTTAACTGGTCGGATGGTGCAGTTATGAATCACTTTATTCCTGAAGTGTTGCACTGTGAACGTCCAATTCTTACAGACAGAACAGGCAATACATACACTGTTGCACAGGTAATAAGCATACTTGATGCCGAAATAAAGGAGGTTGAAAAATAATGAAACCAATAAGATTGACCGATGATGTAAAAGCGGCTATTCTTGATAAATTTGCAAAACAGCTGAGCACGGTTGTACGTGCTTCAACTATTACATTCACACATACGCCAACAGTGGTAAGCACACCGTTAGGCAAAGATGAAAAAGTGCTGATTACTTATACAGCAGAAGCATTCCGCAAGCAGCAGATGCTTATTCAGAGTTTTGACAGTGAAGTGGCTTGGCACGGTGTTGTTGAACGTGAAGATGCAAAGCATTTTATTATTACAGATATCGTAGTATATCCCCAGACTGTTACCGGCTCAACTGTTGAGATGGACGAAGACAAATATGCTCTTTGGACAATTCAGTTCGGTCGTGAACACGGCGAAGAAACATTCCAGAAACTGCGTATGCAGGGACATAGCCACGTGAATATGGAATGTTTTGCAAGTGGTACAGACTCTAAACACCAGGATGACATCTTGGCAACAACTGACCCAAATGGGTTCTATATTTTCATTATTGCCAATAAAAAAGGCAAATTCTGGAGCACTATTTTCGACCTCGAAGCAAATGTTCAGTATGAAAATGCTGACATCGAAATCGAGTATGAGGAAGATGAGTACGATGAATTTGTAAGTGCAGCAGAAAGTGTGGTTGTAAAAAAGACTTATACACCACCTTACAACTATGGCAATGGCTATCACAACAACGGAGCAGGGTATTCATACGGGGCAAGCGCTTATTCTCAGAAGCCACCTCAGACTCCGCCTATGCCAGTGCTTCCGACAAATACACAGCCAAAAACAAGCACAAACGAAACAAACACAAAGGCAAACACAAACACAAAAAAGGACGATAAATCCATTGAAGAAGATATCACCAATCTTATTCAGATGTCATTGAACGATATGGAATGGGATGAAGTTGGTGGATGGACAAGCAAAATGTAAGGAGAAATTATGGACTTAAGTAAATCACTTGACTGGTTTAATCCAGACAGCGTTTCGGAACGCATACATATTATCGGATGCGGTAGTGTAGGTAGTACAGTTGTGGAACTGTTGGCAAGATTCGGTCTTACAAAGTTCACTCTGTATGATTTTGACCTTGTTGAACCTCACAATATCGCAAACCAGATGTTCAGAAAAACGGACATTGGTAAAACAAAAGTTGAAGCATTGCAGCAGATTGTATGTGAAATCAATCCAGAGGCGGGCAAAGATATTAAACTTGAACCAGAAGGTTGGCACGGACAGCAGTTGTCTGGCTATGTAGTTCTTGCTGTTGATAGCATTGAATTGCGTAAAAAGATTTGTGAAGGTTTGCAGATGAATATCTTTGTTAAAGCTGTGTTTGATTTCCGTACAAGTTTGCTCAACGCACAGCATTATGCAGCCAATTGGCAGGACAAAAAACATCGTGATGACCTCATTGCAACAATGCAGTTCACCGATGAAGAAGCTGCGGCTGAAAACCCAGTATCAGCGTGTGGTGTAACACTTGGTGTCGCACCAACAGTAAGACTGATATGCACACTAGGCGTAAGCAATATGATGAACTTTTTCAGAGAAAAGAAATTGAAAAAAGTTGTATTGGCAGACGCATTTAATTTTGATGCTGACCCTATGGTATTACCTATGGGTCAATAATACACAATAAGAGAAATGTTTATGGTGAATATTGCACATTGTATGGCAAGCTTTTGCTGTTAGCAGAAGTAAAGAAATGGTAGAGAACATAGAGGCAGGCGCTTAAGGAGCACGCTGAGGTGATTCCTAAGTACTGCAGCTTCTTGCATCCGACGAGCTCTGAAAAGGTAGGTTTAACAGGAGGATTGGATTACTTACAAGTGAAATTAACCAGTTCAAACCGTAAAGCTCATCTGAAATTAACGATAAATCCCAGATTTGCATCTCTTTTATCCGGGAATGAAGGGCTTAAAACTATAGCTAGACCATAAACAAGATAGGGAGGACATTATGGTTTATATCACATATCCAGCACCTAACAAATTTCATCAGATTACATTTGAAGAAATGATGTCGGGCAATGTTAATACAGATAAATTAAGAATTTTAGGCGGACATAATACGCTTACTTTGCATCTTAACGATGTACCTGCAAACTTAAAAGGTCAGACTTCTGTACGCAAAATGATTGCAGATTTGCAGTATTTTGTAGGTGTATATTATGACACACTGATGCCACAGATAAAAGAATTTGAGAAGCTTTCAGATGCTCAGCGTCGCAGCGTCAAACAGCGTGACAAGATTGAAAATTATTTTGAACAGATGGGCGCAACTGCAAATGATGAAGACTTGCAGAAAATCACTGAACAGGTAGATGCGCTGCAGTGTGAAGTTGCAGAACAGCAGTATAAATATGCTTACTATACATTCGATTTGCGCAAAAGTTCAGCGCCGGAACACATTCCATTGTGGCGACTGCCAAAAGAATACAGACGTACAATCAATGCTCCGAACATACATCTTAAAAATGCGCTATATGAACTTAAAGAACTGTTTGAAAATATGATGATACGTACATATCATACTGCATCATTTGCGTATGTTAAACATCGTGGAACTTTGGATGCTGTAAAACGTCATCAGAGCTGGGAAAGCAAATGGTTTGCAAAGTTTGACTTTTCAGATTTCTTTGGTAGCACAACAATTGACTTTGTTATGCAACAGTTCTCTCAAATATATCCGTTTAATATGATTTGTGCATATAAAGATGGTAAAGAAGCTCTTTATAAAGCATTGCAGTTGTGTTTTTTGGACGGTGGACTTCCACAGGGCACACCTATTAGTCCTCTCATCACAAACATAATGATGATACCATTTGACCACGCAATGTCAAAAGCTCTTAAAGAATTTAAATATCCAAACAAACACGGTAGTGAACGTTTTGTGTATACAAGATATGCTGATGACCTGCTTATCAGTTGCCGTGTGGATTTTAAAGTGGAAATTATTCAGGCATTTATTCTGGAAACTTTAAAATCAATGAATGCGCCTTTTAGCCTTAACGTTAAGAAAACTCGTTACGGTTCTAGTGCAGGTAGCAACTGGAATCTTGGGGTGATGCTTAACAAAGACAATAAAATTACAATCGGTGCAGAAAACAAGCGCAGACTTAAAGCTTCTTTGAATTCATTTATCCTTGATATGAAGAATGAAAAACCTTGGGATATTTCTATGGTGTATAGACTCAGAGGTCAGATTTCTTATTATCGTAATGTGGAAAGGGAAGCAACAAATAACATCATTGCAGCGATGAACACAAAATATGGTGTTGATGCAGAAGCAATGATGAAATCTATTATAAGTTAATTTAATTTTTATATATTGAATATCACAGTCATTGTGAAGTGTTGATGTTATCGGCACTAACGAAATGGTAAGAAAGTATGGCAGGAAGGCCCGCAGGTTCATGATGAAGACGCGTGCGAGCTTACAGCTCCAGCATAAAAATTAGAAATGCTGGTACAATGAAAAGGAAGAAAATCATGAACGAAAGCCATACTTTCCAACATCCACAAAACCACGAATTTAAAACGCTTCATTACTCCGCGACCCTCCGCCAGGAGGGCCCGGGCGCGGTAAAGCGTCAAATAAATAATTGAGAATATATAAAAAAACTTTATTGAATATCTTTAAATTTGTACATAAATTTAAGAACTGTTGCTGTTAGCAGCAGTGTCAAACGAACAGGATAAATAAAGAAATACAAATTTCTTTATTTAAATAACTTCTTAGCGTCGTAAGGCGCGATGCTCCGACATCGCTCATGACGACGCCAAAGTTATTGAGAATAAAGTTAAAAAAATAATAAGAAAAATAAACAGTGTATATTTGCATAGCAAAGCTATTGATGTAATCAGTAGTACAGAAATGGTAGGAAAGATTACACGGGACGGTGTCGCCGGTGAGGAGCCACCTCCTTTGCAAACCCCTGCAATATTTCTAAAACCTAATTAAAACTATGTCCGAATGGTCAAACATAACAGGAGGACTGAGAAACATCACCTGAAGGATACCAACTGAACCCCCAGTTCAGATGACACGACAGCTGGAGAAATCTAGACCCATGGGATGGTGATTCAACATTAAATTACAATTCAGACTGTTTATTGCTTTATAGTTTTTGCCAAGCTACGAAAACTCCAAATAATGAGTAGTGTGTGACATAAAAGCCAAGCCTCGTCAACTCCCTTTCGGGGCTTGGTAAAGACTATAAAACAAACAATTTAAGTAAAGGAGAATATATATGACAAAAGCAGAAAAAGCAGCTGGCAGGCTGTTAAGAAGAATGAATAAAGAATACTTGGGTGAGGTAGAAGCATTGATAAAAATGTGTCGACAGCCTAAAGTTGACCTTTCTGAAATCAGTATTCAGTCCTACAAAGTAACAGTTTTGGCAGAGCTCAAAGACGAATTTTTTGCAATCAAAATGACAGAAGATGAAATGGAGTATATTTATGACCTCTATGCTTGTCTTGATGCTCCTTTGAATTATTTGTGGGAATGTTGGCGTGATGATGAAGGCTATAACATTTCTGACTCCATTGGTGATTTAGTTTCTGATATTATAAGCCAGGATATCGAATGTATTTCAGAAGATAACTTAATCGAGGTGAATATGGATGAGACTGAATGATAAACTCACAATTTATTTAGACAATGGCAATAAATTGGTTGCTGAATTATATAATCATGCAGGTATAGAAAAAGAAATCTCCGTACATATTGAAAACGCTTCAGGTGTATGTATTCAAGATATTTGCACCGTAAAAGCAGTAGAAGAAATTGAATGTTTAGTATGGGGAGATGAAAATTCTGAAGATTATACAGACGAGTTCTATATACCGCTTTATAAGGAGGTCTAGCTATGATTTCAGATGAATATAGGCGTAGAACAACAGCCGAATTGCTAAATATGGCATCATCAGTGTGGAACAATATGGACACATTTTTAAAAACAGTAGATGATTTTCAATATGATTGGATGAAAAATACGCAAATAAATGTATTTGCGCTTGAATTTATGGAACCAATCATGGTTTATGACGGTTTTTGTATTATGCGTGATAGAACCTATCGCGATTATTATTACATAAGCGAAGATAAAATCGTTAAAGTTATTCCTGAACATATTTTGGCATCAGCTCCAGATACCGAATACTATGATGAAAATAATAAATTGATTGATACTGAACAGTTGTTGCAGCTACACGACAGTGATGTTTGTGGTGAGACAGATGATTGCCAGTATTATGTATGGTTCAGTGAGGTATCACAATGAGTACAACTAATGTAATTGCTGGACTGGTCGCAGTCGGACTGGTCTTGTTTCAAAGTATGAAAAGTATTGCGGAGGATGAAGAAAATGAAGAAAATTAATTATGATGTTGCATTGCAGATGCGTAATGAAGGCATAACATATGCTGCAATTGCAGAGATGTTTGGAGTATCAAAACAGGCCGTACAGCAATTATTGTCAAGGTCTAAGTTTGACCCAAATGATATGCATTCACGCCACAGAAAAGAATTGTTTGAAAGATGTGTTTTCCCCGGGTTGGCCAGTGCTATAAAAGAACGCTTTCCCAGTATTTCTGATTTTAGCCGTGCATCCGGCATTCCATATACAACTTTATACTATATTTTTATAGGCAATGTTGAACCGCGTACTTCAACAATCAATGCATTGTGTCAATATTTGGGAAAAACATATGAAGAACTTTTTACAAAGGAAGTGAATGTATGAGGTTGACAGAACAGACCCCAATAGAAGTTGCGCAGGCATTAAAAAATGCAGACATATCAATTATATATGGTTTAGCGGACGGTATTATGGCAGAAGCAGCTCGCGAATATCGTAAAGCGCGAATAATAGTAGAGAGTAAGGCTGTTGTACTTGACAGTGAATTAAAGCGAGCAAAGAAAAAAATTGCAGCTCTGGACAGGTTTTTCAATTCAAATCGAGCAGTTGTTCTGTGTCGTGAAGAAAAAACCAGGGATTATATTGTATCAAAACTGAGGGCAGAAACGGTTTCAGAGATGCGTGAAAACTTATATACATATAAAAATAACAATTAAAAAATTAGGAGGACAGTATGGACGGATTAGTTAATATTATGCAAACAGACCTTGAACAGATTCCAACAGGAACACTTATTGCATTTGGAAAAGAGTGCTGGAACAAGCGTTACTGTTCAAACTGTCCTCTTGATAAGTATTGCAGAGTCACCAACTGCGTAATGTTTCAGGATTCCTTTATGGGGTGTGATGATGTGTTGCGTATTGAATTGGCTAACAGACTTGAAAAATATCTTGGAAAGGAGACAAACATATGAGATACGAAGAGTGGAACAATAAAAAGCAGAAAGCATTTGATGCACTTCCGATTAAATTTGCATTCAGTGAAGAACAGTTTGACCGTGTGTTGAGCGAGTTCGGATTGACAAGAGATAATTGTGCTGAATATTTGGCTCGCATTACAGGTAATGGCTTTATGCTTAAAAAAGATGTGCATTTGCTGGGCGAAGTTAGTCAGCAGTATGAAGAAGAACTTAAAGAATTATTGAAGGATGATGTTTTCGTAGTTGATATGTTCGTCTACGAAATGAAAAATCACGAATATCAGTATACAGAAGAAGATGAGGAAATCACAGATGCGTGTGGAATAGGCTATGAGCAGTTTAAAGCAGATAAGCGTTTGCGGAAGTTGTTTGCAGAAGCTCGTACACAGTTTTGGAAATTCTGTGCTGATAATGATTGGTTTTAAGGAGGACAGGCTATGTACGATAAATATGTTGTTAAATATGTTGTAACAACTTTTGATAAAGAGGGCCAGGAATTATTTGAAAGATATCATACAAATGAAGAGACTGCTGTTAAAGAAGCTAAGGCTGCTTTAGCATTAGGTCTTAGAGCTAAAATTATTCAGCATAGTGAACTGACTGGTTGGGAGGAATGAATGTGAAGTATTTAATTACAGCCATGTATAACGGTCATGAAGTATTTTCGGCAGACCTCACATTTGTTCCACGTCAACATGAACAGTTGAAAATTGGAAGAAATTTGTTTGTTATAAGACATGTTCGTTATCACATAGAAGAAGGAACATCATTGTCAACAATGGCCGTAACTTTATATTTAGAGAAGGTTGCATAGGGAGAATCATATATGAAATACGGAATATATACTGAAAATGGCTCAGGCCAAGAATTTTCTACAAAGGAAGCCATTCTTAAAGAAATTAGTCTTATGATTGATGACTGTATCACAAACGGTGGTACACAGTTTGATATTGAGGTGTATGCTAATGCTTCATGTTTCAATACAGATGAGGAGGAAGAACAATGAAATTTTATTTTGACGTAAAAGAAACACACACAAAAACAATTGCTATTGAAGCAGACAATCTTGCTGATGCAGAGAAACGAGTGCGCAATGCATATCAGTATAGAGAATTTGAAATTGATTATGACATAGCTGATGATGTACAGTTCATTTGTGTTGAAGAGGATGATATTTTCGAGGAAGAAAATGTTGAACACTTTGATTGTCACAACGTCATTTATGACGAAGATGATGATTCTTATGTGTGTCCTATTTGCAGCACATATATTTGCTGCGGAGATACTATCAAAGATATGGACTGTTCATTACCAAGCTATTGCGATACTTGCGGTGCTAAACTGCATTATTAACATCTATGTCTGGACGGAGGTTTATTATGAATAAAATCATTATTATCGAAGTTACAGAACAACCTGATGAACAAAAATACTGGAGTTATCCTTTGGAAGAAATTCCATATTTAATGGCCGAAATTAAAAACGGAGATAGAGATAATAATTATATTTTCCACCTGTATGAAGGCAGACTTTATGAAACAGAGGAAACACATATAGGGTGGCCTTGATATAAAAATGTAATTTTATGAGGTGGTAATATGAACGAAGAAATTAAGCAATACACTATTGAAGATGCCTATACTGATAATACTGAAATAAAAATGTATGAAAAAGGTAAGTTGGTTGATAGAAAGATTATTTCTAATTGGAAATTATATGCTTATCTCGAAAGGTTGATAGATGAAGGTTATCAGCAAGCATATGATGTAAAAAAATATGAAAAAGCCGTTCAGAAAGCGAAAGAATCTCTTATGCAAGCTGAACTGGAACTTGAAATGGCAAGAGCTAATAAATTATATAGTGAAGAAGAATTGGCTGAATAAATGATAACTTTTACAGGTACAGATATATGAAAATTTATTTTGAAGATGGCGAATTAAAACATCATACACAAATTCCGTTTGAAGTGGATGTGGTAGTGCAAGCAAGTCGTGGTGTAACACAGAACATAAAAATGTTGGATGCGTTTGCTGAACATTCGTATGACGCAACGGTTTATACCAATTCAATTTTTGCATTTAATAATATATATGCTTGGAATGAAGAACTTGGAGTGCCGGAAATTTATATTCGTGAAGCTGACAATATGGTATTTACACGTATTGATAGATTAACCAATAGAAAGCTTAAACAAGGACATAATCTTGCAAAAATGTATGTTGCAGGAGAATTTGATAATGGTGTTGTAGATAAATTTAATCATATAAAAGAGTGAATTTAAGAGGATATTAGAAAAAATATGTAGGGAGGATTAATTATGTCGCTTACTGAAATGAAAAGAGAAATCCTATTTAAATATCATAAAGATATAAATTACTGGTGGAAGTTGCTTGGCGAAATGTTTGAAGGGACTGATGGGTTTACAAAAGAATATACAATTAAACGCACCCTTGATGGTTCAACTTGTCACATAACATGGAATAATTATAGCTGGACTATTGAATAAACAAGTGATAGTTGATGAGGTGATATTATGGGCATACAGAAAAAATATCGTATGTATTACGCAAATATAAATAATGGTCGAGAATTTTACATTGAAGTAAATAACTCTGCCGATATTCAAAAAGCTTTGAATAAAAGACCAGAGTATCTTGCTGACCCGGACAGCTGGGAATGCATTGACCAGGAAGAAATAAAATAACTGAGGTTTTTATGTTCAGTACAGATATCATATTGCAATGAAGTAGGTGATTTTATGGATTATTACAAACAGATTACATTTGATGAATTTAATCGTCTTAAAGAAGGCGATGTTGTCTATGTCAAATGCGGTAATCAATTTTTCAAAAGCAAAATAGTCAGCGAACCATTTTTTAACTTTGGTACAGAAGAACCAGATTGGGAAGTAGAAACTACAAATGGTTTTTGTGACCAATACAGCTTGTACAACCCTTGTACATATACCATTTACACCCGCGACGAAGCAGCGCGTATTGTCGAACTTTTTGATAATATTCTCTGTGAACATAACATCAAAGTTCCAAGCCCTGAAGATGCTGAACGTGAACCGGACAACAATGCTGCACTTTACGGCACAGTATACAGCGCCCTGCTGGATGATGTCGAACTTGCTCTAACCGAGATTATCTCACAGGCAAGGCGTGATGATGTCGGTGTTATTCCACACGAGTTTTCAGGAGATTTTTAAACAAGGAGACAATAATGACAAAAATCATCATAACAGGTGTTGCAATTTTTATCATTGGTATTCTGATTGGTGCCTACGCAACAGTTAAAGCAGTGAATCAAATACACTTGGAGGACAGGTAATTATGAAGATATGGGTTGATGATATAAGACCTGCCCCAGAAGGATATGTATGGTGCAAAAGTGTAAACGAAGCAAAGATAGTTATAAAACATCCTGACTTATACGCAACTAGAAGACAAAGGAATATTGAAGTTATAGATACAGACCATGACGCTGGGGCATATGCTTATGACGGAGGAGACTACATTAAACTTTTAGATTGGTTAGAGGAAACAAATAGGAATTATCCAATCAGAATTCACAGTATGAATCCTGTCGGAGTTGCAAATATGAGAGCCATTATTCAGAAAAATGGTTGGAAGGAGATTTTATAATGTTACAAGCCAAAGAAATCTATGAAAATGCCTTAGCCCTTAATCCGAAATCAAATCCTGATAAACCATATAAAGAGAGTTATGTCGTTGATATGATAAATCAGGTTTTAGAACAATCACAGAGATACAATCAGCGTATAAGGACACTAAAGAGAAAAGATGAACAACCGGGCGTGCCATATATTAAAGGCATACATAACGAGATTGATTTTGAAATCGAATTTTATGCCCCATTGAGTTATGGTCTAGCAGCATTGATTGCAGAAGACCTTGGCGATACGCGTCTTGGGCTATTGTATCAAAAACAATTTATGACTTTGCTTACGATGTTTTAAAATTTGTCACACAATAAAAAATGAAAGGGAGATTTATATGCAAGAGGTTAGATTTTTACTTGATTTTTATGTGCCTTTTAACAGGTGGAAAATAGCTTTGATGAATGTTCCCGAAGAACAATATAAAATCAATCCAGGTTTAGGAATATCTCTTACACAGTTTGCATATGATGAACACTTGTCCGAAGGTGGTAATCATTATGAATTTGCGTGTCAGGTGCCAAAGCGATTTTATAGATTGCTTAGATTACATCCGGATTGGGAGCCTGTAGATGCTGTAGAACTTGCGAGAATGCTTGAAGGTTATATTAAAGCTGATTGGTCTATTGAATATAATCCTCCAATTATTACATATGAAACAAGCTTTGAGGAACTGATGGGAGGAGTTTAGTATGGAAGAAATGAGTTCAACCAGACTAGCCATTACTCCGCTGATTGACAAAACACGATATGGATGCGGAGTTGTAGGTGCAGGATATCCATGCGAAATTACATCAGATGCCGTTGAATTTATTAGTAGCATAGCAACAGAAACATATACGACGGGAACAGGCCGTGTGGATTATACAATATCACATCCAGCATCCATATATAATGATGTCGTCTCTGAAGGAAGATGTTTGACACAAGCAGTGTTAGATTATATTTTTAATCATGTATTAATCCAAGGTATTGATTATGAAATGAATTTTGAAGAACTTATGAAAGGAGAGCCATAATGGAGATACAGAATTTTTGTGAATATTTTAATATTCCAACCAACGCAGATATCTCTGTACAACGTGCTGATGACCCATTTGAACGAATGCAGATAGTAGCAGAATATTTTTCAGGTGGTGGTTGTAAATGTGAACATATAATTAATTTCGATATGGCTCTTTTATATGCTCAACCAAATGAGGCAGTTTACTCTATTTTATATATTGCTAATAATATGATACTGAATATTCCAAAACAGTTATTTGATGCAATATTTATTGAATCAAATAATTTTGAGACTGCATCAAATATACCACATTATATAGCTGTATTCTCACAATCATCAATGAATTTAGCACAACGAAAAACACAAGTTGAGGAATTGATAAAAAAACATCAGGAGATATTGCATAATCATCATATACCAGAAATTATATATGACTTGGATTTTGATAACTTAATGATAGGAGGTAATGCATCATGTTAGATTTTTACGAGCATTTTGGATTATCTGAAGATGTTCGGGTAACAGCTGAATCTGTAGATGATGAACTACGTATAGTTTGTTGGGATAATGAGACAAAATATATTGTTCCGTTTGATATGATTATCTTGCCAGAGTGGTGGGGTGATGAAAAAAATGCATATATCCTGACTAAAAATGATACATTTATTCGTATGCCTCATGGTTTGGCTGTAAATGTTTTTGAAAGAGCGCGTGGTGGTTATTGGCATTATGACAATGATAAATGGGTAGCTGTGTCCTCATGTTATTTAGGTTATGAAAGAATTCAGAAGAAAGCATCTATTTTGCTGCGAAATATAAATAATATTTTAATGGAAGAAGATAGTCATAGAAGCTCAATATCTTATGATGTTGAGTTTGATGCATTATTTAAATAAAGGAGAACAAATGAATATAACATTTTATATACATAGTACAGGGCGTCAATATTTTTTAACTGCGCTGGGCGGTGCAGCCGTGCGTATCAGTCAAAATATGTATACAAGATTACAAAGACATTCTGTGGATGCAGGCGATGAAATGGTTAACCGAAGAGTTCGCACCAAACGTATTTTAAATATTGAAGATTTAAATTTCGAGAACAATTATAACTACAATACATATCGTTTGTATGATTTCTTAGAAAGAAATTACAGGTCATGGCGTAACTACACCACAATCACCTCAGAAATTGTTTATGACGAAAATGCTCTATCTTGGGACGCTCTTTTTCAGTAAAGGAGATAATATATGAACGAACATAAACGGATTTTACCAGAAGAGGGTGCCTATGAGGAACGATTTGCTGTTTATCCAAACCCTAAAGAACCAACTACATATGTGATGGATGTAAGGTCGCTGACAAGATACAATCCAGCGAGCAGTTTGGTTATTGATGATGCAGTTTTGGAATCACTCAGTATATTGTCTTACCACAGTTTTGAAGCTGTACGTCCAGATACAACAGTATATTGCATGTTTATAAAAGATGCAGAAAAAGACAATTTTTTAAAAGACCCTGTGCATTGGTTGCTACAAACACAAGTTATGAATACTCCAAGAATGGAATATGAGTTGGATTTTGACACACTGATAGGAGTGATAAAATGAGAAACTTTGAAGAAGTTTTCCCAATTGATTCTAATATTGAGTGTTATATAGCGCATCAAACATTGGTGAATTTGAAGTTGGCAATAGCAAATAAATATGACACATCACAAATAATGACGACAATAGCTTTTGATTATGTGATACGTATATTCCCGGCGTCCCATCTTGATAACCCAATTACAATTATTAGTATAAATGGGCGCAAATATTGGTTATCTTATAAGTTATATACCAAAATATTTATGCGCAGCCGCAGAAATCAGCGTGTGTTGTTTAATGAAGACAATCAACAAGAGGATATTGGACTGGTTATTATGATTAGCAATAGTCCGGTGCATTTAGACAACGTATCGGATATTGTAACGGAAATTATTGAGCAAAAATGGTCAGGGCCCATAGGCATAATGAATGAGTTACAGCAAATTGAATATATAGGGAGTTTTGAAGATTTATTAAAGTAAGGAGATGATTTTATGGCACACATAGATTTAGGCAATGAATATTATACACATGTTATCTCGGAAATCAGAATTACGCCTCCAGAATCTGTAAATGATATGTTGATTCCAAGCAGAGCAATTCATTGTAACCCTTATACAGACAACGTATGGGCACAAATCAGATTTCACTTACATAATCAATTATGTCACCGTGGCTATATATATTGGATTGAAAATGCAATATCTAAACCAGATGGTATGGTGTATTTAAATTTGTCTCCATATCCTGTATTAGGTCGTGATAAGCAATGTTGTATGAGTAAAGAATTGTTTGAAATGCTTCTTGAATATGCAAGAAATATCAAGCACTATGGTAGCTTACACAGTACTTGTGATTGGCAAAGCAGGGAATATACAATGCTGAAAGTGCGCGAGACAATTTCTGCAATGCTTAAAAAAATAGAATATGCAATGGATTTTGATGAGCTCTTAGGAGGTCAGAAATATGACAGCGATTGATTTATTAACACAAAAGGATGTACCTAAAGGAGCATATCGAGTATTGATAGTATGTGATGCCACTATAGGTTTTGTGTGTAAGCATTATGCATTGATAGAAAATGAAAACAAAACTTGTCAATATATTATCGAGTGTCAAATACAAGGGGATTTGGAAAAGTTTTATAGTGCCACATATCAAGGCTTGAAGATGGAATTCTATCGGGTTACTACAGTTGAACAGCCTGCAATAACCGAGGATTCACTTGAAATTCAGAGGATGATAGATTTCTTATTTCAGGTATATCACATAAATTTAAAGTACGAAAATATGTGTTATGAAATTGATTTTGACCAGTTGATGGGAGGAATATAATGTTTGCAACAATGGTAAATGGTGAAAAACATCTGATAACGCAAGTTGATTGGAGGCCTATATTTAATGATGATGGAAAATGTATTGAAAGAGAAATTTCTATAAAGTTCGACTATGATGAATCATTGCGAGCAGCAAAATATAGAGTTGGCTGGTTTGTTGATGAGCATGTAAATAACGAAATACAAGTACATTTAAAATTGCGTAATGATAAAACAATTCCAGTTATGATTCCTACGATACTCGCAGAAGCAATGGTGGAATATCAACGCAAATTGCAAAAAGAAGGGTTCTGTGGTTTGGCTACAGGAGCTCCAGAGTGGTTGTTGACATGGTATTCTGAACAACAACTGAAATTTGGAACTGAAAATGTATTTCATTTTAATAGAACAAATGAAATTAAGACAATGACTTATGAAGTGGATTTATTTGAGGAGTTGATAAACAGTTGAACAAACAAGATGAAGGATATGCCACACTGGGTGATATGACTGCAATATTTGCAACCATAAATGACCGGACAGACTATTTGGAACATCTGGCGAATTCATCAGCAGCCCGTATTATGGATATAGAGTCAAAAAGTGATTGTTATATAACTCAATCTTCGCTATATTGTATGCGCGATGACCTCTTACAGCAGATTAGTGAGCTTCGAGAGACAGTGAACATTTTGCTGGACAAGTATAATGCACTAAACCCACCTATCAGCTTTGATGAAATGATGGAAGGAGAATAATATGCATTTTAATGAACATCTTCGTAGGGTATGGGAGCGAACTACTGCTGCAATAACTACATCTGACCATACGGAAAATACAGTGACTTCGTATGTTACAACAAGAAGTGTTCCTGATTATTGTACTACAAGCTGGACAGCACAACCATCATATAAACAATGGGTACATAAAGATGATTTGGATGCATTAAGATATTCCCTTGGCTGGGCAACGTCAAATCCGGCAGTAAAAGAGCCAGTATCACCGAAATACGATATGGAGTTTGAAGATTTGTTCAAGGAGGAGACATAATGCCGCCGAGACCAACATTTTTTGATGAGTTTACAGAAAATATAGTGCACAACACAATGCGAGAATTATCTGAATATGCAGCCCACTCCACGTTATCAATGGAAGACTCATTAGCTGATTTGAAAGAAACGTTGAAACGACTAAACATAAGTATTAATTTTGTAGAAACAGAATCTTTGACAGAAATTACATATGAGGCAGAATTTGAAGATTTAATGAAAGGAGATAAGTAATGTATTTTATTGGTGATACACATTTTGGCCATAAAAATATTTTGGCCTATGATAACAGGCCTTTTAGTTCTATTGAACATCATGATGGCGAAATAATTCGACGCTGGAATAATAAGGTTACAGATATGAATGCAGACGTTTATATGCTTGGTGATGTATCTTGGTATGGCGTTGAAAAAACAGTTGAAATTTTGAATCAGTTGAATGGTAAGAAGCATTTGATTGTGGGCAACCATGACCATGCATTGCTTAAATCTAAAGCATTTAGAGATTGCTTTGTTGAAATTGCGGACTATAAAGAATTATATCTTGACAAAAAGACCGCAATTGTTTTGTCACATTATCCAATTCCTACATATCGTAACTGTTACCACGGTTGGTATCATTTTTATGCTCATGTACATAACGGTTATAAACATAATATGATTTTAAAAATTAAGCAGCAGATGTGTGACTTGTATCAGAAACCACATAATATGTTTAATGTTGGAGCAATGATGCCGTGTTGTAATTTTGCACCGGTCGCCTTGGACGAAATTGTGAGGTAATTACATATGATTAAACTTACTTTGACAGATGAGCAGGCACAGATTGTTGCTCAAGCTTGTGAATTTTATGCACGTGTAAGATATGGCCAGTTTAATGAAATCATTATAACAACATTGGAATGTGAACGTCCTTTTCCAAAAGATTTTAATGAGAGACGTGATGCCGCGCAGACATTGCTATTTGAGGCACGCAAGTATTTACTTCCTGAATTGCACGGAGTTGGGCACAGCTATGGACTGGGACACGATGAAGTAAGTGATAAAGCCTATGACGTATATCAGGTTCTAAGAAAAGAACTTGGTGACAGTAGAGAACCATTTAGCTATTATGATTTGCCCAAAACAGAACGTTGTGAATAAGAGGTGATGGTTTATGAAAAAATCATTTAATCATTTAAGTTGGGTTGTTGTTTATTATGATTGCAATGCACAAAAAATCAAACCTTATGATATTTTAAAAAGTCGCGAAGACTTTATTAAACAGCTCAAAAAGAGATGTGCAACCAAAGAAGAGTTTTCAGAGCGTATGCGCGGCGAAATGATGTATCGTTATTGGTCTAAATGTGAGTGGGAACTTATCATTGAAATTGATGAAAATGACCACATTTGGTTAAAACCCTGGGTAGGATGTCGAGACCCCGAAAATTGTAACATTGATGTAACGGATTGGGAAAATGGATTTGACTGGCGAAAATTTGCTAAAAAACATATTGGTGACCAGGTGTACCGAAATAAAGCTAAAATTGATGTTTATGACCAGCTACGATGGCGATGGGACGAATTCATTGATTATTGCTGGTATACAAGACTTAGATATGAACGTGACGATGCAAAGTTTCATAGAGAGCTATAAATTATGAATTTATATGGTGATTATATGAATAAAAAGATGGAAGGAAAGATTGAAGAATCTTATAGGCATATTAAACCGTATCTTAAAGACCAAGAAATTTTAAAAGATATGTGTGAGCGTTGCGAGAGGTATTGTGGTAGGCAGCACGATTATGAAGAATGTTTGGATATGCCTTGTTTCAAATGTTTCTTGGGATATTCATATCTTCAATGGGAAACATCATGGGAATAAAAACAAACTTTTATGAGGTGAATTATGGAAGTAAAAGAAGCAATTAAATACATTAATGATATTTTATCCTCTGATTATCATTATGATGAAACATTGGGATATCAACTAACTTCAGATGATATTGAATGGTTAGAGATAGCAAAAGAAGCTCTTGAAAAACAGATTCCAAAGAAGCCTGAGAAGCTGACGTATAAGTTGCTGATTGATGATGGTTGGATGTATGGATGTCCTACTTGTGGGTGTGCTTGTGGAGAAAACAAGTATCATCCAGACGTTACCAAAGGTGATATTTATTGTACACAGTGTGGGCAGATGTTGGATTGGAAGTAATAAAAATAAAATTTTAAGAGGTTGATTATGGTTAAAGCGTATTCAAGAGGTTGGGAAATTTATTATGATGGCGAGAACTGGAGATATGTAGACAACAACGAAATCGAAAACGATTCTCGTCCTTGTAAGAAATGTGGATGTGTGCCGACAAAAGAAGGTTATGATGCTTGTTTAGGGCATATCAAAGGAGCAAAGTCTGCTTGTTGTGGGCATGGTGCAGAAGAACCATATATTATATATGAATAATAAAAATAGAGTTTTAATTGAGGCAATTTATGAAATACATAGCGACTATACGAATCCCAACACAAATTCCAAATAAAAATAGGATGGTATTTTCAGTAGAATGTGCATTTAAACAATTAGAAGATATAAAGAAACAATATAATGTGTTGCGGTCAAAATGGATTGACGGCGATTTAGTGGTAGAGTTTGAGGTAGAAATATGAAGTATAAAGTAATTAATATTTGTACAAATGAAGATGTAACAAATAAATATCCTTGGGTTATCACACCAAATGGAAATCTTTATTATCTGGATGGCGGAGATTTAACAGGTGATTTTGACGCTGAATATATTATTGAAGGAATTTATTTGCCTAATGATAAAATCCCAGAAAAAGATGAGTATTATCTTGACATGTCTGAAACTTCTGCTGCTTATGTTAATGGCTGGAATGATTGTCTTGAAGAAATTTTGGAGAGAAGCAAATAAAAATGAAGTTTTAAGAGGTGGAAAATATGTTTGATATGAGTAAAGTATGCGAATATGCGTGTGATAGATATTATCAGGTGGTATATAGTTTAGGTCAGTACGATGTCGAGCAAAGCGTTCATGGTCTACTTCTGAATTATTATAGTGGCAATGTGGTTTTATTGTCTGAAAAGGGAATATATCATATTAAGTATAAAGACATTGTTTTTATGAGACCAGTTGAACCACTCACAAATAAACTTAGTAAAGAGTTTAATGAGCTATTGGAATCTTTTAGAGAAGATAATATATCTTAAAACATACATTTATATGGTGATGAATATGAAATATATAATTGATTTAGATGCATTTAAAGATTGTTTGCATTTGCTAAGACACCCGATATTAAAATATGGCATTATAGACGCAGTCTATGTGAATGATGTAATCGAATTACTCGATAAATTCCCAAAAGAAAAATATGGCAATGAATGTATGGATATGCTTGAAAAGTTAGCTGATATTAATGAAGAAAATAATAATGATAAGTCAGAAAATTCACCAATTACAGCAATGAAATGTTGTGAATCAGAATCTGAGCATGAGTGGGTAGAATTAGTGTCATTATCTTATCCGCAGACAAGCGAAACCTATTGTAAAAAATGTGGTAAAAGGAGAGATAATTTATGAAAAAGATTTTAGTAATTATTTCAATGATAGCAATGTTCTTATTTGGTGCTTGCAGTGCTACAAATGTAGGTGCCGAACAGGATAATCCAATTAAGATTTGGTTTGAAAATCATAATGGTAACCTTCTAACCTGTAAAGTTGTTGATGATAATACTGGAGTTAATTATATAGTTGTTGCATCAAATTACGATGGAAGTGTAACAATCACACCACGCCTTAATGCTGATGGTACTTTGTATGTAAGTAAATAAAGGAGAATTCATACATGAAAAGGCACCATCGGAACAACAAAGTAAATATGTCAGAGATATTATTAGATGGTTAGGCAAGGAGCCTCCTCACGAATTTTCTGCAGCGGCATATTATCAGTTTATAAGAGAAAATATTGACGAGCTGAAAAAAGTTCAGGCACATTATTACGAAGAACGTGGTAAAACATTGTGGGTAAGTCCATATAAAAAGAGCGGACAAAGTAAACATCATTATTATTCTGTTATGGATGAAGAAGAGGATGCTGATTGGCGAGCCAGCATGGATTTTGATTGGTAGGTGATTTCTGATGAATATTATTGAAAATGTTATAGTTGGCAATCCAACTTTGAACCCAGCAACTGTTTTTGCTTATGATACAGAAGATTGGGAGCTGATTGAAAAGCCTAAAACTTTGTTCACAGCAGAACGTTATCTGCCCAAAATTATGAAAGATGTTGGCATTGTAAACAGCATTTCAGAGGTTAGACGAAATCAGCCCGGCCTCTGCATAACATTGGAGCAAGAAGAATTCCGGACTATAAAATGGGGCAAAAAATTTTTATTCATCCTTGTTGGAGAGGAAACTGATGGAAACCATTAGAGATATCTTATATGAATATATTTTAGATTTAAAACAGCGGAAACGTATATATAAAGTACCAAGTGTTCAAAGTCCTACAATTACATTTTATACTTCAGACTTTAAAAGAATGTTGAATCTCATTGATAAATATATAGATGAAATCAAATGTCGAGATTCACTTTATTGCGAATATTTCTGCAATAAGAAAGGAAACAAAAATGCCCGAAGAAAAGAAACAAAATCCATGCGAGACTTGTGAACGCAGTTGTGATGGTTGGGAGGCTATGTTTTGTTGCGCTCGTTGCCATTATTTAGGCATTGAAGATTGTGACAGATGCGACCCATGGGATATATAGGAGGAAATATGAAACAAGAAAAAACAATTTCAGAAATGATTGCTGAATACACAGCTAAAGGATATACGATGTATACAAAAGGCGAAGGAGACAACATTATTGGCTATCGTTTTGGTGAACCTATTGAAGCTATGGCCCTATGGGTTGATGATGGCTTTAAAACACCTGAAGAAGCTTTTATGTATTGGTACAATCAACATAAGGAGAAGAAATCATGATAGGATTAATACTCACAATTTTTAGCATTGGTTTTATATATATGACAATTTGTGTCATTGCTTCATATAACCGCTTACACAAGAAATGGCGTAAATTTGAAAAAACACCGTATGTAAGATATGCAGTATATGATGCAGGAGATTTGCATCTCAAATATTCGCAGATTGATAATTTGCTTGAATACTTCTATGACGGCGGAGAAGCTGAGATGATTGTATCAGGTAATATTGGTGTTATCAAACCAACTCAAATGAATTGTGATGCGTTTCATCTCAATTATCATACTAGAGGTAATATGGTGGCACCTGTAACAAAGCAGTATAAAGTAAGATTTTCATTTATAGATTATCTAAAATATTGCAATAAGATTACCAAAATTGAACAGATGCGAAAGCATGAAGAAGCAGTCCGTGAAAAAAATAAAAATAATGAAACGGTTGAATTGATTGCTATTTTAAACCAAGGAAAAGCCAAAATGAAAGGATGATTGTATGAGCTCCTGGACACATATTGTTGCAGCAATGGCGGTTAATACATATGAGCGGAAAGACGATATTGCTGCTTATGTTCGTCACATTATGCGCGACGCTCCTAAAATTACAGGTAGTGAAAGTGATGCTGACATTTTTGTAGTCGAAAGACCGGGCCATGATATTGGCTGCTATCCTGATTGTGGACGGTGTCCATATGAAAATAGTGAAGGATGTAATCCACCTGAAGAATATGTATGCAAGAATGGGCATTATACAACTACGGTAATCATTACTGTTTTTGGTAATTTAAGAGACCGTCTAAAAGACCGTACCAAGCAAGAATATAAGGAGTTCAAAAAATATATCAAACAGCAAGGATGGTCTATTGAATATCAAACTTGCAATATTGAAGGATGGTAATATGATAACACGAGAGAAATCTGTAGCAGAACTTTATCCTAACCTTGATGCTATTTGGACTGTTATGGTTATGGAAAAAGTAGAAAAAGATAAAGTTACTGGGCTAATTGATACTGGTTGTACAGTTGTTTGGGGCTGGTATAAAAATTACGAAGATGCTAAGCGAGCTGTAATAAATAATATTACTGACATTTGGGAAGGTATTTATCACTATGCAGTCGTCCAGCGCATCACAGAAGGTATCATTCCTGTACCTCTTGATGAGGAGCACTGGTTTAAATATAATCGTTACACTCATCAGTACGATGAGATTAAAACGCCCGACCTTGGGCACTGTATGATTAGGTCAATAGGATAAACGGAGGTGAATCCAATGATAGATTGTAAATTTAATGTTGAAAGACGACTTCAGCATCTTGCTGATTATGTAAAGGTAAATGACTTGACGGATAAAAAGCTTGCAGTTTTGCAGGTGGGAGATAATCCAGCTTCTAATTCTTACATAAAAGGCAAGAAAAAAGATGCGGACAAAGTAGGAATAACAGTACATCATATTAAATACGAGAACGACATCACGACTGATAAAATTATTGAAGATATCAAACAGCTCAATAATAATGATGATGTGCTGGGCATTATTGTTCAGATGCCAATTCCAGAACATCTGGACAAAGAAAAGATTATTTCAACTATTATTGACAATAAAGACGTTGACGGTTTTAAAAAGACAAGTCCATTCTTGCCATGCACACCGCTTGGTATTATATCAATTTTGGACGACATTAAGTATGATGTTAAAGGCAGGACTGTATGCATTTTAGGACAGGGTCATGTGGGACGACCATTGACTCAGCTTCTGATGGATAGAGGGGCAACAATTGTTAGCTGTAATAGCAAGACACCTTTGCTGCAACGCAATTGTTATATGCGAACAAGTGATGTCCTTATTAGTGCAGTTGGACGCAAAGATTTGGTATTGCCAGGTAATTTTTGGGATATGTTTTCTCAACGTTATGAATTTCCAGAAGTAATGATTGATGTTGGCATTAATCGCGATGAAAATGGTAAATTGTGCGGAGACTTTAGCCCAGAACTTTATGATTATGTAGAGAAAATTACTCCAGTGCCAGGTGGAGTCGGTCTTTATACAAGAGTCTCACTGCTTGAGAACACTATATATAAATAAGTATATAAAGGGGGAATGTCAATGAGTGTAATGCAGTGTAAAAATCCAAACTGCAACATTGAATTTGAAGCTGGAAATAATTCAAGAAATACTAAATATTGTGAACGCTGCAGAAAAGAGATGCGGGATGCATATATGAAACAGTATCGTGCAACCCATCGACAGAAGAATATTGAGTATCAAAAACTGTATCGACGACATGCGGCACTTTAATTTGTTCTTGCAAAGAAAGTATGAAAAGAGTACTATGGAAGTAAGAACAGAAATGAGGTGTAGTTATGATATTTGATTGGATTTTGGCAACTGGGTTGGGAGCAGCATTGTTTGGCAAGACAATCAGTGAACAAGCTAATAAAAAAATAATCATGCAATCACAAATTGATAAGGAAAAGAAAATTGCAGATGCTAAAGCCAGTTTGAAAGATGAATACATTAAGACATTTCATCATTATTGGTCTCATCCAGAATTGGCACCAGTTTATTTAGGCCGCTATTTTGTTAGAGCAACAACTAAGGAAGAAATATGTGAAATTCTGAATAAAGAACTCAAAGATTTTATTCTAAGTTATGCAAAAGGCAACCATAAAAATTGTGTTGTGGATTCAGTATTGTATCCTGAAAATACATCAGCTATTTATATTTTAGAATCTATGCCTTTGATTATGACCAAAGAAGAACAAGAAAGAATCTTACAAGAAACCAATTACAATCCTCCTGCATTAAGACGCAGAGATTTTCTAACGCCAGATTTTTTTTCAGAAGAATATCCAGATGATATCATTATAGATATGAATGAATATTGTTATTATGGAGCACAGCCTTGGAAATATATGAAATTTACCACAGGTTCACCATATGCTATGTATCATCAAAAGCACTGTATAAAAACAAAAATATATTTACAGCATGAAAATGACCCCAAGTTTCGCCGGGCGGCCAATGGGTTAGGCAGAATGCCTCTTACACCAGAAGAAATGAGAACGCCTAAAGATATAAAACGGTCATATCCATACAATAGAAATAATCAAGAAGAACGCAAGTTTTACGCTGTTGCTCTTACAGATGAATATTATCGTTTAAAAGGGGAAACTATATCGATAGCTGACCTGAAACTACTATTGCGTTATGCAAATATTAGTGAGGAATATCAGAAACAACACATTATTTGGTAAACATTTCCAGTTGAAATTGGATAATTTAGGAAGATAATTAGAATATACAATGCTGGCAGTATCGTAAATAATTTTAACAACTATTGGTTGTGAGGTTTTATCACACAGCCTTCTAAAATTATGAGGTGAGCCAAAATGTGTATTCTAATTATTATTTTTCTATTGAATTTTGGCAGTAAAAGGTATAATATTAGTTATACAATAACAACTAATGGTTGTAAAATTTCTATGAAAGGAAAACACAATATGCCGAAATACTGTCTCAAAGATGTTTTTGCATCAATTACAGGTTGCATAAATGCAAACAATAAAAATTCAGCCACCAGTTGTTTATTGCGAGTCTTATTATTTTGTAATGAAGATTGTTGTGTAGAATTATATATTGATAATATAATTTATAATTCAGCTTCATACATAGAAAATGAGCATTTAATATTTACAGCAGGTAAAATGAATCAATTAAAAATATTTAAAATAAATAAATTTGAAACTAAAGGCGACAAAATATTTCTACAGGTAAACGATAATACCGATATTATAATTTGCACATAAATTATTTAAAAAAGTTCTTCGGAACTTTTTAAAAACCTATTATCAAAAGATGGTTTGTGTGTTATTATTATAGTAGAAAACAGGAAAGGAGAAAGTGTATGGGATTTAAGTTTATACCTACAACAACAATTCCAAAGTCGGGCGAAATTCGGCTTGGATATGTAAATGCAGATAATGGCAACCATAAATATACTGGTATCAGACCATATTTGATTGTATCAAACAATGTGTACAATAACACATCAAACCACGCGGAAGTAATTCCTTTTACAACACGTAGATTTGACAGTAAAAATCCTGTACACATTCAGTTTCCAAAGGGTGAAGTTAAAGGCTTAAATGAAAATTCAACATTAGTAATTGAAGGCCGCACAACTCTGCCACATAACCAATTAACCGAACCAATTGGTTATTTCAATAGTGATAATTGGAAGAAGGCTGCGACTGGTCTTCTGTATCAGAATCCTCATATTAAATATGCCTTTGATGAAGGAGTGCACAATACATTATTTTTTAATCATTTATTGACTGCTAAATAAAACGACATCACCATATTTCATCTTGAAAAATTTACATATTATTGTTATTATGTAAATTATAAGATGAGGTGAAATACATGGATTATACTCGATTAATTGATGAATTTTTAGATGCAGTTGCAAGAAATGAAAATCCAAAACAGCATTATAATTATATAAAAGTATTTTCTATCATTAAGAACTATGTTATTGAGAAAAATAAAAGCCTGGAAGAAATGAACCTAAAAGAGCTGGATGAATTATTTTTCACTCGCTTCACAGGCAGAGCAGATAGTATCAAGCGCATAGTCACTTATTGTCGTCGATATATAAGATGGCTGCAAACAACGGGCCATTTATCTTTTAGGGACGCTGAAAGTCATATTTTATTTGACTTAAGATATTATAATACAAGTTATATTACATCACATAAATTGTATCGTGCAGCTAAATTAAGCAGTGTGTTTTTTAGTACCGAAGAATATGTTGATTATATGTCTACTGTTTTCGATGAAAAATTAACACAAGGCGACAACACTCGTTATTATACCGATATCGCAGTTTTTTATTTAAGCTGGTTGGGATTTACAATTGATGAAATGCTGAAATTGAAGAAAAATGATTTTGATTTTTCATCGCGAACTATTGCCGGCAAATATATCTCTGATGAGCGAATGCTTACCTTTTTAAACAAGTATAACCAATCTGATACTTATGAAAAATTACGCAAAGGCCATAATTTCACAACAGAAGAATATGTTTATAATGAATATGAGTTTTTAAAAGGGAAAACGACAGCTTTAAATGAGATGGCCATTTATAACATATTCCGAACAACACGACAACGTATCAATGAATTTAACAGGGATAATATAGATAATCAAATTGAAAATAAAGTTGATTTCAACAATATTAAAAAATCTGCACTGTTTGAATATATTTATACAGTCCAGAAGATTTCATATTTTGAAACAACAACTTCTGGTGTTGCTCTTTTCGCTTCGTTTATTAAAGATGAAATACCGACAAGTGCAATTATGCCGTTAATTGAAGATTATAATCTATGGGTAGAAATTAGAGGCTCGCTGTAAAGGCGAGCTTCTAAATCACTCAAATAACATACAAACCATCTTTTAATATAGGTTATGTATGTTCTTTTTTAAAACTTGTATAACATACAAATCATCTTGGGAAAAGGGGCTGACAATATGAAATGAACCATAAGAAGAGGAAGACGATTTTCCTCATGTATTTTATGTACGTTTTTAATTTTAATATTTTCAATTTGTCCCACAGTTAATGCTTACGCATACAATGAGGGCACAAATTCAGATGTATATTCATTATATGGCAATTTTGATATCAAGTTGAAGAAATATGCTTATTTGCAATGTCGACAAAATAATTTGTCATACTCCATGTTTTTAGCAGTCGTATACAACGAAAGCAGATTTCAGACAGATGCCGTGCACATAAATCAAAATGGTTCGATAGATAGAGGATTGTGTCAGATTAATGATGCTTGTTTTGACTTTTTATATAACAAGGGTGTTTTGAATTCAAAAGAAGAATTATTTAATCCTTATATAAATATCGACTGTTATATAGCACTGATGAAGTATCACAAAACGTATACAAGAGACGATAGCAAGGCATTACTTAGATATCAGGTAGGCGAAGGTAAATATCGCCGTAAATATAATGAAGGCACACTGACTAACCCAACACATCAAAGGGTTTTAGATTTGGAATTAAAATATCGTACATATTTAAATTCTCTTTCAGCACAGTTAGAACTTCAGAATGTTATTACAACACCTTATTTGTTGAATGATTATCCGGAGTTAAATCGATTGTTGCTTTTTAAAATATATGACACACATAACATACTAATTTGAAGGGATAGGTGACACAAAATGTTAACAGGAAAAGTATATTGCGCTAATTGTGGTAAAGAACTCACAGAAATTGAAATAATGAATATGCAGCCAATGCAAATAACATTTCCTTTTGGAACTGAACATGATAGTGAGAATTTTACATTTAGTTTTTGCCATACTTGTTTAGACCATTTTGCTGATACATATTGTTCAATACCTAATTAATTTACTCTTTGTTTTTTCGGCAAAAGCCTGAAAATAAATATTTTAAATGAAAAGGAGATTTATGGAAACAAGATTTAGTTTTACCGGGAAACTTGTATTCCCAAAAGAAGGCTCTAAACAGCCTTTTGTGGTGTCCTCATCATACAAAGATGCTGGCTCACAGAAAGAAATTCCATCTTTGCGAATGAATGTCGGCATCCGCGAAGGTGAAGCAAATACTGCTTATATCAGTGCGTTTGGTTCAGCAGATAATGGCAGAGATATTTTCTCAATAGACAAAGACAATAACAAGATTTCGGTTGCTTGGAAAGACCGATTTGATGCAGATGTTATTGAATCTGTAGCTTCTTATCGTCTTTATACTGTTGACTTAGCTGACCCAGAACAGAAGGCAGATTTGCGAGAAGCACTTAAAACCGATGACTATTCTATTGTGTCTGAAAAATATGGTGTAACAAATAAAGATGGTGCTGATGCAATGCTTAAAGCTTTGCAGTCAGAACGTAAACAGTTTATTACTTCATATGATTTTATTGAATACCTGTCAAAAGAACTTCCTAAATGCAAACACAAAGTAACTGCAACAGGTCGAGTACGTAAAAGATTTTATAAGGACAGATATTCTGATAATTTTGAAGTTACAGCTATTTATGCTGTAACCAATGACACAAAAGAAAAACTGAGTCTCACAATGGACTTGTACTACAACAAAGATTGTGTTGATGCAACTGACCTGGAAACTGAAAAACGTATTTATGTAAACGGTTATGTGCAGCAGTACATCAATAAAGATGAGGGTAACAAAATGATGCCTCAGCAGGCAATTCTTGATTTGTCAAAGTATCAGCTTGAAACAAACCCGCGACATAAACAGTTGGCTGACTATAAACGTAGCTATCTTGAAGGCTTAGACGAAGAATATGTACATATGAATTGGGAAGTGCGCTATCTCAATGGTGCAGATGTGGTTGAGTTTACAAAAGATTTGCTTACTCCGGCACAGCTTGCTCAGGTGGAACTTGGCATAAAAAATGTGGAAGATTTTAAACCACGCGGAAACATTTTTGGTGAACGAGTTGTCGAATATCGTCTTGCTGACCCAAAACTTATGGGTGATTTTGCTGATGGTTTGGTAAAAACAGGTGAGTATCCAAATGAATTTGAAGCTCAGATTTATGTTCCTAACAAGACAGTAAATATTGAAGCAGAAGTTGCAAAAGTTACAGCACCTAAAGAAACTAAAAAAGCAATTGACGAAATCAGTGAAGAAGACCTCTTTTAAGGAGAAAGTAAATGGGATTTGGTAAAAAGAACAGAGTGGACTTGAATCCGCTTCATTATAATATAGGCCTTTTGGGTGAAGGTGGTATCGGTAAAACTACATTGTTTAAAGAAGTTTGTGAAACTCTTGCGCCAGAAGTAAATGGTGCAAGCGGATATCTTCATTTGGACATTGGTAAAGAGGATGGTTCAGAAGCGCTCGAAGGTCTTAATTCAGAAAAGGTTCGTAATTGGGCAAAATTTGCAGCAGTTGTAGATGATATTGTAAAGAATAAATATACTGACCCTGATTATGCCAATTTGCAAACAGTTATTGTGGATACATGGGATGAACTTATTAAAATTACAGAACCTGAAGTAATCCGTTTACACAATAAAGAAAATCCAGATAAACCTAAAATTACTTCTATTAAACAGGCATATGGTGGATTCTCTGGTGGCCCGGATAAAGTAACTGAGCTCATTTTGGATAAACTTTGGGAACTTAAAGAAGTTGATGTGCACTTTATGACAATTATCCACACAAAATCTAAGGAAGTAGATGACCCTGTTACTGGTGCATCATATTCAATTCTGACATCAGATACTACTCAGAGATATTTCAATGCTCTGAAAAATAAACTGCATTTCCTTGGTGTTGCTTATGTCGACAGAACCATTGTCAAGGAAAAAACTGGCAAGAAAGATATTATGACTAAGAAGGATATTGAACGTAGTATTGTAACAGATGAAAAGCGTGTAATTAAATTCAGAGATAATAACTATAGTGTGGATGCAAAATCACGTTTTGCAGAAATTACAGATAGTGTACCTTTTGATAAAGATGAATTCATTAAAGCTATCCAGGATGCAATCCTTGCTGAAAGTGCAAAAGGTAATCGTACAGAAGAAGAAAATAAAAAGCTACAGAAGGAAGCAGACGCAAAGAAAACAGAACAGGCAAAATCATATGCAAAATCTAAGGTGGAAGCTGAAGACTATGCTGAAAAATCCAATGAATATATTGCATATATCAAAGACAATTTCACCAAATGTACTGCTGCAACCAAAGCAGAAGTAAAAGCAACTATGGCTGAATACAACTTTGAAAAATTTACTGATGACAATATTCCGCTTGAGGCATTGGAAAAGATTACCAATATTATTTCAGCTTCATTGAAAGGTTAAAAGAATGGCAAGAATAGTTACTTGTGCTGTGACAAAAGAAAAAGGAACCAGTGATGTTTTTTATAAGGCGGACAATGGAAAATGGTATAAGAGCGAATCTGTATTTCGTCAGTTTCAGAAAGATAAACACACCAGAGAAACTATTCAACGTGTTTTACTTACATATCTTGGATATCAGAAAGGAGAGCCATTTCCGGCTCTCCTCAACAAAAAGATAAAAGAATATTCTTTTTATTCACCAGAAGTATTGCTTGAAACAATTACAAAGTGTGAAAAAGACATTACATGGGCATTCAATAATAAAGAATTTTCTTCTACACAAGGCAAAATATTTTATATGTTTGCAATCATTTCAAATCATATCAGTGATGTGAATAGACAAAACAATAAAGTGAATGAGCTAAGAAATAAACAAACTCAAAAACACATCGATACCATCCAAGAAATGGACATTTCAACCATCGGCACATCAAAAAAAGGTAAAGATATTACGGATTTCTTGGAGGATGATTTATGGAATTAGATGTATTGTTGCAAAAAATTAATGAACATCGTGGTGAAATTGAAGCCCCATTTGTTTTTTGTTTATGGAAGAATCCGGATTTATATGATGATTATAAATTTGTAAACGAAAAAGAAGACGATATCATTCGTAATCCTGATGCACAGTTTTATTTCAATTTAGGTAGAGCACTGTATAAAGCTGGATATCGCAATTTTGACCATATTGCTGTCTACACTTTTCTTCAAGACAAAGAAACAATAAAAAAGCAGTTTGACAGTTATGGTGGTTTCAAAGAAGTTGAAGAATTTAAAGGCTTAGTCAGCATAGAGAATGTTAATGCATATTTTGATAAAGTAGCAAGACTTAATATTCTTGATGAAATGTGCAAGATGATGTTTTCATCATTTGATAAACTTGAAAAGTTTGATAGGATGACAAGTCAGCAGATTTACGATTATTTTGAGTACAAATTAAATGACATTAGTATCACCGCAACGCATGATGTTGAAGAAGAAAGTTTGGTCATTGATGATGCTTTTATTGAAGAGTGCAATAGCGGTGATACTGTTGGAATCAGTTATGGCAAGCAGTGCCCATTATTGAATTATTTAACATTAGGAGTTCCACTTGGTGAAATGTATATGATTGCTGGACATAGTGGTGCAGGCAAATCTAGTTTTGCATTTGAAAATATGGCTATTCCAATGGCCCAAGACGGCATAAAGGTAGCTATTGTTTCTAATGAAATGCGAAGCAAAGATTATAAAGTAATGTTACTTGCCCATATATTAACAAAAGACCTAAATTATTGGGGCTTGACACGCAAACAAATAAAAATAGGCCACTTTACAGACGAACAAAAGATAATGATTGCCAAGGCACAAAAAATTAGTAAAGAAAAATATAGCAATCTCAAATTTGTGAAACTGTTTGATAATGATGTTTCTAAAGTTATGAAATACATCAAGATGAACGCCAAAAAAGGTTATCAGGTTTTTCTATGGGACACAATGAAGAGTGATGATAGTCTTGATGAAAAAATGTTTTTGCAATTATTAGTCAATAGCAGAAAGGTTTTTCAGTTGGCATCAAAAGAAAACATTGCAATTATTACAACTTATCAGTTGGCACTATATACCGTTAATCAAAGATATTTGGATGCGGGATGTCTTGCAAATGGTAAACAGATAAAAGAAGTGTTTTCTGAAATGGTTTACATGCGTACTTTATGGGATGACGAATACACAGGCAAAAAATTTGATTGTCGACCATACAATTTACAGCGTAATGCAGAGGGCAAATATACTGGTGTTAAGCAATATGTTGAATTAAACCCAGATAATAAATATATAGTTGTCTTTTTGGATAAGACTCGCAATGATGAAGACAAGCAGCAGGTTTTATACGAAGTAAACGGTCGTTTTAATAGCTGGAAAGAAATTGGCCGTTGCAACATAGTTAATGAACATGGAAGGTATTAACAATGAGCAGAAAAGTAAGAAACAAAACTGGAGCTGTTTGTTTTAACACCGATGGTAAAGAATTTACATATCTTGATGATGGCACTCGTGATAGACATAACAATATTTTATATAAGGTGATATTCAAAAGTGGATATTCAACTTATGTTCAGGCTAACAAAATAGTCACTGGAAATATTCATGATTATGGCAGTCCAACAATACATGGCGTTGGATGTACTGATTACAAAGGCGCGTCTTACGAGCCAGAATATAAACTGTGGATTAAAATTTTTCACAGATGTTACAGTACTTCATATCATAAGAGATTTCCATCATACACTAATTGTTCAGTTGATTTAAGATGGCATCACTATTCTCATTTTAAAAATGACATCAATAAAATTTGTAATTATAAAGAATGTTTACAATATAATGATGGGAAACGCCTTGTTATTGATAAAGATATCTTAGTTTATAAAAATAAACAATACTCATTACAAACTTGTTGTATAGTTCCTGAGCCCATCAATATTTTTATCACTAATGTTAAATCTGACAATACATCTGGTTTAATCGGAGTGCATAAACGTCATAGTCACTATGTTGTCGTGTTTTCATATAAAAATCAGACAATACAGGGAGGAACATATAGCAATCCTGTTGATGCTGTCAATGCATATTATCAGCATAAATTATGCAAACTAGCAGATTTGTTAATTCAATATGATTGGATTGATGACCGAGTAAAAACAGGATTATATGCATATTTTGATAAACAAAAAGAAGAGCAGCTTCGCATTGCTTTAGCACTTCAAAAAATCAGATAAGGCGGTGAGGCTTTATCAATGTATTACAATTGAATGATTATCTGCAAGCACGTCCGGACGACGTACTTAAAGTCCTTAATTCATTGGGATTACCTAATTTGTCACATAACAGAGGACGAAATGAAATCAGATATTCATCAAGAGTAGGTAGCAATCCTACCTCAAATATTTTTTATTTAGATACACTTAGGTATTACAGCTTTTCAATGGGTGAAAGTGGAAATCTTTACACATTGGTGATGAACAATCAGAATTGTAATTTCCCGCAAGCCTTAGAATATGTGGCGCAAGTAGTTGGACTTTCCAAAAATGAATTCAATACTGAAATCAAATTACCATTTGGTGGCTTCTATAAAAAACTCATAAAACAACAGCGCGAACCTGAGTTGGACATACCTACATATCCTGATTCGCTCCTTGAGGAATACAACGGGCAGCTAAGTCTACAATTTTTTAATGATGGCATCAATTTCCAAACACAAGAAAAATATCATATTGGGGTTGATTTTTCTGCAATGCGCATAGCAATTCCACAATGGACAATTAATGGTCAGTTATGCGGAATTATGGGCAGAGCAATGGGAAAAGATGTACCGCATGAAGAACGTTGGCTACCTATTATTCCGTGCACGAAAAGCTACACATTATTTGGCTATCATCAAAACTATCATAAAATTCAAGAAAAAAATATGTGCATTGTATTTGAAAGTGAAAAAGCTGTATGTCAGCTTGATAGTTTTGGTTGTTATATTGGACTTGCAACAGGGGGATGTCATATTTCTTCAACACAAGCCAAATATTTGCGTGCATTAAGAGTTGAAAAAATTATTATTGCTTATGATGAGGGCCTTGATGAAGAACATATTATTGCCCAGGCACAAAGACTTCGCAGTAATGAAAATCAGCTTGTTAGAGGAGCGAAGATAGGATATATCTGGGACGATAATAATACATATTTGCCACTTGGCAGCAAAATGAATGCAGCTGATGTTGGTAAAGAAAAATTTATAAAATTAATCAAAGAAAAAGTGAGGTGGCTCGAATAGCTGTAAGAGAAAAAGATATAACACTTGAAGAATTACAAAAACAAGGTAAAAAATTATATTCAATTTCAAAAGCAGACACAATTGACCAGTGTCATTATCAGGCATATCTTGCATACATCGTACACAGTAAATCGGTTCCTAATATTTATTCATTAATGGGTTCTAAAATTCATGACACTTTAGAAGGCATTATGAATCAGAAAAATACAACGGAAGATTTGATTGTAGCTCTAGATAATGAGCTTGAAGATATGCAAATGCTTGGATTTGATTTTCCTCGCGATAGCAGAGGAAAAACATCTATCCGTGATAATTGGATAAAAAATATGCGTCATTTCTGTAGCAATTTTATACCGCCACGAGGCGAGTTTGAAACTGAACAGTTATTTATATATCCACTCACAAAAGACAGATATGTACGAGGTTATATTGACCTTGTTCAGCATCTGGATAAAGATACAAAAACAATTTCAATTTGGGACTGGAAAACTTCCTCACAATTTTCTCAGGAAACATTATTGGAACACGGCAGACAGCTTGTTATATATGCCATTGCAAAAGAAGCAGAAGGCTATACCGTCAAAGACGTAGGCTGGATAATGCTTAAATATGTTGAAATTGTTTTTCAAGGCAAATTGCGCAGAAATTCTAAAGAAAAAACTAAGATTACCAAAGTTTGTGACCGTTATAAGATAGTACAAACATTGCAGCCATATTTAGAGCAAGAGCTGATAGAAGCTGGCTATGATGATATAGATATTGAAATGTTTATGATAGATGCACTGGAAAATAATTCATTGGATAAGCTTCCAAATGAAATTCGTTCCAAATTTATCATTAAACCATATGTAAGGCGCTATCCGATAACCGAAAAGCTCAAACAGGAAACCTTAGATTACATAAATCATCAGGCTGATATTTTTGAGTCATTGCCTAAAAATGATAAATCAGCCTGGAAGCCTAAAGTGATTGATAAAGGCAATGAATTTTTCTGCAATTATCTTTGTGATTATAAGTCTTCTTGCGAATATATTGCCAGATATAATCTTGAAAAACAGTTGGCAAAAACTTCAGATGAAGAATTATTTTAGGAGGAAATATGCAGAATTATCATTGCCATACCAGTTATAGTAATTTGTTTTCATTTGACTCTATTGCATCTTATGAAGATTATGCAAAACGAGCTCAGGAACTTGGGCACAAAGTTATTTCATCTGTCGAACACGGCTGGCAATGTAATTATTATGTACCATATGGCATAGCTCAAAAATATGGATTGAAATTTGTTTTTGGTACAGAAGCATATTGGGTAAAAGACAGGATAGAAAAAGATAATAAGAATAACCATATTATTATTCTTGCAAAAAATGAAAACGGCAGACAAGCCATAAATGATATTTTAGCAGAAGCTAATATTACAGGTTACTATTATAAACCACGTTTGGATACAAAACTGATTCTGTCTTTACCCGCCAATGATGTCTTTATTACAACAGCATGTGTTGGATTTTATGGATATGGTTTTGAAGAAAGTGAAAAATTTATTGTTCAGTTGCATAAGCACTTTAAAAATAATTTTATGCTTGAAATTCAAAATCATAATACTGACAAGCAAAGAGAATTAAATAACCAAATTAAAAAGTGGTCAAAAAAATACAATATTGAAATGATTGTTGGGTTAGATAGTCATTATATATATCCAGAGGATGCTGGTCTTCGTGATGAAGCTCTTAAATCAAAAGGCATTATTTATGAAGATGAATCTGGTTGGTATTCTAAATGCCGTTTAATTTAGTAATAAATTAAATAATTACTGGGGAAAATCGGTGAAGTCCTCCAATGATATAGGATAATACCGAGGTAAACAATAAAATTGCGTAAGGTTTATTGTCACCGTAGAGCATAGATAGTGAATAAATATAATCTATCCAAGAGTCTCCAGCATCCCACCTAAATATAGAGGATGAAAATATATGCCGAGCTTACATAATGGAAAAATGTAAGAACTATGGGGTAAAAAACCTATAGGATAACAAAACTGATATGGACTATCCCTCTGACAATGAATGCATAAAGCGTTTTTTAGACCAAGGAATTTTTACTGAGACAGAAATTCAACGTGCAATGGATAACACAGATATCTGCTTAACATTTGAGAATTTTTATTTTAGTAAAGATATTAAACTACCAACTTTATATCCAGACAAGACTCAAGAGGAAAAGAACAAGATATATTCAAGACTGATTACAAAAAAGTTTAAAGAATATATGAAATATGTTCCTGCTGAAGACTATGACAGATATTATCAAGGTGTTAAAGAAGAAGTTCAGGTATATAAAGATACTGGTATGGTTGACTATCCGCTAATCAACTATGAAGTTATTAAGCGCGGGATTGAATTGGGCGGGGTAATTACAGATAGTGGACGTGGTTCCGCTGTTGGCTTCTTCACAAACACATTGTGTGGATTCTCAAAAGTTGACCGTTTTACATCTGCAATTCATCTTTATCCAGAGCGCTTTATGTCAACAAGCCGAATATTAGAGTCCGGCTCCCTACCAGATATTGACTTTAACGTAGCTAATACTGAGCCTTTTGAACGAGCACAAAAAGAAATACTTGGAGAAGAACATTCATATCCAATGATTGCATTTGGCACTTTGAAAAAGAAATCTGCTTTTAAGCTTTATGCAAGAGCAAAAGATGTGCCAGCTGCCATTGCAAATGAAATCACAAAACAGATTGAAAAATATGAAAATGATTTAAAACATGCCGATGATGATGACAGGCGCGATATAAATATCTATGACTATGTAGATGAACAGTATCATGACCATTTGAGACAGAGTGAATCATATTGGGGTATCATTTCTGACCGCAAAAAAGCTCCATCGGCACATCTCTTATATCAAGGCAATATTCGTAAAGAAATTGGGCTCATTAAATGTAAGAGTGAAAGTACCAAGAAGGAATGCATCACTTGTGTTATTGATGGTGCAGTCGCAGAAGAATATAAATTTTTGAAAAATGACCTGCTCACTGTAAATGTGGTGGATATTATTGACCGTGTTTTTAAACGTATTGGCATTGAGCATTTTAATGTAAATACATTGTTGGGACTTATTAAAAATGATAAACCGACTTGGGATATTTATGCTAAAGGTTTGACTATAGGTGTTAACCAATGTGAAAAAGCCTCAACAACAAAAAAAGCAATGCGATATAAACCACGAAACCCATCTGAGCTCTCGGCATTTATAGCAGGTATTCGTCCAGGCTTTAAATCAATGTATCCGATTTTTGAAAGTAGACAGCCGTTCTCATATGGAGTTGCTACACTGGATAATCTGCTGATTACCGAAGAACTTCCGATTCCCTTTATGATTTTCCAGGAACAGACAATGAAAGTCCTTAACTATGCTGGATTTCCAATGGACGAATGCTATGGTCTTATTAAAGCTATCAGTAAAAAGAAACCAGAAAAGGTAAAAGCAATCAAAGATGATTTTATTAAAAATTTCTGCAAACAAATTCAAGAAGATAATGGACTTGATTTTGAAATTGCACAAAATAACAGTGAAAAAGTATGGACAGTAGTAAATGATAACTCAGGTTATGCATTTAACAGTTCTCATGCATACTGTATGGCGTTGGATAGCTTATATTGTGCTTATCTCAAATCTCACTATCCTTATGAATTTTATGAGGTACTTCTCACATTTTATTCCAACAAAGGCAACAAAGATAAAGTTGCTGAACTGAAAAGAGAAATGCTCCAAGGTTTTGGTATCAGAGAAGGCAAGTTTAAGTTTGGCAATGATAATCGCAGCTTTAAAGCCGACAAAGAAAACGGTGTTATATATTCATCACTATTATCATTAAAAAATATGAACCAGAAATGTTCTGAGGACTTATATGCTTTATCACAAAAAAAACAATATACAAACTTTTTTACACTGCTCAAAGATATTAAACAACTTAAGAGTCTGAAATCTGACCAGCTTAATATTTTGATTAATATTGGATATTTTGATGATTTTGGTACAGTCCCACAGATTCAGACATTTGTAAAAGCATATGACGACCTTTATGGACGAGCTCAATTTTCCAAAGATAATCTGGATGCTAATTATGCAGCACTTATTGCTGCTGACAGTACGCAGACTGAAAAACAATATCGCAACTTTGATTATGAAAATGCATTGCATAAATTGTGGATGCAAATTCCGCCAATTAAATTAGGTTTGCATCAGAAAATTAAAAACGAACTTGAATATTTTGGATACATACAAACAATCATACCAAAGCTCTCAGATGAATATGTAGTCGTAACTGATAAGATTGACAAATATTCGAAACTGACGGTCACGGTTTATGTATTACAGACTGGAGCAATTCATACTTATCGAATGCGAAGCAGAGTTGCAGAGCAATGCGGAACAATTAATGTGGGCGATATTATTAAACTGATGGAAATTAGCGAAGAAAAGAAATGGACAAAAAATGTCAACGGAGATTGGGTACACACAGATGAAACCGAAACACTCATTAAAAAATATGCACTGACAAGATGAGGTGATATTGTATAGCATTTACAGCAAAAGAAATTGAATATTTACAACAACATATTACAGTGCTTGTCGATACACGTGAAAAGGTATGGGAACATATTAGGCAATATCTTATTGCAAATGATATTCCATATAAAATGCAAACACTGCAAAGTGGTGATTATTCCTTCATTTTGGAATATGACGACCAAGTACATATATTTGTAAAGCAGATAGTAATTGAACGCAAGAATTCTTTAACAGAACTAGCAGCTTGTTTTTCTACAGAGCGAGCCAGATTTGAACGTGAATTTGAACGACTTAAAAAATCTAAAACCATGTGTTTTTTACTTGTAGAGAATAGTTCATTCGATGGTATATACAAGGGCAACTATCGCACACAAATGAATCCGAAATCATATGAAGCCAGCTTAATATCTTGGCTTACAAAGTATAATATCATTCCAATTTTTTGTGATAAAGAAAATAGTGGACGGGTTATTCATAATATTTTTAAACAATACTTGCGGAATTACTTGTTAGATAAAATTTAATCATAAAGGAGCAATCACTATGGGAAGAAGAATGGTCAACAATAATGATTTATTTAGCAACACTATACCGATGGAAACTATGTTTCATACTGTTGATGATGAAACTGTTCGGCCATTATATATGATAAGACGAAATCAGATGGGAGAATATTCCTTCTGGGTTCCTCTTGATGAAACCTGTACAGGATGGAAACACATCAATTCTTCCTATAGCGGTGCTTTTGAAAAGGAGAGAATTAAGTGGGGAAAATAATAATTTTCAAAGAAGCAGTCTTTGATACTGTTGTAACTGATACCGAAGAATTTGAAGCACTGATATGGATTGCTAATAAAAAATATAAAGTTTGTGATGAACATAAATATTTTTACATATTGGAAAATGATTTTGATGATACAAAACGTGGTATTTCAAAAGATTTTGAAAACGAACTATATGATGTAATGGAGGTAGATAAATGAAAGTAACATTGATTGCACATACGCCAAATCCAGAAAATGTTGTGGCAACTGCAGCAAAGCTTTGTTATAGCTCTAAAACTTTAACAGAGCTATATGACGAAACAATCAATAAAGACAACGAAAAATATTTAAACAAACTTGCAGAACTGGGACATACAAGCCCATTGGAACATGCGACTTTCACCTTTGGCATCGAAGGTGTTTCCCGCGCTTTGCTTGCACAGATAACACGCCACAGAATTGCATCCTACAGTGTTAAATCTCAACGTTATGTGTCTGAAGTAAATAGTCACTATGTAATTCCAGATGAAATTATGAAATCATCAGAAGCCCGAATTATCTATGCTGACGCTCTTGATAAAGTTTCAAAAGCCTATGACCAACTTTCAAAACTTGGTATCGAAAAAGAAGATGCTCGTTTTGTGCTTCCAAATGCAACAGCTACTCAGATGATTGTCACAATGAATGCCCGTAGTTTGTTAAATTTCTTTGGATTGCGTTGTTGTAACCGAGCACAGTGGGAAATACGAGCACTCGCTGATGAAATGTTGAAATTGTGCCTTGAGGTTGCACCAACATTGTTTGGTAAAGCAGGAGCTTCCTGTGTGTACGGTACCTGTTCAGAAGGAGCTATGTGTTGTGGCCATCCAAGAAAGGCAGAAGAATATGCAAGATAATTTTATTATTCTTCTTGTTGGTAAAAGTGGTTCTGGCAAATCAACTATTGCAAATGAACTGGACAATCAGTTTGGTTGGACACAGGTTCAGTCATATACTACACGTCCAAGACGCCATCAGAATGAAACAGGACATATATTTGTTAACGACGAACAATTTGATAAATTATCTGATTTTGTAGCTTATACAGAATTCAATGGTTTTAGATATGGGGCTACTCAACAGCAAGTCGAAGATAACCAGATTTATGTTATTGACCCTGCCGGAATCAAATATTTTCAAGAACAATATACAGGCAAAAAAAATATTTACATATATTACATTGATGTACCCGTACAGACTCGTCTTGAAAGAATGATAAAACGAGGAGACTCTGCAGGTAAGGCATTAAGTCGTCTTAAACATGATAAAGAAGCATTTAAAACAATTGATGATATTGAGAATGTAATTTATATCAACAATGAAAATTTATATGATGCTGTATCAAAAGTTCATATTTCTGTTGTGGTACAACAGTGTATGCAAGATATACAAAAAGAAAAAGACTAACTTTGGAGGAATTATATGCGCTATACAATTAAAAACATTGAGCGTGATGATGCAATGAGACATATACATAAGATGATACTTGGGTGTGAATGCGAATTTGATATCAGAATGTTTGATGTAGGTGAAAGTCTGTATTTTAAAGTTTTTACCGAAGATGAAATTCATCGTGAAATCGTCACAAGCCATATCGAATCAATTACTGAATATGACAATAAACTCATTGTTCAGACACGTAATACAAAATACACTTTTGAAAAAGTTTAAGGAAAATAATAATGAATATATTTTTTTGGCTGCTTGTAATTATTGCAGCAATCATATTGTGGTTTACCCTGCGCAAAATCTTCACTTGCACAGGCAAATATATCAATAAGGTTTTAGATGACACAAAAGAAATTATGTCATTTGAAGATAAAGAAGATAAAGAAGAAACAAAGAAAAAGGAGATTAACTAATGAAGAAAAACGGTTTTGTTGGTGGTGTTCTTGCCGCAGCAATTATTGTAATTGCGCTTTTAGGGATAATCACTTGTATTGAAAAAATTCCAACAGGGTACGTTGGCGTTGTATATAAAATGTCCGGTGGTGTGCAGGACGAAATTCTCACACAGGGCTGGCATATTGTTTCTCCAACCAAAAAGGTTAAGGAATTTACTGTTGGTAATGAGCAGATTGTTATGACAAAAGACGAACGCGATGGCAGCAAAGGTGATGACAGCTTTGCTGTAGCTACAGCAGATAATGCAAATATTGATATTAGTTTTCAGATGTTATACAGATATGATGCTCAAACAGTTGTGAATACATTTAAAGATTATAAAGGCATGAGCGGTGAAGATATTGTTAATAACCGAGTGCGTACATTACTTAAATCTAAAATTTCCGAAGTTACAACCGATTACACAATGATGGATATTTACTCTGGTGACAGAACGACAATCAATCAGGAAATCACAGAACATCTCAATGAAGAATTCCATCGTCAGTTTGGTATCAATGTTTTGGATGCTTCTATTGTTGATGTACATCCAAGCGAACAACTGCAGGACACAATTAACAAACGTGTAGATGCAATCCAGAAAAAACAGGAGGCAGAAGCAAATCAGGAACGTATTAAAGTAGAAAAAGAAACAGAACTTATTCAGGCAGAAGCAGATGCAAAAATTGCCGAAGCAAAAGCACAGGCAGAAGCACGAGTAATCGAAATTGAAGCACAGGCAGAAGCCGAAGCAAATCGTCTTATTGCACAGAGTATTACCCCAGAACTTATCGCTATGAAAGAAGCCGAAGCTCGTCTTGTTCACGGCTGGGTGGAAATCACAGGCTCAGAAGCCGTAGTAGTTAAATAATAAATTGAATAACAATCTCCGCAGGGGAAACTCTGTGGAGAACAAGGATAACTATGAGACAAATATTAAATATGAGAGAAACATTAACGCGAGTAAGTTTTTTATTTAAGACTATTGCGAGTACACCAAGGACAACTGAAAAGAAACGATTGTTGCGTTATATCAACAGCTCAGAACCAGAGAATGTATGTGAAATGTTTCTGTATACTTTACGATTTTTATTGGATAACAATGTAACAACAGGTATCGATAAAAAGAAACTCAAAGCTCAAATTAATATGCCTGATATTAATTTTCCAATGAAATGGTCACATATGTTGGAATATATCAAAGAAAACAATACAGGAAGGCATGAAGATATTCGCAGAGCACAGCTCTTTATCGAAGATAATCCCGAGAATGCGGAATTTATTGCTGATATTATAACAAAATCATATAGGTTAGGACTGACAGCCAAAACAGTAAATGAAGTTTATGAAGATTTTATTCCTGTTTGGTCAGTACAGCAGGCATATCCTTTGGAAAAATATCCGCTTAAGGACGGAGAATGGTTTTCTTTATCACAAAAGCTTAATGGGTTCCATGCCTCATATTACAAGGGTAAATTAATAAGCCGACAAGGAAAAGAAATCAAAGGTTGTAAGCACGTTATTAACGCAATAAACAACTTTAAACTTCAAGATTTCTTTATTGATGGCGAGCTTATCCGGCGTAATGATATTGAACCTCATCTCTCAGACGAAGAAAATTTTCGACAGACTGTTTCAATTGCGAATTCTGATTCTGACGACAAAACAGACCTGTGTTTTATTTATTATGATATCATTCCAGCTGATGATTTTGACAAAGGCAAATGTGAAATAACATATCGCCAACGTCTTAATGACATGCATAAATTAAACAGTATAATTCTGCAGACTCCATTTTATAAAACGTTTCATATGGTGAAATGGTTTTATCACGGCAATGACCAAAAGAAAATTCAGTTTTGGCTTGATTATGCAAATGAAAATGATATGGAGGGTCTTATGTTAAATAAGGATACTGTATATCAATGCAAACGTAATTCAGGCATTTTAAAGGTAAAAAGTTGGAAACATTGTGACCTTAGAGTAACGGGCGTTGAAGAAGGCGATGGCAAATACAAAGGAACCCTTGGAAAACTGATTGTGGACTATAAAGGAAATACTTTGGGATTAAGTGGAATGAGCGATGAGGAACGTTATATATTTTGGAATAATCCACAGGACATAGTTGGGAAGATTGTGCTCGTTAAATATAAACAGGAAACAAAAGACAAAACAGGTAAACGTAGTTTGCAGTTCGCAACCTACCAAGGTGTTAGAACTGATAAAGATGAAGTCAGCTACAATTAATAGATGGGGGAATAAAATGAACGTAAAAGATTGGCTTGGAGAAGAAAATCAGCTCGGCATTGATATTGCTACAAAAAAATATATTAAAAACGAATCCTTTGATGAATTTATCGGAAGAATTTCAAATAATAATCCAGAAATTAAAAGAATTATTTTAGAAAAGAAATATCTGCATGGTGGCAGAACACTCAGTAACTACAATACGGGTAATGGTGCATCCACATCCAACTGTTATTCAAGTGGTTACTGCCCGGATGATACAGCAGGTATTCTGGAGCTAAATAAAAATATAGGTCTTACATATAAAGCACAGGGTGGGCAGGGTTTATCTCTGAGTAAAATCCGTCCAAAGGGCTGTAAAATCAGCAAAGGTGGATATGAAACTGATGGCATCATTCCATTTATGCAGATGTTTGATACTACAACAGCAAGTATTTCACAGGGCGGTTCAAGAAAAGGAGCTCTGATGATGTCTCTTGACTGCTGGCATAAAGAGGTTAAAGATTTTATCACAATCAAAACCGATACAAATCTTATTACAAAAGCAAATCTGTCAGTTGAAATTGACGATGAATTTATGACCTGTGTCAGAAAATATTATGATGAAGGCTTGGTATTTGAAAAACAAGTAAACTTTACTTATGATGGCGGTGAAACCAGATATATGGTGAAACCTATTGAAGTATATCAGCTGATTTGTAAAACGGCTCATGAATATGCTGAGCCAGGCATTATCTATACTGAGCAGTTTCGCAACTATAATTTAATGCAGTACGATGATGAATATCAGATTGTAACTGGTAACCCATGTGGAGAACAGCCTTTGCCACAGAATGGGGCGTGCAATCTGGGCAGTATTAACCTTGCAGAATTTGTAAAACACCCATATTCATCAGAATCAGAGTTTGATTTTGTAGATTTCCGCAATACAGTAGAAATTGCAATCAGAGCATTGGATGACGTACTGGATTATGGTGCTGAACTTCATGCTTTGCCAGAACAGAGAGAAATGGCAAAGAATTATCGCAATATAGGTCTTGGCATTATGGGCCTTGCTTCAATGCTTTTTAAGATGGGCATTAAATATGGCAGTGATGAATCTCTCCATCTTGTAGATACCATTGGCTATACAATGTTTAGAACTGCTTTGGAGACATCTACTGAGCTCGCAAAAGAAAAAGGAACTTTCCCAAAATATAAAGATGTTGTTTTTGATGCAGAAATTATTAAGGCACATTTTAATGCAGACGAAATCGCAGAGCTCCGCAAATATGGTCTTCGCAACTGCTCATTGCTTTCAATCGCTCCAAGTGGGTTGACTAACTGGCTCACATAAAACATTTTTAATTGCTGGAACATCCTTAGAGCTTCATAAACTACAACATAATGATGAAATATACATAAGTGTGAATGTTTGAAAATTATGAAGATTGGATAATCAGCAGCGAAGCTCTGAATAGGAGAACGTTCAACGACTATCCCTTAATGGGAGTACACTGCAAGTGATTGGCAGTGGAAATAAAATGTACTAATTATTTATAAACTTAGGTAAAAGTAATAATAGAATTAAAAAATATAACATATGACGACATATATAATTTATATATAACACAACAAAAATCACAGCGACAAGTAGCAAACATACTTCACATTGGGCAAACATCGGTTAGAAGGTTGTTACAAAAATATAATATTCCATCTAGGACTTCAGAAGAAAGCAAACAAACTCCAGATTTCATTGCTCGTCAAGCAGAACTTGCTCATAGATATCAAAATGAGTATAGAAAAATAATTGTCAAACAGTGTAAATGGTGTGGAAAAGATTTCGAAGTAGATGGTGAACATAAAAGAAAAAAATATTGCTCCCCAGAATGTGTTTCTATGTCTCAAAAATCTAAAACCAAAACACAATTTTGCCAGCGTTGTGGTAAAGAAATAAAAATATCATCTGGAAGACATTATAAAAGAATCTATTGTGATGAATGTAATGTTGTTGGCAGAAGTGAAAAGCAAATTAATAAGATACAAACTACTTGTGGATATTGTGATGCAAAAATCGAAGTAATTCCAAGTGTATATAAGGCAAATCGTTTTTGTTATTGCGATATGAATTGCATGGCTAAGCATTACGCAGAAATATATAGCGGGGAAAATAATCCCTCTTGGAAAGGTGGAAAATCACATCATTACACAGGTGGGTTTTATAATGCTCGGCAAAAGGCAAGAGAAAGAGATAAATATACTTGTCAAATATGTGGAATTACGGAAACTGACTTTGGTCAACAAATGAGTGTGCACCATATCAAAAATTATAGATTATTTGAAGATAAGGCTGAAGCAAATAAACTTGATAATTTAATATGTCTATGTGAACCTTGTCACCGATTTGTACATTCGAACAATAATAAAGAAGGATTGTTTATAAATAATTAGTAAAGATATAGTCTCAACTTATATGAAAATATAAGCAGCCAGAAGATGGCGGCGATGGTGTAGCGAACCATCGCGAAGACATTGCAATTGGCACAATGCTCAATGTGACAACAGGATGTGAACCTGCATTTAGATTGTCATATAAACGTAAAACAGAAAGCTTACATAAAGATAAAGAAGTTTATTACGATGTATTTCTTCCGGAAATAGAAGAATTTAAACGTCTTTACCCAAACAAAGAATTGCCAGAGTACTTTGTATCAAGTGAAAATATTTGCTGGGCAGACCGAGTAAAAATGCAGTCAGTATTGCAGGAACATATTGATACAGCTATTTCATCAACAGTAAATCTGCCAAATTCAGCAACAATTGAAGATGTTGAAGACCTGTATTTGTATGCTTGGGAACAAGGTCTTAAGGGTATTACAATCTACCGTGATGGCTGTGCAAGAACTGGTATTCTCACAACAGATAAAACTGGTAAAAAAGAATCACCTGAAACATCGGAAAAGATAATATCAGCTGAATTGCCAAGAGGCTACATTATGGATGTAAGTGACGACCTTATTGGTTATAAACGTAAACTTAATACAGGTTGTGGTTCAATTCATATGGAAGTATATTTCGATGAAATATCTGGTGAACCACAAGAAACCTTTGTCAACATTGGCTCTAGCGGCGGCTGTGAACGTAATTATCAACTCATCTCACGCCTTATATCTCTTGCATTAAGAGGTGGTGTTCCAATTGAATCTATCATTGACCAAACAATGAGTATTCGCCCTTGCACAGCTTATATCAACAGAACAAAAGCAAAAGGGGATACTTCAAAGGGAACTTCTTGCCCGAGCGCCATAGGCTATGCTTTACAAGAATTACAAAAGAAAATTAATGATAGGTGTTTTGGTTGCGAAGAAGAAATTGCAGAATCAGAATGCAATTGTAATATAGAAGACAAAGCAAGAATAAGTACATATACACCTTGTCCAGAATGTTCATCCCAATTGCAATTTGAAGGTGGTTGTATTATCTGTAAAAATTGTGGGTGGTCAAAATGCGATTAAAGCAATGTAAAAAATGTAAACAAGAACTACCTACTTCTATGTTCTATAAAAGTTCTTACACAAAAGATGGATTTAGAGATTATTGTAAAGAATGTTGTAAACAAAACAATAAAAATTATTATGTAAAACATAGAACAGAGATAATTGAAAGAACTAAACAGTATGTTGACAACAATAAAGAAAAAATTAAAGAGTATCAGAATCAATATTCTTATGTACATAGAGATGATAGAAAAGAATATCAAAAAATATTATTTGATGATAAAAGAGAATTTTTAAATTCTTTAAAATACCCTTGTGTAAAATGTGGAGAGGACAGGCCATGGATAATTGATTTTCATCATATAAATCCTAAAAATAAATGTTTTACGGTTGGAAATAAATATCGTGGAAATATAGAAGTAATACAAGCAGAAGTTGAAAAATGTATATGCTTATGTAGAAATTGTCATGCTGAATTTCATTGGATATATGGCGCTGTTCCAAAATATCCTGAATTAGCATTAAATGAATATTTAGCGCAATAAACAATACAGAGGGCTGGGAACTCCAGCCCTCCCAAAAGGAGAAATAATGTATATAGTTTTAGTATATATCGGCGTTTTCATTGTGATATGGAGTATTCTTTTCGTCATCTTGAAATTATGTGCTGATATTGATAAGCAATGGCGTATAAGCTATCCAGTCATTAATTTTAATATATTTATGAATGCATATACGTTAGCCTCTGAACAATGGGAACTAGATGAGCGTACAGTAACCTTTTGGGATATGAGGTACTACGGAACATTTAGAACTACGTTCAAATTTAATTATTTGGATTATAGAAAATATAAAAAATGGAGAGAAACCTGTAAAACCGAAGAATGGAACAATAAACAGTATCAGGTTTTAGACCAGATTATTCAAAAATATAAGGAGAATAATAATGCATCAGCATATAAAGGTTAAATACTTTACAGATAAAATTGATAATCTTGCAAGCATTAAAAAAGGTAATTGGATTGATTTGCGAGCAGCTGAGGATGTAGAACTGAAAGCTGGCGAATTTAAGCTTATTCCACTTGGTATTGCAATGCAGCTTCCAGAGGGCTACGAAGCACATATTGTCCCTCGCAGTTCTACATTTAAAAACTTTGGCATAATTCAGACAAACCATTGTGGTATTATCGACAACTCATACTGCGGAGACAATGACCAGTGGCTTTTCCCTGCATATGCGTTGCGTGACACTGTAATTAAAACAAATGACCGTATTTGTCAGTTTCGTATAATGGAAATTCAGCCAGAAATTACTTTTGAAGAAATATCAGTACTGAGCGGCCCAAACCGTGGTGGATTCGGTTCAACAGGAATTAATTAAGGAGAAAGAATATGAGTGTTGTAGCCGCAAAAGTTTATCCCGATAAGGTTGTTATCGCAGCTGACTCTATTATGATAAAAGGCTGGTCAAAACGCAATACAAATGTGACAAAATTAGCAGAAATCAATGAAATGATTATTGGTGGTGTGGGCACCGCACAGGAAGACAGTTTGATGTGGCACTATATGCGCACCCATAAACCACTATCCGCGACCGAAAAAGATATCCTTGCCTTTATTATTGAATTCTCTCAGTGGAAAAATACTATGATAGGGAACAGCAATATTGAAAATGAATATTTGCTAATTTTCCAAGGACATTTATTCCAGATTGATAATATGTTTGTAAATGAAATAACAGACTATTCAGCAATTGGTGCAGGTGAAGACTATGCGTTGGCAGCACTTTACCTTGGGCATACCCCTAAAGAGGCCACAAAAGTTGCCTGTGAATTGTCTTGTTATGTTTGTGAACCTATTATTGAATATGAAATGAAAAAGGAAAAATAAAATAATTACTGCAAAAAAATATATGTCCGTGAACTTTGTTTGGTGAACACGAGGCTCCCTTTATTCACCTTCATATGATTTAGCAATAGAGCCGTCAGATAAGCGGCGGCTCTATAATATAATACATTATTATACAAGGAGGTATTTTTATAGGAGAAGATTTTAATTATACATATCAAAATAATTACACACTTGTTACTTTTGACGATGAAACTAATTTACATATCATTTTAAAATTTACCGATGACTCCAACGATATGTTCGACATGTTTGTCGAGGAGCTTATATCATAGGAGGCTATATGAAAAGAGTTGCATGTTTATATCGTGTTTCAACAAAAGGACAAGTTGATAAAGATGACATTCCTATGCAGCGTAAAGAATGCAGTGAATTTATTAAAAAACAGGGATGGCAATTAGTCAATGAATATTATGAAAAAGGTGTCAGTGGCTATAAAAAATCAGCAGACCAACGTGATGTATTGCAAACAATCAAGAATGATGCTTTAAATAATCAGTTTGACATTCTGCTTGTCTATATGTTTGACAGATTAGGACGACGCGAAGATGAAACTCCATTTATTCTTGAATGGTTTACAAAACAAGGTATAGAAATGTGGAGTGTTAAAGAAGGCCAACAGTCCTTTTCACAACATATTGATAAATTACTTAACTACATACGTTTCTGGCAAGCCAGCGGTGAAAGTCATAAGACTTCTATGCGTGTTGATAGTAGCCATAGGCAAATGGCTGAAGAAGGCAAATTTAGAGGCGGCGATGCACCATATGGATATATGCTTGTAAAAACAGGTGTATTCAATAAAAAGAAAAAAGAATTATTAAAATTAGTCATCAATACCATTGAGGCCCCTATTGTGCAGCTTATATATAAGTTAGCTTTGGAGGGATATGGTCAAACAAAAATAGCCAAATATTTAAATGAGCACGGCATAAAAACTCGAAACAATAAAATGTGGAATAGTGGTACAATTGGTTATATCCTAAAAAATCCAATTTATAAAGGTTATCCTGCATATAGAAAGAAAACAGGACAAGGAGAGGGAGTTCATAATTTGCCAAGTTCAGAATGGATATTATCTTCGGCACAGCAAATTGAGCTTGTTATAATTTCAGAGAATGATTGGGATAGAGTGCAGGAATTACGTACACAACATCATAATTCTCCTAATCATAACACAATCACAAATTCACCATTATTATTAGTTGGGTTGACTTACTGTGGATGCTGTAAAAGTCCATTGACTACCACTTATTCATATAAGTACAATAAAGATAAAACAAAGGTATATCAGCGACCAAAATATCGTTGCTCTGGTAAGGCAAATGCAAAAGCACTCTGTGATGGACAAACCGTTTATAGCGCAGAGAAATATGAAAAAGCTGTTTTAAATCAGATTGATATTTATTTAAATAAAATCAAAAATACACCACAATCTCAACAAGATACAACAGCTAATGATTTTCAAAAAAATATTAAATCTCTCGAGCATAAATTAGCAAAAATCAATAATATGATAGAAATATTATCTGATGAAGTTGGTAATGCCTTGATAGGAGAAAGTCGATTTACACCAGAAGTTTTGGCAGAACAAATTAACAAAAAACAACAAGATAAAATTTTAATACAAAATGAACTTGACAAAATAAAACAAGAGGCAGATAATTATAACCATGAACAAATCAATACACAGCAATTAAACCAAGTTATTCCAATCTGGAAAGAAAGGTTTGACGGATTTTCAACTGAAAAGAAAAAACGTTTATTGCGTATCTTGATTTCACGCATTGAATTTAATAGAGATACAATTATTATAGATTTTAATACAACTATTCAATGCTTTTTAGATGCTATCACTGCATAA